CGTATGTGGCGTACAATGCATTTACTATCTGCCAGCGAACAGCGTTCATAAATGCTGCACCTGAAAGATTGGCAAATTCTTTATTTTCGCCAAAACCGAAGAGCTTGCCACCTTTTTGATGATTTGCTGGCGTGTGGCATTTTTCACACGCTGTAACTAACTCATCAAGCTGGTAGCCGTGTCTTCCTTTCCAGTAGAACATGTGGTGCATATGTAAAATGGCACCATCCGCGATTTTGCGTCCACAAACTTGGCAGGTGTAATTATCACGGTAGAACACTGCCTCACGCAAGGTTGCCAAGTTGTAGCGGGGACCTTTCTGGTAGTCTACACCTTCCGGTTTTGATTCGCCTTTCTGGATGGCTTGAAGCAACATTGTGTCAAAAGAACCAACTTCAACCGTTGCACGAGTAATCGGGATTACAGATACATACCGTTCGATAAGACGGATATTCAGCTGCTTCTTATGTTCCAGAGAAGGTGCAAGCCAACCTTCGCTGCGCTTGCGGTTATCGAAGCGCGGTTTACGGTAACGCAGTCTGTTTCTGCGTGTACGGCGATACTTGCGGCAATCATCGTGATGTTCCTTCTCATCCTGCAATGTATCGTACTGGGCAGACACATATTCGTGAGATTCGCTTTTCACGCTGATGCCGATGTAGTTGTAGCCCACATCTTCGCAGATTTCGATGGGTTGAGTGTTTGTCTTGCTGTCATACAGCAGTTGAATAGTAAAAGGATGATGCTTAACGATTTTTGCTTTTCCGTCTTTCAAGAGTCGGCGTACCTTGCCAAGACGGAAGGTAGGCATTAAGCGTTCACCACTGTTGCTGAGAACACAAACGCAAGTGCTCATGCAAGATACTCCTTTCGTTAAATAGTAATGAAACTATAAGTCAGGGCTTGCGCCCTGTGGTCCACTTCGCCAATGTTATGCACTGTTTTAGCCTTTCGGCATGGCAGCCGCACATCTCCTACCCTTAGAGATTTTTAACGTAATACATATCAACGGCTTGCGCCATTGATACATACACTGCCCGCAGAGCCCGACACTTGTGGAGCATATCGGGGTGCCTATATTATGAAGATGATTGCTCATCAAATGCATAACGGAGTTCGCAGCAACCGAAGTTGCCGTTCACCAAGGCTAATCAACCGGGCTTACGGGTTGCCCCGCAAGCCCCGTCTATAACCGGCGAACCGGTTTAGGCGGGGTTGTTGGCGATGCAAAGGCCGATATATTTTCTGCCATTGGGTGCCGTATACGGTTCAATCCCAACCTCAACATCCTGTGTGCCGGTTCTCTCTTTGTTCTGAATCGTGGCTTCGACGGTTTTCCCGGAGAGAAGAGTCTTGGCAATATCGGCATCAACATCAAGCTCATTGCCATACAGCTTCGATTCCTTCCAGAGCGCCGCGCCGCAAGACTTGTTCGTGCAGGTGAAGGCTTTTGCCGTCTCTGCCACAGGCTTTCCGCAGAACGGGCATTTTCCGACTTTGCTGCCAAATGACATGCTTGACTTATCAAATTCAATATGATAAGCAAGGCGGTCTCCTGAAAAGTCGCAAGTTAGTATGGAGTCGTATTTTTTGCCGGTCTTGGCGCTTATGCACCCTTTGAGCGGAGCTTTGCCTTTTGTGAGCAGAGCCTTTGCTGTTGTTTTGGTCATTTCTTTGCCGAGCGCTTCAAGGAACTTGTTCTTCTTCCAGATTGCGACCGGGCATCGTTTCCCATCAGAGTCTTTCCCGGTACATGCATAGGCAAGCTTTGTTTCCACAACATCCTTGCCGCATTTTGGGCACTGGCAGAGAACTGGATACTTGCTGCTGGCTCCCTGTGCGGCTGCAATCGTCACATCCTTTGACATGATGCTCTCAAGGGTCTGTTTGGTGTACTCCAAAACCTGAACGCGGGTCAGGTTTCCATCCTTGATAGAGTGCAGCTGCTTGGAGAGATTCACGGTCACGGGAACATCCAAGACAATGCCCAGCTTATCCATAATATCGACCAGCTGGAACCCTGCGGGTTCCCCGTAATACACGCCCTTCTTGAGGGAAATGTACTGACTCTTGACACACCGGTCTAACGTGTCGGCGCGAGTTGCTTCGGTGCAGATGGTAGCATCAGAAAGAATCTTTTTCCATTCGGCATCGGTATACTCAGTGTCTTCTTTCTCAGCACCACGCATCGGGGCAACCATCCAGTTGTTGAGACTTTCAACCGTATAACGTTTCGGAGGCGTTGTCATCTTACCGACCAGCTGGAAATTGATGTTTACAGCATCACCCTTATTGAGTTTCGGAAGCATCTTGTCTCCACTCGACGGCTTCTCAAATTCTCGCCAACCGGACGTAACCTGTACATCACCTTTCAGCGTGAAGTCTTCGTCATGGCAATGAATGACAATCGTGGTCCGGTCCACGGTGCAATCCTCTGTACAGAAGACAGCACAAAATCGATTCAGAATACATTCAAAGACCGTTTTCTGTGCTCCTGCCAATGTCCCTGGCCACTTACCGGTCGGGGTGATAGCAGAGTGAGCCTCGATTTTACTGTCGTCATAAATCGATTTAAGGCCCGGCTTATTGACAAGGCCCGTAATTCCGTTCTGCGCTAAGCCCTTGATGGCGGCGTCCACTTTGACAACTTCATTTGTGGCAAGGTAGCTGCTGTTGGTGCGCGGATAGGTGACGAATCCACCTTCGTACAGACTCTGTGTTGCAGCAAGGACATCTGCCGGGGACAGGGTCTTATCGGTCTTACAGGCAAAGCTCTGCAAGTCGCTCATGGAAAAGAGCTTGCCGGGATTGATGGTCTTGCGCTCGGTCTTGACGCTCGTGACGGTCGCACCTGCCCGGTTGAAGGCGTCCGCCAATGCCTGAGCTTCGGCTTCATGCCCTTCCTCAAAGGTCCGTTTACTGGTCAGTTCAATATCTTCACCGTTCGTCTTTTCCTTGCTGGACACGGCAGAATACGGTTTCGGAACAAAATCCTGAATTGCCTTTTCGCGTTCAATGACATGGGCGACAATCGGGCAGACACAGCGGCCAATGCGGATAAAAGAGCCTGCCTTAATGGAAGCATACCGGGTCAGTTCAATTCCCAAGAGCCAGTCCATCTCGCTGCGGGTCTCTGCGGAGGAGGAAAAATCCGCATACCCATCATTAGGTTTTGACGTCTCAAATGCCTGTTTGACGGTCTTGTTGGTCGTATCGGGCAGCCAGAGCCGGTAGATGGGTTTCGGCTTTTTGAGTCCATACTGGATAATTTCATCAACGAGCCGCTGCCCTTCCCGGTCAGGGTCTCCGGCATTATAAATCCTATCAACGTCTGTGCGGTTCATCAGACTGTTGATAGTTCGAATCAAGCCCTTGACATTGTCCTTCCCCTCGAACTTGAAATTCCAGTTGTCGGGAAAGAACGGAAGCCGTTCCATCGTCCAGGAATGTTTTTTCCCCGGCTCGTAATCCGAAAAATACGCATCCAGGTCAATGAGTTCATATAGATGGCCAACGGAGGAAGCCACGATATAATTCTGGCTTTCCAGCCATGTATTCCGGTCTTTTCCCTGCCGTGTGAACTGTTCGTTCTTCCACCAGGTAAGTCCTGACGCAATGCTGCGTCCAAGCGAAGGCTTCTCAGCGATTACCAGTGTCTTTGCCATTGTTGTCCTCTCTAGTCTAAGCCATTGATGACTGTCTCATACCGGCTGACATCCTGTATCGGCCGCCCGTGCAGCTTGTAATATACTCCAGCAAAACTTCCCGCGACAGCCGAAATGAGCTTTCGGTCTCCGGCAACATCCTGCGCTGCCATGTGGATGCAGGAATCGAAGCTCTTAGATTTCTCAAAACAATACAGAGCTAGAATCAAAGTCGATGCGATATTCCCACTGTTCTCGATTTTTTCAGAATTCAAAATCAGGTCAAGCTGTTCGCCCAAGGTTGCGACAGAATACCGCCCACCGACCGCTATAACGGCCGCTTCCACAGCCTTACGTTTGTTTCGTTCCCCCTGTGCCAGCTGCCGAATAATTTCTGCATAAATACACGAACACAGCACCGCGTTGTTCGTGCTGTGCGTCATGGCGGCAACATCCGTCACGGTGTTGAGAAGCTGAATGTCATAAACCGGCAGGAATGCGAGCGGCAGGATTCGGGCTAAGACTTGCGCTTCCGTACAGCTCTTTTCAGAACCCTCAAGTGCCAGGAGAATTTGATTCCTGATGGCATCACACGAGACGAGTCCGTGGTGGGACTCAATGCCCTTCATCGTGGCCAAAAGAATTTTGCTGTTCAGGCCCACAGCTTCGTTCAGAGCGTCCGAAGAAGTCTTGCCAAGATTAGAGTTTAGATTCAAAGCAGGCCGTTCGCCAAGAATAAAACCCATCAAGCCGGATACGGAAGGAGAAAGCTGCGGTTTCAAGAAATATTCAAGCACACGACTGTCTCCTTTCTGGTTCATGGTTTTCAGCAAAAAGTTCCCGGTTGGTTCCGGGAACAAGTGATGTCAGCGATACTTTTCCTGAATCTCTTCCTGTGTTGCCAGGCGCGGTTCGCGGGATTTCGAGATGACGAACGGCGTGCAGTATTCGTTCAGCCAATCGATATCACCACGGTCAATCTGACTGAAAATCTGACAGAGGACATTGACATGAACCCCGGCCCTGGCAGCAGCTCTCAGGAGGTCGCGGCGGCCGTTGAAGATATCGTGGCGGCACTGGTCATAGAACACAAAAACCATCCGCCGATTGTTCTGGTACTCGTTGTCATCCTCATTGCCCAAGAACATGCGGGATTCCCCGTTATTGGCGATATCGACGGCCTTTCCGATTGCTTCCCCTGCGCCATCCTGCAGTGCAAAGAGGAGCTTGCCATGAGGCTTGCTGCCGTAAGTATCCGAGACCATCCGGCAGATACGCTCAAACTCGCGGTCAAAGCCGATGTAGATGATGACATTGTTCACATCGCGAATCGTCTCAACCACTTCTCTGGCAGCCCAGCGGGTCTTACCCGCTCCGGGCCGTCCAGCAATCACGTTAATGCGAGTACCAGTGTCCATAGCTTTTACTCCTTGTCACTCAGTTTCAGTCGAGTCATCCTGAATTTTGACTTCTTCGACTTTGGCTTCCGGCTCGTCGTCATCATCTTTGGCGGCGGCCGCTGCTTCCGCTTCAGCCAGGCGTTCCTCGGACTCATCCATCTTGCGGACCAGTTCATCGAAGGTTAGCTTGTGGCTTTCTTCCTGAGGTTCAGAAGGCTTGGCAGGCTCTTCCGGTTCTTCGGGGTCCTCAGGGCCTTCTTCGTCGGGTTCAATCTTCACAACCACGTGGTCGCTGAAAGCCACATAGGCAACAGCAGCAACGGTCACAGCACCAATCACGGCAAGAATATTTTTCAGCATGATAAAAACCGCCTTTCAGGTTTGTTTGATTTTGTTACTTTCAAGTGTACGGGATTCGCAATGGAATACAAGTATCTGCCAAAGAATTTAACTGCCAGGCTCACCGAGGTCACTGCGGACGTTCTGAACGATGCATTGGTGGGCGGGGTGCGGGCATTTCCAGCCGGGGTTCTGCTGCGGCAAGGCTGGTTCAGAGAGTTGTGTTTTTCGGGCTTAAAAACAAAATAGAGAGGAACGCTGGTTCCCCTCTCCTGGTTTTATTTCTCGCCAATTTTGTATCTTGTCTTGCTCAGCTTCACGAGGTCTTTCGTTGTGTAACGGGCATACAGCTGCTGAACTTTCGCGTCGTACATCGGCTTGACAATCGGAATATTGATGTCGGCCATCACTTCACTGCGCAGCTGTTCCGAGAATTTTGTTCCAAGGCCAACATAGCGCAGGCCCATGATTTTACTGTTGGCTGCGTCAGCCAGAATGAGCAGAAGACTGTATCCCTGCCCTTGCGGAACTTCAGGAAACGACATGTTTCGGCTCAACTGTACAGCATAGGGACTGTCCATCCATTCAAGGGTTCCTAGCTTGGAAAGAATGAACAGAACGCCGCCAACGCGCACGAAACGAATTTCACCGGGAACGCCTGCCTTGAAAGCCTCGATTTCTTTCTGAGAGGGATGAAAGAAATTATATATCAGCACAAGTCCTGACCCATCGCACTCGAAATAGCATCCTTCCGGTAGCCCTGCGAGGAATGGTGCAGATTCCCCAATTTTGAGAGATTCGAACATGAGTTTTGCCTCCTTGTTGTCTGCTTGAGATTCAGTATCTCAATTCTACAGCAAGTTGGCGGTATTGTCTAGGACTGCGATTCGAACCGCTTTCTGCGCCGTTCCGTGCAGCGTTTGAGTTCTGCCAGGGATACGACCTTCACGAGGATTTGCTGAGAGGTCTGGAAGTTTCGCATCACGCCGATGCCTTTCAGAATACGCCAGTAATCGTCCGGAGTAATTTGCTGGATTGTGTAAATCGGAGCTTTGGTCAATTCCATGACATAGTTCCCGACCATGATTCGAATTCGTTCCCGCTCTTCCAGCTGAATCAGCGAAACATCCTCGTCCACCATCACGCGCACAATGGCGAGCTGGGTGAATTTCGGATGCAGGTTTCCGTTCATGTCAGGTTCAGGAGTAAGGCCGTCCGCGATGTAATCGAGGAACCGCCAGGGCGTGACCCGGTCTCCGTCGAAAACCGGAGCAATCATTTCGGTTTCCGGGACGAATTCGGTGCGAAGGATTTTTGTACCAGCCGGAAGGTCTTTGAGCAGAGATTCCGAGAGTTCCTGTTTCATCAAGTCAGCCTTTTCATCGGTCAAGTCATCGGTATTTGGGCTGATGACATAGTCGTAATGGACTTCGCGGCCGTTCAGCAAAGCCGTAACGCGAAGATAGAGTTTATTAAGATTCAAAGATTCGTTTACCTCCAGCAAAGACAAAATGCTTTAGAAATTTAGCAGCCATCACGATGATACTCAGGAGCATCACGGGAGCGGATGCAAGAACGACGGCGAATGCCACACACTGGACAACCTGCAAAGCAAACCAGGTGGGAAAGATATTATCCCGGAACAGACAAAATGCAAGGACCACAAGACCAATGCAGAACCACGACCCCTTGATGTCGTACCGACTCGGGCAGGAATGATATGCTATCTGGCTCATGACGATTGCGAGAATCCAGAGAGCCGGGTGCTTGAGACAGTCATTGCCAAGACTCGACCAGAACCCAAGAAGCAGCTGGCTCATGGTGCAAATCTGAACCATGCCGAGGATTCCCGGTGCAATGCCGATGAGGGTCTGTTGGATGCAGCGGAACGGATAAAGGCCGCGTGGCGTGTAGTTCACATAGCCGAGGACTTCATCATCCTGTTTCTGGAAAATCTTGTACAGCTTCACGCCATCGATTCGAGCACCGGTGAAGATGGCAACCAGGAGATGGGAAAGCTCGTGGTGGATAACGCCGATTGCAGTAACACGGGTATCGTAGAACCTTGCCATCTTAGTGCCGAACGCTTTCATGACAAGCCAGAGACTCAAGTTCCGGCCAAGCCATTCGATAGCAAGAATCACCACAATGGTCAAGACAAGGCATTGTCCCTGCCAGGCATCGAGATGTTCAATAATCCTGCTGCTGTTCACACAATCACCTTCCGTACGCATTGGCACTCACAGGTTCCCAGCCGTTTCAAGCAGCAGAGTTTTGGAACCTGCCACGGTGGGAAGCTGGCAGATGCGATACGGCAAAGGCAGGCATATTGGCAGTCAGGTTTGTTTGCCTTGCAGATGCACAAGTACCGATATCGCTTCATGTCCAGCTCCTCCTGCTATGATTTAATTATACCATGAGCCGAACATGCCCTCAATGCGAAGGGCGAATTGTTAGCAGTTTGGACACAAATGCAAGAAGCAAGGAATCCAGGCAGCCGAAGCCCAATGGAGCAGCTACGCAAGCTAAGACCCGGGATGTAGGATGAGCAGCTACGCGAATGCCAGGGAGCAAAGAAGCACCAGCCCAAAAGCAAGGCAGCTACGCTCCAGACGGCAGTGGACACAACTCGCAACGAGCCGCAACGGCCGCCAAATTGCAGCTAAGGAATAAGGGGTTTCCAAGGACAAAGTGAATCCCAAGAACCTCAAAGCTAATCCTAAGCAATCCTAAGCCAATCCTACTCAGTTCAAATCTAGTAGTCCCTCTTACTTATCAATGCCCTTTATATATAATATATAGAGCTCTACTACAGGGGACGCGTACAAATGCCTGAAAAACATTGCCAAGCCGTTTGACAGATTTGGGCAGGGTCCGTTTTTCAGGTGAAATCGGGCTCCTGGACTCCTTTTACCAGTCCAGCCGACAATTTTTTTTCGGGTCGGGAAAGCCGTCATGGCCGCCACGTGGGCCACGTCATCCGTCCGCAGTTCAGCTGCCAGCCCAAAAGGGCGGTATTTGTGTCAATTTCCTTTAGATTTCGTTATCACCCGCAAGCGAGCGTGTCCTCCGAAAGGGTACACTTATCCTGTGATTTTGAAACAACAGCATAAACGCGAAAATATTGTAGCGTTTGCCAGTATTTGTGGTCCGTCAAATTCTCTACCAGCATCCCGGCATTGCGAGCGTGACTCCTGAGCCGCAGCCTGTTCGGGAATTTTGTTCTCGCTCATGAATGGGTGTGTCCTTCTCGAACGTGTGAGTCTAAATTTTGCCTCACCGGGACTGTCAATATTAGATTGAACTTTGCACAAAAGGAAGAGATTCGCGTGAATCCTCCCACGACTAAAGTCGCGGGCTTCCCGCTCCTTTTATGGGAAGCGGCGTTCTAACATAAGATACGGTAATCTCTCAGCCAAGGTATCCGGATGGATGCCTCTACCGCAAGAAAACTAATGACTCAGTTAGCATCTGTACATCTTACGCTGCTTGTATCGTGAGTTTTTGATACTCAGGGTACAAAACTTTAAGCGTGGCAAGTGTAACTTGGATTCTACGCTCAGCTTCCGGAACTTTAGCCGAAAGCCGAGACCTTACCATCGCTGGCAAGGGTTTTAGCAACTCTCTGACAAAGTAGCGAGCGCCAATATTGTAGCTCGCACTTAGGTCACAGTTGTATTGTTTGCCGCTTGCAAACGTTGCAAGGGCATGGTTGGTTTCATCACGCTTGAGAGCGCCGCTGCCATCAAAGGCAAGTTTGCTTGTCCCCCAAGCGCAGATACGCGAAATACGGATGCCGCAGCGATGCGCCTTATGTTCTATATAATCCTGTATAGAATTACGCTTCCACATCGACAACTTTTGTGCTTTACTGCCGCCGTGCTTTTTGCCTGTAAATGATAAATGTTCAAAAACAATTACATCGACAGAGTAAAGCACTGCAAACTCGGTAATGGCGGCAGCTACCTTTTTCGCTATATCATCATTCAAGGCTTTGGCGTATCGCCACATAGCGGCAGTGCTCTTGGGACCGTGTTCCCTTTGTTTACGCTTAATACGGTTTAGCACATGATACAGATGGTCTTTTTCACTCGCAAAATTGATAAATTTTCTTGCAATGACAGTTCCATCTGCAGTCATGATGCTGCACACAGCGTCAGTATTGAGACCAAGGTCAACAGAGCATATACGCCTATCCTGAATTTCAGTATCAGAGAGCTTTACCTCTTCCTCGAAGGCAAAGCGCAGGAAATACTTTCCGTACTTCTTTTCGAGAGTAGGAGCACTCTTTTGGCAATGCGACCAGTATTTCGTGATGTATTTTACATCGGTGGCACGCATTGCAATAGAAACCCAAACCCAGTCATTTTTGCTATACAGCTTTAAGTAGCATTGGTTAGGTTCATTGCTTTCAGTAAACATAACGGTCTTATAAAAAGTTGGGAAGCAGAACCTATCACATTGAAGTTTTGGTTCGTTGCCAACTTTGCCGTTGTTTTTCCAGTTCTTGTAGTTGCTGTGGTAGCTGCTTACAGAGCCCAACGCTGCTTGAATAGCAGCTCTGCGTAAATAACTGGGGAACTTATAGAATTTGGCATCAAAATCATACTTTGCTACATTGTATTTGGTTGTGTGTACTAACTTTTCAGCAAAGTTGAATTTAGCTTTTGCCTTATCAACGGCTTGAATGGCTGGCCATTCTTCGTTAAAGCAGTCAATTAAGAAAGAAACAGCTTCACGATACAATTTTATAGTATCATCGAACATCCGCTGCTTTTTGATTTCCACTGCATAGCTTGAGGTTATTTTCATCGTGAAGCCTCCTTTCCATTAGATTTGACTCCTTCTATATTTCCGAGCCGCCTAACTCACGACTAAAGTCACGAGAATGCGACGACTTATTATTCAAATCCTGCACATCAACCCGGCAAACTTGTGTTTTCGCTCTTAAAAGGGTGTGTCCGTTTGCCGACCAGAGATACAGGTTCAAGTTGAAATGAATTCCAGTATAAAGCCTTTAAGGTTCTATTTCGCGCAAAAGAGAAAGTATAGAATTGTGAAGGTACTAAAAGGTTCAGGTTGCGACTTGCTGCGTTCGACCGTAGTCAAAGTGCCTTTGAACTTTGCCAACGCCGTCCCAGAGCTGACTTATCGCAGAGCAGCAGCTGGTCGCGTAGTTGTTCAGAGCATCCTTGACGGAGTGCCAACCTTTGTGGAATTGAGGTTCAAAGCACAGCTGATTGTACGCATCACTGAATGGAGCAAAAGGCACATTGTCGTCCGGCTTGTTGTCATCCTTAGAAGAGTCCTTCTTCTCAGTAGTGACGGTCTCGGTACTGTTAGCAGCCTTGGCGGTCGCAACCGTCTCAGCAGTTTCAGCAGTCACAGTAGCTTCATTAGCTTCCTGCGGCTTTGCCGTTTCCAGTTCGTCAGCCGTCTGTGGTTCGGGAGTCTCCACGATAACCGTGACGTGACCAACGAGCTTATTGACCGCCTTGTCAACGAGCATGAGGTCTTCCTCAGACACAAAGTCGAAGGAACGGTTCAGAGCGTTGAACACCGTGTTCCGGTTGACACCCATCAGTTCAGCAACCTTCTGCTTCTGATATCCCATCTCAACGAGTCGCTGAGCTGTCAGGTTCTTGACGCGGAATGCCTGCTGTTCCTTCTCCACGATATCAAGACCGCGCACTTTCGCCTGCTCATAGACAGTTGGAACCGAGATTTTCAGTTCCTTTGCAATGGCGTGGGCGGACAACCCGGAAGCATAGAGTTCCGGGATGCGGTCATAGATGACCATGCGCTTTTTCCGGCGTTCCTGAGCCTCGTACTTCTGACGATGGTTCCGGATGCGGTAGTCGGGAATGATACCATGATTGATGAGAACACCGAGCATGTAACGGTCAGCCTTGGAGCTTGCAATCGGAGGCGGGATTTCACCTTTTTCGTAACGCTTCGGCTTGGATTCGTCCTTTTTCCCCTCCGCCTTAGGATTCTTGAGAGCACTCGCGGGAATACCGGAGAGTGCTTCAATCGTCGAGTTCTTGCAAGGATATTTGCAGGTGGAAACGAGATGTGCAACTTCCTTGTCAGAGAGAGGCTGAGAAAAGGTGCGGTTGATGAGCTGAGCCTTATCCATATCCGGATGACCGCCCCGGTCATAGCAGGTGGAAAGTACAGCCAAGAGGGTGTTGTGGCGGTTTCCTTCGCCACACGGATTTGCCTGAAGGTAACGAAGCGCCAGCTCAAAGCGGCAGACGAAGTTTGCTTTCCGTGCTTCTTTCTCCTTGTAATTGTTCAGAGCGTCAAGAAGATGCGGATAGCGCATGCACATTGCGGCGAAGCGCTTTTTAGCCCAGTCAAGGATTTCGTCATCAGTCTTGTTGAAATTCGCGTCAGACGGAGCAACTTTCTCATCAGCAAACCGATAAGGGACTTCATACTGGTCGGCGAGCTTCAGCAGGTCGAAGGGCTTTCCTTCAGGGACCCGAATACAATGGCAGCAGCGTTTTGCCTTGGTGTTGTAAGTACCAGGCAGACGAGCAACGCGATTGGTTTCATGCACTGCCTTATCCAGCTCAACATTTTCCGTGAACCGGGCCTTTTCAATCAACTCATTCAGCTTGAGAGAAATTGCTCTATGTACGCCGCTGTAGGCCAAGCCGTAAGAGAGACTGTTCGGGTTGCAGGGCTCAAGAAACACAAATAAGCCGACACCACGGCCACTGTTGGAAATTGCACAATCCGGAATCTCATGACGATTCACGGCATCCAGTACAAGTTCACTGATGCGGTCGCTGATGTCAGCTGGTGCGTTTTCATCGTGGCAATCAATGTCAAAGAACAACATGCGCAGCTTTTCGACATCCGCCTTACGACGGATACCTTTACCGCGCAGAGATTTCTGAGGATGGAATGTATTGATGGAGAAGTAGATGTTGGTGGATGTATCCCAATAAGTTGGGGTCCCGTATTTGGGGCTGACTTTATCGAAGATGCGCTCACGAACACCCGCTTCCAAAGACTCGGAATTGACTTGGGCAACGGTTTTCATTTTCTCTTTGCCGTTTGTCCGAACCAAAAACTGAGTCACGCCACCAGCGTTCACATCGCTCAGCAGCTTTACAAATGCGTCATCAAGGGCAGTGCAGCCAAGTGCCTGTCCGAAGATGGTATTCGTTTTTGTAAAGCTGGTATTCAACATTGATGTGCCCTTCTGATGATGTATTCGGGTATTGGGATTTTGACCCATACTTTCATTGTCTGCAATCCGCACAGCCTCGCTAGATGGCAATCCTACAAACATAACGCCAATATAAAAGAAAATTCTGTGGACAATACACAAAACGGGTCTGTAACAAAATCCAGAGTCGATTGACGCATTCGAAAACTTTGTCCATAAAGCAGTCAGCACTTTAGATTCGGCTGAACACATGTACAAAAAATGCCCCTGGCCGGGAATATCGGTCAAGGGCAGGTTTTTTTAGGTTTCTGAAGGCACAAACACAACGAAATAATCGTCTTTATATCCTTGCGTCCAGCCGGGAAGCTGGTTCATAAATTCAATACAGGGACCACTTTGGGAACGCCTTAAAAGGATGGCATCAAAGTTGAACTGGTTCATGCAGTCTTCCATGCCAGTGTCGGTGGAATAGCTCATGAATGCAAAATTCACACTTGCTTCGATGACATCGTCCGGGAATAGGTCTGCTCTGGAATCCGCAAAGCTTTTGATGCCATGATAGATGCAATACCCGCCATCATTGTAGGAGGTATAGAGCCGCTGCGGGTTGAGGTCCTGGATGTATGTGACAAGGTCAGCTGTGATGTAATCCCCTGTCTTATCGGGGTCGTTGGCCATGGAAGGCGCATAGACAGCAGATACGAGAACGAGCACAGCGGCTGCCGCGACGGTGTATTTCTTAGTGTTTCCCGTCCAGGAACTGTTGGGTCTGCCGCCAGCTTTCCACATCCGGTTTTCCTGTGCGGAGATAAGAGAAGTGAGGAACCGGTAAATGAGGGGAGTCATGACGATAACCCAATAGCTGCGGATTCGGACATACATTGCGGTCATGAACAGGCAGCAGAGATACGGGGCAAATTCTGTGAGCTTTACCTTCATTCGGTAAGCTACAATCAGAAACAAGAAGGCAAGGCACAGAAACACAACTTCATTGGCCAGATGACTCGGCATCCACTCGGAAACATATTTCTTGGTCGTCTCATTGTTTGTCACAAAGAAATAGATATAGAGCTTGATGCCGTATGGATTCAGGAGTCCGGCCAGAATATCGGAAAGAAAGACCTGGAACAAAGCACGAAACCGTTTCTTCGAATCGCCCTTTTCGTTATAGATGCCGAAGGCGTTGATATCGGGAGCAAAGCATAAGACCAGAAACAGCAGATTGAACGCGAATAGAATCGGCAGTGCCCCACCGTGCAGGTTTGCCCAAAGAACGCTCACAATAGGAAGCAGCCAGCGGAGCTTTGTGGCAGGTTCTTCATAGACTTTGTTCAGCAGATAGAATCCGATTGCAAAAAGCGTTAAGCCGATGTTTTGCGGTCTTCCTGCCCAGTCAAGCGGCAGTGTGACAAGAGCCAAAGCCAAGACATTCATGAAAGGGTCTTTGATTTGTCTGCCCCAGATATATTCAATGAACAGACAGTAGGCAAAGACTGTCACTGCGATGAACGCAAGCATTCCGTAGACGGGATTTGTGGAAATGCAGGAAAACGCGTAGAGAATCAGGCTGCTGAGCCAGGAATGAGCGGTTTCCTGCAAATTGAGTTCCGGGCTTAGCCAGGAGAAAGTGTCCTGAGTTGGGATGGCTTTATTTTGCCAGATGCTTTTTCCTAAGGTGAGATGCCAGAAATAATCGCTGTCAACGACTCCTTGCCGTTCCGCCATAATGACAGCAATGGCAGTGACGATAACGGCCGCAAATAGATAGAGTGTTTTCTGCGACTTTTTAGGTTTGAGTGCGGGCATGATGATTCCTCCAAACAAAAAAGGACAGACCCATGGAGGTCTGTCCTTAACAGTGAGTCTTAATTTTAGAGTATGCGATTCGCAAGAAAAGGCAAATCAGATGATGTTTTGCCTTCAAACAAAAAGGCCGCTCACCATAAGGTAAGCGGCGATAAATGCTATTATTGCTTTGTGGCGAGCCTTTCGGCTACTTTTTTGGCGACTGATGCGCGCATGTCTTTGGGTACGCCCAGTAAATTGAGTGCGTCATCGACAGATGTTTTTGTTGCGCGAATCATATTCACTGTAAGGTCAACAGTCGTAGCGATTCGCTCGTCCTGCATCAGATTGCCAATCAAATCCGTCATTGCTATCGGCCTCCCTGCCTCGTAGTGATGATTTGCGGCGTCGAGAAAAACTCGGTCGTGAGAAAATGCTGCAAGAAATTTGATTAGCTCATCAGCGTACTGTACATCACCTTCTGGTGCTTTGTACGACTTGCTCACACGTACCTGATGCAAATAATCGACGATATAGCGAAAATCGCTTGTGAAAAGTGAACGTGCTTCATCGTCGAGAAATGCCAACTCGAACAGATTGATGTGATAATCGTTTAGAAACGGCTGCAAATCTTCCGATACTGAATCGAAACATGATAGAAGATTCTTATGGCCATCCCAGTGTGTGGTTCCAAAATACAGTACCAAGGTGATACATGGATATACGGGTTCTTTATTTGCAACTCGCTTTGCCCCACAATGTTGATTAACCTGCTCTTTGTACGTTGCGCCGTCATAGGACAGGACACGCAAGGGCATATCGTCATCAACATACGTCTGATTTTCAAGGCCAAGCAGCGCGATTTTGACACCGTACTTTTCCCAGTACTTGACAACATCTCGTTCCTGCTCATGCAGGCCACCATCGATTTTAAGCTGCGTTCTTGCTTTGCTGTCTTTCAAGTCGTCTTTATTGACAACTTGCTTTCCATGAAAGAGAAGAACGTTGATGATGTCTGCAAAAATCTCAGCATGGTTGAACAAGTGTTTCTCGGCAATGTCCTTTGTGGACATCGTTGCCTCCTTTCTTTCATTATACCTGTTTTGCAATAAAAAGTATAATGAAATTCTGAATTTTTATATTTTATTGCTGTCCCAAACTGCACAAGTCACCGAAGCGACGATACAGCCACCGGCGATGTGGAGCATCAGAACCGCAACATTGATGAGAGCACCGAGTGTTTCGTGGCTGAGACCGGAATCGAAGATACCGATATCAGCAATTAGGGATATCGCCATTATCACGAACGCTCCTGCTGCTGCAAAGCAGCCAATTGCGGGCTTAGAATTTTTCAGCCAGCCGAACATTTCTTTGGCTTTGGCTATGAACTTGAGCTCGTCTTTCTCGATGTAGAAATACCGTTCCCTTGTCGCACAAGCCGATACATACAAGGCAGCCAGCGCAGAGGCCACGCCGAAAATGCAGAATGTGGTGGTTCCGGTCCTGACAAAAGAACCCAGGACCAGCATCAGAATGGATTCCGACGTCAGCGGAGTTACAGCTTTCAGCAGAGACTGAATCAGAATGAGAAGTAGGGTGACTCCGATTGCTTCCGCTGCGATGATGGCGGATATAGCGGAAATTCGTGCCGCAGCGTAGTCGTTGCGAATAGTATTAGATTTCATAGTTTTACACTCCTTTGATTTGTGCTCAAGCGATACCGTGAATCGTCTGAAGCAAATAAACTTTGTTAGACTTGTTGCTGAGCCAGAGCCTTTCTGCTGCCGGGTCCATCAAGCCAAACCGCTTGTGAACTGCGTGCAGAAAGCAGGCTTTGATTTCAGCGGCCGATGAGGTATACGATACGCGGGCGCACCGGATATCCATCTCGTTAAACTCGCGTTCGAAGAACAACGTCAGCAGAAGAAATTCTTCGTGGGTATCATGGACCCCATCCTGATAGAGAGAACCATCCTCGTTCAGAATGGTCGCCTGCGTGTTTTCGCACATATGTTGGCGAACCATGAGGTTTACGACATCAGGTTCCAAACGAAAATCTTTCTGTGTTGGGTTTTTATAGAAATGATACAAGTTCGGGCAGAGATGATTCATCACATACCGTACCTGTTCTTCTTCGGTTCCCTTGTCTGCGGCGTCGGCGAACCACTGAGGAAATTTTGCGTAAGAGTAGGAATTCTGCGGCAGGTAGAGCTTTTCGAGTAAAGCCTCGACTCTCTTCCCCGGCTCAGACGGTTCATATTCGTGTTTGTCTGCTTTCTGGATAAGATACTGCGACCAATCCAGGGGTGAATCAAATCCGTGGTATTTCATAATGTTAACCTCCTTATGCGGCTGCATCGTAAGACACAACACCAGCGACCAGATACCGACTTTTGCTTCCAGTAAGTTTCTGTGCTGCAGTTTCCGCGAAGTGCAGATACGCAGTCATCAAGGTGCTGTCAGACAGCCGGTAAGCGCCAATGGAAACAACAGACAAAACGACCAGGTTGCCGCGTTCATCCAGAACGGATTTCCAGCCGTTTGCCTCACAGATGCTTTGCATTTCAGCAAGACACTTTGGCGCAGCCGGGATAATTGCCTTGACAAGGATTCTGGCCTTGCCATTGTAAAGTGGAACGGAACGGCCAATGCCGCCTAAAACCTTGAACATAAGAGCACCTCCAGTGTTTTGCTTTTACGCCATGTTCTGCTCGAATACAGCATAAAAGTTGTGATAGTGTTCAAAATCATCCTTGGCCCACTCACCTGCAATGTACAGTGGTAGGTCATCGAATTCTTTGCAATCGTCGAGAGTGTACGGAACGGCATTACCGTGGCATCCGTTTTTCTTATCATCCGCAAGCATTTCGTCGGCCGCTTTTTTGGCAGACTCAAGGCTCATATGTACTCCGCCACAAATTGCAACAGAGTCAAATGTGCCAATATCGTCGTTAGAATAATGGGACAGGATAACATAGCACTTTTTTTCACTGCTCAAGGTGTTTAGTGCCATAGTTGCGCCGTCTACATAGCCGTAGCAGTAGGCGGCATTGTAGCAAGTTCGGTCTTCGTAGCTGTTCGCCTCGCGGTTTTTAGCTTCGATAAGTTTGCGGATAGTTTCTTTGTTATCAGACATAATAAATACCTCCATAGTTGTAGCGTTAAAACGGATAAGAACAACGGTGCCCTAGAGCAATCGTCCGTTTTGCGCAGCTTCGCCGAAATAGGAATCGACCACCTCTTTGGCGAACGCAAAGTAGGTTTCGCGGTCCTCTTCCGTGACCTGTTCAGCAAGAACAGGTGTGTTCAGCTTCACGCACAGACGATTGGCAAAGTTCACCCGTGCCATCAGCCCTTCGTGCAACGCACGGCGGTGACGGTCGAGTCCCATGACGTACTGTCGGAACTCCTCACCGTCCATCGTGAAACGTGCGTGCTGTATCTGAACTTCCTGGCTCGTCACTATGTTGACGTAGTCAACACAGGTTTTGAGCATCTCGACAACGTCATCAACGCAGTCGTTCAGCAATTCAGAGGCCATGAGGGCGGTGTACAGGTCGTTGACCTTGCAGCAGAGGGTGTTGTTGCGGCTGTTCAGATTGATACTCATACTTCTCCCCTTAACGCGGGGTCATCGTGCGGCTCTTGGCTTTTGCCTCCACCGCAATGTGGGCCCCGTAAAGGGTTTGGATTGATTTACTTGTTACAGATACTTCCGGCCGAACCGGTCGTATAATAGGTGTTGAGAACTTCTTTGGCGAACGCAGTGTAGGCCGGGGAATTGGCAAGAGAATACATGTTTCCAGATTTCATTTCGGCTTCAATTGCGTCTGCCACATCTCCAGCAATCGGCTCCGTGTTGTATTTCTTGCACAGCCGGTTGAGAGAAGCGACGTTGGCAACTGCGTTTTCAAGCAGATTGATGCGGGCAGAATCGACGCTGCGATAAAAAATGCGGTAGCTTGCAGCATCCATCGTGATACGAGCTTGCTGAATCATGATTTCCTGTTCTGCTAAGAACTTGGCATAGTTTGCAAGACTGTTGAGACTGTCAACGACCATAAAGGCAAGGTCGCTATCACCAGCCTTCTGCATCGCTTCGTATAGTGCTGCGACTTTCTTTGTGAGAAGAGTGTTCTGGTTATTAGGGTTAAAATTCATAAAATCGGTCCTTTCTTTTTCGTGTAAACAAAAAAAGCAGGCCCATCCGAAGATGAGTCTGCTTTCTGCTACAGGTTGTGAATAACTATGGATTTGCTGGTATCCATCGTACAAGACTGATTTTATTCAATCCGCAAGCGCGGTCAAGCAAAATCAGCCTTTGTATTCTTTAGAAACTTTCTTTGCCAAATATACCTGCCCCTTAGGAGTAATCAGCGTCTTACGCGACGTGTGGTAAGTGGTGCCGACATATTGACACCCTCCCACGATTGAAATCGTGGGATTCCTGGGCGGCAATGACAAAGCTTATCGCAATGCCACATACCAGGCAGCGAGTTATGCGGTTTCCCACCAAAAGCTACGGTGTAACTATCAGTGAGCATCCAGCCTCGAAAGGTTGACCAACACACTTGTCTGCGTTCCCAGCTTTTTGAGTGCATCCTCCTGTGAAGTTTCACCTCTTACGGGGCAGCTCTCTTACGAGGGACGTGTCGAGACCCCCGGAAAACTATTATTTTTAGAATCCAACGCTTGCAGGAAGATAGCTTTCAGCTTCCTGCAGGCGCTTTTTTGTATTTTCATGCATCTTCAAAAATGCAGGAAAAGCAGCTTTAAGAGCTTCGATATCGTATTTCAGGGCTTCTGTATCTATATGTTCAAGCAGAAAAGCGGAATACAGGTCACGCTGAACCACTTCTCCGCTGCTGAGATGAGCCATCCGTTCGGACAATTTTTTCTTTGTGTAGCTTTCATCCGTATGGTCAAACTGCGAGGCTTTCGTCTCAAAGGTATCTACCTTGATGACATTGCCGCCGTTGCGGACAGCCTTGTTTGTGAGAATCGTGATAAATTTCGCGGGAGCACAGCGACTTAAAGATTTACCGAAACGCTTTTTCGTATGTGCTCTGCCGGTTTTCGCGTTAATTTTCGTTTTCTTGCTGCGTTTCTGCAAAGCCTTGTAGTCCATGTCTTCAACGATAAACTCATTACCGTGTTGCAGTAATTCATTGGCAAGGGCATTGTGCTCCATCTTACGGATATCAGCTAAGCGGCGGTTCAGGTTCCGCAATTTTGTACGCAGATGATAATAGTGTTTGCTATACTTCCAGTCGCGCTTTTGCTTTTGACCGTGCTTGCGCTTCAATCGTTTTATCGTGCCATCCGGATTATAATATTTCGGATTCGTGGCGCGACGGGAACGGTCCATTGCTCGCTGTGTACGAGCGATTTCGTTCACGAGGCTTTTGGCTTGAGCTCTTGCCGATAGCGCGAGCACTCTCAAATCGCAGATATCATTGCTGCTGATGGCAAGCGTCTGCGTGCCAATATCAAGGCCCACGCGGCCTTGATTGACGGGATGCCTCACGACGCCGTTGCTATCGCATTTGACGGGAGGATACCCTTCCAAAACAAGTTGAGCATAATACTTCCACTTATTGCGAACCCATTTACAGGTGATACGGCAATACTTTACGCCGCATTTGAGGGCTTCTTGCTGGTATCTTCCAGTCGGAGTGTTTGGATTGCGCAGCACAACAGGAAATTCATGCTTACCATACACAATGCGCAAGGAACCTTTTCCGATGGTTGTTTTGACTTTTGCAACAGCTGCTTTGATTTCAATTTGCATCTGCTTTTTTGCGTCTTCCGGAATAACGACTTCCTCATCTTCCTTAGCGCCGGGCCGTTTGTACATGTCGATGTACTTTTGTTCGATAGCCTTTTTCTTTTTATCCTTTGTCGATTTGATAATGCTCGTCGTGAGATTAGCCGGACGAAGCGCAATACCGGTAGCATTATTATTACCGGAAATTGAAGTCACATTCTCAAGCTTTTTATAATGGACGACTTTTCCTTTGCTGAAGAAAAAGTCATTCCAGGCTGTCCATACGGCGGATGCAACTTTTTGCGCCACATGAGAGTTGATGGCAAAATGCTTTGCGTACGGTTCAACCATTTTGTGAAAAGAACCTTCCGAAAAGCCAAACTGCTGAATCATATTTTGCCGCTGCTTGAGAAGGCTTTTCTGTTCCTCGCTGTCGGGAACAGTTTTCGCAATGGCTGCCATCAGAGCACGATACTCGTGTGTCTTGTGCAGCTGATGCCACATTTTCGTAGTTGCACTGACAAGCTGATTATAGATAGTGCCGCATTTCTTAAATTCCTTGTACAGATAGTTCTGCTCATTGAGATTGATATCCAGCGGCAGTGTCAATACAAATGACGGCGTGCTCTCTTTGCTCCCAAAAGCCATAAGTCACCCTCCCCTCGTTTTTTATACTACATAGCAATGCAGGAGTTCCAAATTTCAGAGGCAAGCTCAATCTGACGCACCAGGTATCTGTTCTTTTTGCTGTTGTACAGCTTATACTTGTAAGTTTTAACAACCAGACGCATAGATAGCAGCCTCCTTTCAGTTGAACTCTACTATCCATGGTACGCAATTCGCAAGCATAGACAAACAAAAAAGCTGCCTATCCAAAGATAGACAGCAGCTATTTATTTTACTTGGACGCCTTTCTTCCCACGACTAAAGTCGTGGGTTTTCCCGTCTGGATTTTATAAACCCACGAACGAGCAAACAACTGCCTTCTTGTGGATTGTTCCGCTGCTCCCACCCGGGGTCAACAGCGACCCAAACATGGTTCACAGTGATTGGCAGAGGTACGCATCTACCGGATGGAGCTTTCATCACGGAAGCGTTTTTTAGCAAAATTTTGGTATAGTGTTCTTCGTGAAAAATTGCCCAGTTGGAGCAATTAAGCGTGATGACAGCGCCGAGCAAGGGCTCTAGTTCGGAACGATAATGTTTCGATTTTGAAGCATCGCCATTGATTTCCGATGGTCTCGGCGACCTGATATTTTGCATCAAGTTGGTTGCAGGTTTGGCGGTTTTTCTGACTTTTTCTGGCATGTTTTCACCTCAAATATTATAACTTTGGAACTAAAAAAGCCCCCTCATCCCAAGCGGGACGAAGGGGCGTCTGTATTATTTCGTGTCTTTCTCAGCCGCGCAGCGAGCCCAGAAATCGTCATCCATTGGGATGAACGTCAGGTGGTAGCTGGTGTCGGGTTCGGAATCATCCGTAATGATGAATCCGTCCGGTACGCTTTTGATGGAAACGGCTACATCCGTTTTGTTCAAAAAGTTGCGGTAGCAATCCATCGGGGCCTCGGGGCCGGGCTTGAGCAGATAAGTGCCGATATCGCTGGTTTCACCGTTGCGGGTACAGGTGATTTTATAAAGTTCCTTTGTAAACATATTAGTTCTCCTTTCAAAAGTTGCCAATGACATCAAAATCAATGTCATAGTCGTCAAAAACGTCAATCGTTTCAAAGTAATGGCTTTCATCGACCAAAATGAGTCGGTGACAGTCAAGTGAATATGGAATAGCCTCCTGAGCAAGTGCGGCGCACGCGGCAGCAAGGCCAAATGCCAAGAATTTAGTAATAGGAAATACCTCCTTTGTTATTCCGGCTGAAAGCTTACATCATTGCGAAAGAAAGCTTCAACAGCGGCGCTGTAATCATTATTGTTTACCGATATACAGCACTCGCCGTGTACTCGGTAAGGAATATGCGCTTCTTTCAAAGCTGCAACGGCTTCCTCCGTGCTATAAATAAAAAATCTAGCCATTATTGTTCCTCACAATTTACATTGCTTTTGCCAGCCGTCTCACCGTATCGCGTATCCCACTAAGCAATCTGCTCGTCTCCTGCAATACCACGGAGACTCAGCAAACAACCGTTTTGCGGGTGACACCAGATGGTGCTTGGTGCTTCGTTTTCGAGGAAAGCGCCGCAAAACGGACAAGGTTTTTTAGGAATGATTTTGTTAGGGCGCGGCATGCTTACACCTCCTCATACTCAATGTCATACTCATCGAATGCGTCGAGAGCAGCATCGTAGAGAGAATCGTCTACCATAATGCGGTCGCCATCATCCAAATCGTAGTCGATGTCGTTAAGGTCAAGAGCATCGCATGCCCCATACAAGCTTGGCGTATAAAAACGAACCATTTTTGTCACCTCATGTTATTTGTACGGCTCGTCAAACGAGCTGTCTACTGTTTCTTTATGTCCGCACGAATCACAGAGCAAACAACTGCAAGCCTTGTGAGTGTGTCCGGTTGGGAGGCCGTGATTGTCCAGCTCCTTTTCTAAGAACCAGACAGGCTTGAGCGTAAAGTCACAGGAAGGACAAGGAATTAAAGGGATTGTCATATCGCATCTCCCCTTACTCGTCCACTTCAACGGCATTAGTCACCTGATAGCCGTCATCGCGCAAAGCACACGACAGGTTTTCGCCAAGCTGCATGGCAGTCCCAGCATCGTTGGCGTCAAGTGCCTTCTGTACTTTCTTGATGGCATCCTCAGGGGTGTTGGCATCAACGCAGATGGTAGTGGAAACGGTCACAACAACATTAAAGCTTTTCATAGCAATTTCTCCTCTTTGTTATTCGATAGGTTTTTTGTACTCAGTCCAGAAGAAAAGGCGCTGAGCGGGTGTCAAGCGTTCCTTTTCATTGGACTTTTTGTTCAGTTCATCGGCGAAACGGTTGCAGTCAAAAGGATAAGGAACTTTGTATTCCTTCCCTTCCTTGACGGCCTTGACATAATGGCTGTCGCAAACCGGGAAACTGCTTCCGTCAGAGAAGGTTTCCTCGTGACCGGAGCAAAAGACGTACAGACGAGAATAGCATTTGCCAATGGTGTCTTTTTCAGAGACTTTGATATAAGCAGCTCGAAACAACTCGTGAGGATGTTCACAATAAAAGTCAGCGACTTCATCGTCGGAAGCAAGCTCCATCACTTTGACATCGAAGTTCTCGAGGTCCTGAATCAGCAGCTGCTCCCCTGCATCACGAATGAAATTCATGATGGGGTAGTAGTCGCCAGCTTCACGGCCATAGCCTTCTCCGCACGCCGCATAGCAGCGGTGCTTACGGAACAGATGATTGTCAATCGACTTCTCATACTGCTTGAGAGCCTGATGTGTGAACGCCATACCCACAGTTTCATACGAGGAAGAAGGAAGCAGAACCGTGATGTCATCTGCTGTATCATACCCGCTTGCCGTGGAGTACATATCGACATAGTCGGCCATCGTGTCGAGACGGTGCGAATCACGAATATCGCGGATGTCTTCCCTGTCGGCATTCTTTTTGTCAACCAGTTCATCGTACGGAATAAACGGGTCAAACCGAGGATGCTCATTGTATTTCTGAATCGATTCTTCGTCGTCAAGGCACAGATTGTCCTTGACCAAATCTGTCACCGAGTCATAAGTCGCGCCCTCGAATAAGAACTGCGCACCATCGAGGTCATAGTCCGAATCGCAAGCTTCACGTAAGGATACGCTGTGCTCAGATTCTTCTTGTTGCTGCAAAAGATGAATGGGTGTCTTGGTCCCGAAATTGTCAACGGAGCCCGGGAACTGCAGAGCTGCATACTGCTTGAGGTAGTAGCTGCTGGTGTCATTGACCAGAACGGATTGGTTTGTTTTGTTAGACATAGATAATACACTCCTTAAAATTTAATATAAAAAGCGGGCTTCCTGAATAACAAGAAGTCCGCTCTTCAACGAAATTGTGAATAGTACATGCACAAGAGACCTTGTCAAAGACAAATGATATCTATCGTACAAATATTATTATCTCTGATTCGCACGTATCAGCAAGGCGTATTTGTGCCAAAGTTTTGACGTTCTGGACAGTACCAATGGCGTCAGTCCTCGATAGCGATGGGAGGCGTTTTGTCGAGTAGCGTGTCAATGTTCCAGCCGCAGAGGGTAAGGAGCACTTCGGACGCGGGACTCTGACGCAACCACATGGGTTGCAATTTCTTGGCTTATTTGCCTCAATCCAACTTGATAGTTTTCTTGTATTCTGCCCAGAAGAACAGCCGCTGTGCTGCGGTCAGTGTCTCTTCCTTTTCGGACTTCTTATTCAGGGCTTCAACTGTCTTATCACAGTCAAACGGATAAGGAACCTTATAGGTATCGTCACCCTTTTTGACCAAGACATAATGCTGCTTATTGCTCAGATAAGTATCGCCGTTGAGGCACTTCTCTTCTTGGCCTGCACAGAAAACATAGATGCGGCTATATACCGTATCCGTTTTTCTATCCATGACCTTGATATAAGCAGCCTGATGCGGCTCATTGGGAACGGTTCGATAAAGATTTTCCACCTCTTCCGCAGTAGCGAGTTCCATCACCTTGACATCGAACCGCTTAAGGTCGTCAACCAGAAGCTGTTCACCGGCGCTGTGCAGGAATTCCATGATGGGATAAAAATCGCCCTCGCGGCGGTTGTGCTGCTCCCCTGCATAGGCATATGTACGGCAGGAATGGAAAATATGGTTATCGATGGACTTTTCGTACTCTTTGAGTCCCTGATGCGTGAACGCGAATCCCATGGCTTCATAGTTGTTGCTCATGGGAGTGACTTCCACATTCCAAGATGCGATATCGGTTACTTCCTTGTATGCATCCACATAGTCGGCCTCATCAGTGACAGACAACAACAATTCCGGAATATCCTTCGTATCCATTTCCTGCAGCTTTTCATACGGGATGTACGGCAAGTCAGGGTTTTCCTCGTTATATTCCCGAATTGAATCGTCATCGTCAAGGCCGAGCTGTACTTCTACAAGCTCGCTGACCGACGAATAGCTGCAGCCATCTTCGTCATAAAACTTGCTGTAATCGATATCTTGACCTTCAGCGACAGCGTCATCCAACTTCATGGTATCATCTTTCGGAAGCTGCTGTTCAAGGACATGAATTGGCATATTTGTGCTGAAATTGTCCACGGAGCCCTCAAACTGCAGGGCGGCAAACCGCTTGAGATACCAGCCGTTCTGGGGGTCAACCTTCACGGTCGTTTCAGAGGTAGCTATGAGCTCTCTTGCTTTTTCGTTTTCGGTCATGATAAAACACTCCTTTTTTCATAGTTAAACAAAAAGGCGGACCTCTCGTAATGAGAAGTCCACCTTAAAGCAGAATTGTGAACCGTACGAGCACAAGATGTGCTTTTGTAGAATGGTATCTATCGTACAGTTCTAATTATATCCGACTCGCATAAAGTGGCAAGCAGAAAAATCTAGGGTGCCTCAAGCGATTCCGAATACAGTTGCGTTTTTTTTGTTTTCACGCTGACGCTGTTCAGAGAATGTCATAGTGTTCATGTTGGCGTTGAGGTACGCCAGCTCTTTTTCGGCATCCTCTTTCTTGTCAAACACCGTAACATTCAGCAGCTCAGCGGGTAGGATGACATTGTCAGCAAGGTCATCGCCGGTATGGATGCAGACTTCAACAGTACACTTTGGCGCACCGACGCTGTCTCCGGCGCGAGTATAGCCGCGCCAAACGCTGACGGTCTGAATGTTTCCGGGATAAACCGTGCTTTTCACACGGGACTTTGCGTAGATGCGACCATTCTTGTTGCGGCTGCGTACTTCAGTGACGACCCACACGGGCTGGTCAATCAACGCCAGAGCGTTGGAAAGATTTAATTCAAACATTTTTTGTATACCTCTTATTTTTCATTGTTGTTGTCGCCTTCATCGATTGCGATGGGAGGCGTTTTGTCGAGTAGCGTGTCAATGTTCCAGCCGCAAAGGGTCAAGAGCACCTCGGATGCAGGACTCTGATTCCGGATATCGTTTGCCAGATGAAACCCGATGTGCGCATAGGCATCATCATCGCTTGCAATTTCGTTCTTGACAGTTTCGGCAAAATTTTCAGCCAGTTCTGCGTTATCGGCGATGACATTCATAGCTTCGTCCATGACGCGGTCCTTGACCGCGAATGCGTCATCAGCAGAATAGTCACATTCCGGACAATGCGGTTTAGCCTTTACACCGCTGGATACGGAAATAAGCTTGCAGCCACAAGACGGGCAAGTGAAGAAATAGGGATGGTTAGTAGGTAAAGTAATCATGTGTTTACATACTCCTTTTGAAAATATTGGTAGTTTTATAAAATGAAAAAATCATGCACAGGCATCATTGGGGCCTGTGCGGGGTAATGATTTCCAGGGAACGATTGCTCCCTGCCGGTTAGATGTATTTGAGTTTTTGTCCGCAAACAGGGCATCGCTCATAATGTGGATTCTGGTAGTACCCATCGTTGCAGTCCCCGCCTAAGTCCGCATCGCAATGTGGGCAGAGGTTCGGAGACCAGCTTTTCGAGATGGGCTGCTTTGAAATTTGCAGCTCACAAGCCTCGATGGCTATACGCAAAGGTTTACTGCCTCGCTCCCCCATCAAGCCGCCATTCAGGAGCTTGGTGAGGTAGTTCACGGCATTTTGGTATTCAGTTTCGGTCGTCATTGAGCTGGGCAAGGATACCCGTGACTTCAGTCATGGGAGGAATTGCTCCTTCACCTTCTTTCTGTAATATAATTTGTTGCGACTTCTAGTAGCCGCATTTTTTTGTAGGACGTGCTATTAGAAACAACAGTACCGTCCAATTTTTTAAGAGCGAAGTATCCAGAAGTGCGTCTGCCTGTAATAAAGCATTCTGTGCCGTTACAGGATACCTTGTCCCAAAGACGATAGCCTTTTACGATGTACGGCGCTTGATTAGCTTTGCGTATACCGCCTTTCAGAATGGTTGCTTTATGCAGTTGTCTGTTATGGTGACGCACCGCTTTTGTGTAGTAGCAAGTATCACAAGGTATAGCCAATGGATTTTTGCTAATGCAGCGTGCATCGTTGGTGTGGCTTTTAGGGATACCATTCTTTTCACGCAAGTACTTGGTTATGTAACCATAAGTTCCTTGTACAGGAATCTTTAACTTTTTACGCAGGCGCTCCATAAGCGTTTTGCGCATAACGCCCATAAAAGCCGCATCTTTAAGAGGCTTGCCTCGTTTCTTGCCGTCAAGTGTTACCTTTCCGGCATGAAGCGCTTTGTGACAATCTGTGCATAGCGTGATAAGGTTATTTGGCGCATTGCCACCTGTTCTACGGGTCTCAATATGATGCACATGCAGCTTTACGTCTTTAGTTTTGGTAGAATGTGCTCCACAGCACTGACACGTATAGTTATCGCGTTTCAGAACATACTGGCGTACATTGTACTCATCGTACATTTCACCAAGCTGATAGTCTGTGCCTACCGGCAGAGGCTTGCCTTCCAGCATTGCTTTCAAACGTTGTGTATCAAACTCTGCTGTTTCCACTCTGACGAGCGTAACAGGCAGGGTACGGCACACACGCTTGATAAGCGTAATGTGTTCCCGAATCTTGACCTCTACCGATGGTGCCAACCAGCCTTCGTGCTTGCTATGTACCCTGTTGTTGAAATGTGGCGCACGATAACGGGTTTTACGGTTTCGTCTGCTGCGTCTGAAGGCACGGCGTGCAGAAAGCAAATCAACGACATCATTGCGTGGAGTTGCTTCTTCACGATAGAGTTCATGCTTTTCAGTAGTAGCAGATATACCGATATGCTTGCTGCCTGCATCTACGCCCAAAGTAATAGGTTGTTTGTATCCTGTACTTCCATACAGGAGCTTGATTGTAAACGGTGTGCGTTTTACAACGCATGCTTTCTTCTGCTTTAACAATAAGCGAGCCTTGCGTGGGGAACACGGCATCAAAGGCTCGCCGTGTTTGTTAAGCACATACACATATTGCATGACACCATGCTCCTTTCTATTTGTGTGACAGCTAATGATAAGCTATCCTCTCCTCCGAAGAGGAGTTACTTCCGAAGAAGCTAATCCTTCCCCAAAGTTATAAGCGGTTTAATGCAGCCACACCTGTTGTCTTTACCTCAGATTTCTTTGATGTGTTGCCTTAGAGCGTACAGTTAGGATTGACGCCACACGGTAACTATCTATTCGCTTATAACGAGGCGCAACTTAATGCGCATAGGGTAGTCAACACACCCTTTCGGGCACAGCTGAAATCACAGACTCGTGTTTCCACAAGCCCGCGACTTCAGTCGTGGGTTATTGACTTGCTATCACCATCCTTTTCGAACAGCTCAGAAATTTTGTCAAGAATCACTTGAGATTCTGCTGCTGCCTGTTCGTTGTAATGCCTCCACTTGTCACGAAAATCCTCTAAGTCCTTGACAACGTCACGGCGGGAAACTCCATCGAGCAAGCGCACAGCCATATCAGAAAGATTTTCAGCCTTGAGAGCGTCGATGTCCGGGTTGTAGCAGAGCATGATAGCGTCAATGGATTTTGCAAGGTTCAAGCATTCCGTATAAAGTTGCTTCATTTCGCTTTCACTCTTGTCGAATTCACCGTCAAAGACATTCCCAATCACGTGAATGCAGCAGCAATCCTTGAGCATGACAACGTCCGTGGATTCGCAAACGCGAACCATAAAACGGGCCGACGATTCAGAATACTCGACTACACCCTTGCGGCGTGTTCGGGTCGCATCATTCTTTAGCCAGAAAGTGATGATGTCATCTTCAAAGATGAAATTGCCGAGAGAATCGTTGATGCCAGTATACTGGCCAATAGTGTCCGCATGTACAACGTACTTCTCAACCTTCGGGTTTTGCTGGTAGATTATCGCGTAATCATATCCCTTGTTCTGAGGAAAGACGCCGCCCGCGACCCAGATGCTTGGCAGTGGGATACCGGATATGGAGGTCTTTTTCCCCTTGCGCCGAGTCTGACCACGGAATAAGATTTTTCTGGTTGCCATAAAAATACTCCCTTCTACGCAAAAAGGCAGACCTCCCGATTTTTCGGAAAGTCTGCCTCAGCGAAATTATGAATTTTTGTACGAACGCAAATAGTGCCTTAGTAGATGGTATCTATCGTACAAGTACCATTCTAGGCGGTTCGCACATTTTGGCAAGTAAAAAATGCCGCCCATCCGAAGATGAGCGGCGACTTTTTATTTCTTCGTTCTCATGAGGACTTCGCCTTCTCCGGATACAACGAACCAGCCTGTATCTTTACGGTATTCAGCACTGAACAGGCTTGCGAAGTTGTACCCTCCGGAAAATCCGATGTATTTCAGCGAAAATGTCAGCTGCAAATAAGCATCCGAAGAAGTGCCGTTGCAGTCGTTTTCCAAAGAAATATTCAAACGATAAAAGTCCGGACGAGCGAGGTACTTATCGACAATGTCCTTGTCGTAGGTGATGTCGTGGAAGCAGCAGGACGAGAATGTCTGCAGATATACTTCGCGGTACGTATGGCAGAAAAGACCACACTTATCGCGCAGATTCTCCGGCCAATGCACCTCAATGCGACCATTGGGTTTGAGGCATGGTACAGGAGGCTGCTCAACGCCGATACCGTAATAGCGTTGGACGAACTCAAACAGCGGCTTCCAGTCGATGCGATTATAAAATTCAGTCAGCTTCTCGCCATCGCGGAGCTGGCGGGTTTCGGTTACCATATTCATAAATCAGGGCAAGGAGACCCACGACTTTAGTCGTGGGAGGAATTGCCCGTTCACATCCTTTCTATTAGATAATTTGTTGTAGGCTCTAATAGCCGCAATTTTTTAAATGTTACACCTTTGGAAATACGCGTGCCGTCTAGCTTTTTGAGGGTAAAACTTCCCGATGTACGACGACCGGAAACGAAGCACTCTTGTCCCTTGTAGAGAACCTTATCCCAAAGACGATACCCTTCGACAACATAAGGCATTTGGCTTCTTTTCCGAATGCCACCTTTTGAGAAGTTCGCTTTATGGGTTTGACGATTGTGGTGTCTTATCGCTTTTGTGCGATAGCAAACACTGCATGGTTCAGCAAGTGGATGCTTGCTGATACAACGGGCATCGTTTACATGGCTTTTCTTGATGTCGTTTTGCTCTCGCTGCATTTTGGTGATATAGCCATAGGTTCCTTGGACAGTAATAGGCAGTTCCTCACGCAATCGAGACATTAAGGTTCTGCGCATAATGCCCATAAAAGCAGCATCGCGCATCGGCTTGCCGCGCTTCTTATTATCAAGGGATACTTTTCCCTTGTGAAGTGCATCATGGCAAGTGATACACAAAGTAATAAGATTACCTGGCGCATTACCACCCATCTTACGGCTTTCAAGGTGATGTACATGTAACTTGACAGCCTTCTTTGCGGTGGTATGAGCACCACAACATTGGCAGGTGTAGTTGTCGCGTTTCAAAACATACTGACGGACATTGTATTCGTCGTACATCTCGCCAAGCTGATAGTCCGTCCCTACTGGCAGAGGCTTTCCTTCAAGCATTGCCTTCAAGCGCTGTGTGTCAAATTCTGCGGTTTCTACTCTTACAAGAGTGATAGGCAAAATCCGGCAGATACGCTTGATAACGGTAATGTGCTCTTGAATCTTTACTTCTACTGAAGGAGCGAGCCATCCTTTATGCTTGCTGTGAACGCGGTTATCAAATCTTGGCGGGCGGTAACGAGTCTTACGGTTACGTCTTGAACGACGGTTCTCTATACCTCCTCTACATACGCCATACTCTTGTGCAGATTGAGCGATTTTGGATTGAGAATACAAGCCGGAACTACAGCAATGCTGTCGTTCGTACTGAATTGGTTCAGCTGACCATCCATGTTCACAAATCGAGCGTGGTACGCAGCGCCCGCTTCCGAATCCTTATCACCGCAATACAAAGGTGTGGAGGTCAAAATCCAGCTGTCGTAGTGCGGGATGAACTCACGGTACTTTCTGTATTCGTCACAAGTCAAGATAAAAGCAAAGTCATGTACAGTGCCATAAGCTCTGTCTCCGTTGTCTGCAACAAGGTCAACGGTATGCGGCAGTAGACTTTTTTCCTCAAAAACAGCGTTCGCCATATCAGATAAAATTCCCCGCACATTACTGGTGCGGTAGTTATTCCAGTTGCCTTTCTCATCGGCAAATTTATCACTTGGGCAGAACTGTACGTCTTTTGCCCACGGCGTTGCCATAATTGCCAACAGGCCGCCGTCAGGGTGGTTCGGGTCAAGGCAGACCCACTCGAAGCCTTTGAACATGAAATGCTCGCCGGGACGCAAAGTTGTGATGTTAGTCATTATCTATTACCTCCGTTCTGTGATTCTATAACTCAATCGCTTTCTGCTTGCTTTTCATGTGGATAGTCCCGATGCTGCAGTAGTTGCACTGCACTACATACCTACCGTCATGGCTTACATATAACCCGGCTGTAGAACCACAGAACGGGCATAGCTTGAGTTTGATATCAATCGTTTCCATTGTCGGTTACCTCCGTGAGCCAGTATTTGCGGTAGCAGTCGTCGCAGCCTTTTCCATTTGTGAATTTTTGTTCACATCTGCCGATTCATGTGGATTCCACACAATTTGTCAGATACCCGTATTTTCGAGAGCTTTCTCGTCCAAAGCAAAATACTTATGCGTGAACCAAAAATCTGTCGGTTCCCGTTCTGCGTCCGGGAACAGAGAGTTGCCTGCTACGACAACTCCCGGAACGCCAATACAGCACATCTGGATGTAGCACATCTTGCAGACCGGAGGGTCAATGTCTTGCGCTACAAACAAAACATACTTGTCCCAGTCCGGGTCAGTGGATTCCAACTGTTCGCGCATCACATTGTACCCCGCCAGAAGCAGGCATCCGGCACCACAGCACGGGTCGTTCACCCGCAGGATACGGGACTTGTCCAGAACGAAAGAATCCGGCATGTTTATGCGTGCCATCATCTGTCCGACATTGTACGGCGTGAAAAACTGCCCTGCTTGGCTTTTGCTTAATCCGAGATTATGGTAAACGGTGCCAAGAAAATCCTGCTCAGGGTTTTCCAAGAGCGCGGTCATTGTGATGGCGGTAAGCACCGCAAACTGCTGTACGGTCTTTTCATCGTATTTCTGGATGATGGCATGGTACTGTTCCTCTCTTGCATCCCTGCACCGCAAATCACAGGTATTCGCAAGTGCAATGGCATGCATGTCGATGTAGTCATACCAGAGTTCGCTGCGACCGTATCGGGCGCTCATCTCATGGAAAACCTTAATAAACTCTTCGACCGTAGAAACTGGTCTTTTTGGGTTGCTCATAAAAACTCCTTTCGTCGTAAAACAACAAGCGGGCCTCCCAGAATTTGGGAAGTCCGCTTGTTTGCAGATTGTGAATTGTACGAACACGAATTGTGCTTTAGATAGTATCTATCGTACAGTTCCTATTTTATGCCGTTCGCACAGCATGGCAAGCAATAAAATGCCGCCTACCCGAAGGCAGACGGCTAAATGCTATTGGTTAGTTGAGGTTCGATTTTGTCATGACATGGGCGCGATATACCGTGTTGGTGTCTTCGTCCTTCAATTCCCAGCAGCCGGTAAAGCCATCGCAGGGTTCAGTGACGACAACTTCCTTGCCGGTATTATCGTACAGGATAGCCTCAGTCCAAGAATCGTCCTTACCGCCGCAGCAGCGGATGTCCATTTCAAACCCGTTGGAGAATTTCGCAGTCTTGCTCAGTGAAGAGCCAAAACCTTGCACTTCCTCGCCGCGAAGGTATTTCTCAATGCGCTCAGCATACGGCTCGCTGATATACACGGTTTCTTCCAGAACGGTTTTCTTTGGAAGTACATCGACAAGAACATGGTATTCGGCACCGTTGTATGGAAGAATCCAATGGTTGCAGAATGCCTTGGTGTTCTTTGTCTTGTATACCGTCTTGCCGTTCATGGCAAGCGTTACCATACCAGAAACACCATCTTTGCTGTTTCCTTTCCAAAGGACGGAAGCAATGGTGTTGTCTGCAGCAAAGACGACATCACTGATTTGATACTCGTCGTCGATGCTGTCAGGGTCATTGAGATGGCGGATAAGAGCATCGTATTCCGACTCCTCCATCTGAATGCGGTTCACAAAGATGCGTTCAAAGCACTTGCTTCTCTCGTACATGCGTGCCACATACAGAACAGTCTCGACCAAATCCTCGACAGTTCCGGCTGTCATGGAATCCAGCGTACGGCGGGCCCACAGGTCAACACCATCCTCGATAATGCTGCACTCACAAACTCTGTGAAGGCTGGGATAGGTCACACTGATAAGCTGCATACGAAGGGCGGGTTTGTTGCCTTTGGGATAAATGTCATTGATGGGAAAATTGAGGGGGTCAAAACTGACACTTTCAGGGACCTCACCAAACCCCGACCAACGACCGGGATTCCGTTCTGCCATGAATTCACGGGCGAAACGCTCCGCAGTCTCCTTCGTCAAACCATGCCATTCTTTGACATCGCGGCTTTTCTCGATGGAAGAAACCGCATCGCTGACGGCAGTGAGGAAATCGCTCTGGTTTTCTTCCTGATTCCGTCTGGTTTCGTCCACGAGCTGCTCAAAGAGGGCTGCATCGCGCAGATACTTGGCAGCAACGGGAGCCGATACTTCGGCAGAATCCGGAATAGTCACCGCAGTGTTGAGGTATTCTCTGATATCCTTTTCGTCCTGCAATCTCTCGCAGAACTCCGAAAGCGCATCGAGCTCATCCAGAGAAAACTCGATTTTCATGCTCGGCTGCTTCGCGGTTTTGGTGATAAGGATGCCTGTGTTGATTTTTTGGATTTTCATAATATTCTCCTTTTTTGTATTAGTATCTTCCGAAAAGAATCCCGCCGATAATCGCAATGTCTTCGTGCTCGGTGGAAGGTTCGTGTTTTGCGTTGTAGACAATCATTCGCAGCATGGTCTGTCTGAACCAGAAAATATCATCTGCACGAATGTCGTTGTAGCATGCTTTTTTGTACAAAAGCCGATTCTCGTAAAACTCTCGAAGGGTGATGGCTTCCTGCTCTCCTTTGATGAGTTGATACTTTGGCATCGGGTCAGACGACGGAATTTCCTGAAATACGATTTCTCCGGCGCTTTTCCCGGCGAAAATATCGGCAAGATATGCGACCTTTCGAGCCTCATTCCAGGCGTAACGGCTCTGATAGCCAGGCGTCATGTCAACATCATAGAAGTACAGAAAACCCAGCAAAAATCGGACCGTGTGATTGTAGTTGCTGACCGGAAGCGGCTTGTAAGGATTCGGTTTCCCGTAAACGGAACCGATGTCTTTGTATCCGTATTCCGGTCTCATATCGAGCCACGCATAGCAGCGGTATTCGGTAGATTCGAACATCTGCACGACATATATCTTTCCGCCGTCAAGTATGTCTCTGACAAAGCCATGCTGGTTCCCCGGAAGACTTACGCTTTCATCGATTCCGAACCGATACGCGGGACTACCAGCGCTTTTTGCGATGATTTGTGCTCGCACAAAGTACGGATTGTCGCATGAATGACAAGTGGTACTGGTTGCTTTGTTCACCATTTTCAAATACACTCCTTTTTTGAACGCAAAAAGCGGACCTCCCAAAATCGGGAAGTCCGCCTCGAAGCAGGATTGTAAATTGTACGAACGCAAATAGCGTCCCTGTGGATAGTATCTATCGTACGAATACTATTCTATGCCGTTCGCACAAAAGGTCAAGAAAAGTTTGTGCAAAAAGCGTTAATGGTTCTTGAGTTTGAAAGCGGGGCGAACGCCAAAAGAGTAAGAAGCGCAGCTGGCGGACGCATAACCGTCGTCGTAGACACTGGAGAAGCCAGTAGCGGATTCTCTGACCTTGTTCATCAGCCAGTACCACTGTAAGTTCTCATCCTTGCTGCAATCGAACGCCATACGGTTTCTACGTTTCTTCATAGGCTTCCACTGCTTCACATATGGGCTTTCATACTCACAGTAGTAGTTCTCTCCGAAAATCTCTTTCTCAGTCGGCAGACGGAGCAGGTCACCGTTGTCAAACGGAGTCATCATAGCCTTGAGTTCTGCCGGGAAGAGATTCAGAATCTCACCATTCAGCTTTTTACGAAGGTCACTCTCTTCGTAACCTCCTTCATTGGTACTGGTGCTGTTCATCGGGTGCTCGCTAGGCAGGCAATCAACCAGACAGAAAACCATGCCGTCCTCTTCTTGCTGCACTGCCATAGCCTGTACCTTTACACCATCTGCAAGTTTGACCTCGATGACGTCTCCGACCTTAAAAGTATCAACGTCAGACTCAATCATTCCTTTTACTTTCATCTTGTTTTCCTCCATTTTTGCGGTCTTAGACAGCAGCCATCAGATTCTTGCAGACGCTTTCCCAGCAAGAAGGGTCCGCGCTGAACGCATCCGGATGTTGCCGGACCTGAACCAGATATGCCACAAAAGGCTCGGCAAACTCCTTGGCGAACGAATCCCAGATTCCAGACTGTTCCAGAACCTTGGCAAACCGCTCTTCCCATCCGGTGGGGTTTGCAAGGTAATCAATGATAACAGAATCGTCGAATTTCTCCTGAAGTTTCAACATCACGTCGAGCGAAGTGGTATCGTTGTTCCGGTCATAAACATACTGCTTGATGGCGTTGTCGTATGTCATGGACTGAAACCTCTTGTCCTTCATCACCTCAGCAGATGGGGTGTAGGTCCTCTCGATGTATGCGAGAAACTTTTCTCTCATTTCAGCCGTGACCCAGTTGGAATCAGCCTGCCTATAATCGTCAAAGAGCAGAGCGAACTCAACAGACTTGCAGTAGGTCTCTTTGTGGTCAACGATGAACGCCATGAACTCGAGACCATTCTTAATGCTGAAATGGTTTACGCCCATAGCCAGAGGGAAAGAGAAGGAACTCTGCGCGTAGAGGGCTTCGACATAATGTTCTCCCTTAGCCAAAGGAACGCGTACAAAGCGCCAAAAAGTAGTGTTTCCGAAAGTGTTGGTGACAACACCTTCCAGAACGGTATCCGAGTCATTTGCGATATAGGAATCGAAGATTCCCTTTGTGATAGTTTTGCAGTACATACAAACCTCCTATGGTTTAGAGGGTATTTTTCTTCAGAACGACGTAATGAAAGCCGATAAGCTGCTTTGGCACATCAACGGAGGACTCGTCGTCCGGGTCGTAATAACCCGTCTCGACTGAAAGCCCCATAGCTTCCATGCCGCTCGCAACCACCTCAAGCTCCTGTTTGTTGCGGGAAACGATAGTGTTTTCCACGAACTCCACAGTGTTTTCAGATTTGGATGCAAGGCGCTTGCCGTAAACGATATAATCGAAATTTTGAAGAAAAATCCCGGAAGAAAGGTCACTGAGTTGCTTTTCGGTGATGGCTTTCTGACGATTCAGATAATCGTCATTCATGGATTTAACGCACGTTACATCTTCATCGACCCAAAGGATGCGTTTTGATTCATCCCCGTCAGCACGAATACCGTCAGCAATGATGGCAAGAGGCTGGTCAGTCTCCATATCATCATCACCGGCGTAAAGATGACCCATTACGATGCCGTTGGTATCGTTCGGCAGCTCGAGGCGGAACCAAGAACAGTGGCGATGGCTTTTAACATTATCGGTCGTAAGCCAAATGCCGGGATAGGACTCTTTGGTTTCTTCACCAAGAGAAAATTCCGCATTGGCACTGTCTGCGCCAAGAACTGTTGATACGGTAAGAGAAATAGGCGGTTTCTCGTCATTCGGCCAGAACACCTCGATAACTTTCTCGATAGGGACAACGACAGATACGGGTTTTTCGCTGAAATTAGAAGAAAGTTTCAGTTCCATGTTAATGTACTCCTTGTTATAATTGGTTGTTTTTAGATATCGACGTAGTAGTATCCCGTCAGAGAATCCACCTCGCCGCTGCGTTCGTCTTCCTTGGGGTCGAAATATCCGGTAACAGCATCGAAACCCATGGAATCCAGCATATCCGCAATGCGGTTTACAGTAGCCTCATCCTTCGAGACAATCAGGGATTGAATACGCTCTACATAGCCGTGCGTGGCTTCCTCCAAGCGTGTTCCGAAATTAGCGTAGCTGAACGGCTTGTCGAACTGTTTTTCCGTGGCGGCAAACCACTTATACTTGTTTTCACCCTCGGATTCTTCACGGAAATCCTGAACGCTGATGGTTCTTCTGTTCGCGAAAACGATTCGCGGAGAATCGTCATCAGATGCTCGATAGCCGTCCACAATACGAACCAGCCAATCATCGCTTTCCGTTTCGTTGTTGCCGGAATACAAGTATCCGGTCACGAACGGATTCAGCGTATTCGGAGCTTCAAGAGAACACCAGAGCGCTTCGGTGTCAAACTTTTCATTTCGACTCTCAAGGTCAACACTCAGGTAGTTCTCCTCCTTCTCATCGCAAATCGTCATGGCGGCAAGAACGGTCTCATCCTTAACCGTGGCAGACATCTCGATGCGGTTGGGCTTGTCATTTTCGTCTGCCCAGTATTTTTGAATTAGGTCTTCCATGGGGATGGTGACGCTCTTGCCGTTATTGCTTTTTAATGTGATTTTCATAGTGTTTTCTCCTTATCTTTTCTCGATGTAGTCACGGATATAGTTTAGTACACCCTTTTAGACGGTCAGTGCAGCAAAATCGAAGTCATTCAAACAATCGCAATCCAAAAACTGCCTTCCGCAAATTTATTACACCCCTTTCTTTTTGTTGACGCAAAAAGGCGGACCCCCAAAATTAGGAAGTCCGCCTTAAAGCAGAATTGTGAATTGTACGAACGCAAATAGCGTCCATGCGGATAGTATCTATCGTACGAATACTATTCTATGCCGTTCGCACAAAAGGTCAAGAAAAGTTTGTGCAAAAAGCGTTAATGGTTCTTGAGTTTGAAAGCGGGGCGAACGCCACCAGAGGAAGAAGCGCTGCCGCAGTCCGCGCCACCGATGCTGCTGCCATCGGAGAAGCCAGAAACGGATTCTCTGACCTTGTTCATCAGCCAGTACCACTGCAAGTTCTCATTCTTACTGCCATCGAACGCCATACGGTTTCTACGTTTCTTCATAGGCTTCCACTGCTTCACATACGGGCTTTCATACTCACCGTGGTAGTTCTCTCCGAGAATCTCTTTCTCAGTCGGCAGACGGAGCAGGTCACCGTTGTCGAACGGAACCATGAGTGCTTTGAGGTCTGCCGGGAAGCGGTCAAGGATTTCACCATTCAGCTTCTTACGCAGGTCGGACGCTTCATAGCCACCCTCATTGGTACAAGTTTCATTCATCGGGTACTCTTTAGCCAGACAATCAACCAGGCAGAAAATCATGCCGTCCTCTTCCTGCTGTACTGCCATAGCCAGTGCCTTTTCGCCATCGGTGAGTCTGACCTTGATAATATCTCCAACCTTGAAAGTGGAAACGTCAGACTTAATCATTTTTTTTACTTTCATTTTGTTTCCTCCGTTTTAGATTTTGGGTATTTATTATTTTTGGTGGGATTCTTTACGAAAATTGGCGGTCTACTAATTTAATGTAAATACAACCCCTTCGTTTTTGGCAACAAACTTACATTTACCAGATGAATATGAGTTGCCGTTTGTGTCGTAATATCCATCTGCCTGACCGTTGTGCGAACCGCTGGTTCCTTGCATCACATGAGTATGCTTGCCAACAAGAAACACACAGCCGGGAAAGTTGCGTTCAGGATTTCGATATTCCGGATGATGCTCTTTCACCTTGAGTTTGCAGACATCATCGGGTTGGCATTGACGGAACTCTTCCAAACTGTCGGTGGTTTGTTTAATGGCTTTATGTCGATTTGTAGCAACCGACTTGCCATTGAGTGTGTACACGCGGTTTATATTTGCTTTATGCAGTGCTCGTCTATCGTGACGGCGAAATTGTTTAAGTTCATACGGCACGCGATTGTTGATGTCGCTATCGCAAACATCATTTGGTAGGACAGAACAAGCGATACAATAAGCATCGAGCCAATGGTCTTTGCTTACGCCGTGTACCTCACGGTAATCGTATGTGCTTTTCCCAGTTGTTACATAAAAGTGACCTTGAAAACGAGAACCCAATCCTTTCGTAAGCGCCGGGATGATTTGATTCAACACACTCAAAGCGCCATATTTTTTATTGAGTCCGGTTTTCTTTTTGGCAAGCTTCTTTTGCCACGCGGTATCCTTATGCACAAGGTCGTGGTGCTTTGTGCATAAGCCAATAATGTTGCCTATAGTATCGCTGCCGTTTTCGGATTGTGGCACTACATGATGGTAATGGGCGATAGGCTTCTTGCAAAACAAGCAGTGATGTTCCTGCATTTCAGAAACAGCTTCTTCAAGGCTCGCCTTTTGATAGAGTGGGCCTTGCTGATATTGCCATTTCTGAATATTGGGGTTGTCCAGCTGCATAAACGCAAATTTGTTGATTTCGAGCACAACATCGCTGATAGGAAGAAATTTCCGAATCTTCTTTACCAAGTTGATGTGTGTCTGCAGCAACTGATTTGCGGTAGGCGTAAGCCAGCCTTCCGGTCTTGTGCGATTGCTAAACTTTGCTTCTTTGTTCTTTATGCCGATACAAAGGACTCCTTTCTCACAACCCGGAAGATGGCGTTTGATGACACCAATTTTCTTTGCACGCTTGCTGGCGCTGCCGCTTTGGGCGGTATCCTGCTTTACGCATTTCTTGGAAATGGTGTCATTGGCTTTAGCTCTCCGTTGACGGCGGCAGCGTCTGCCGTTGGTGCGTCTTGCACGACGGGCCTTTTTGCGTCCTTGCATTAGTTTCGGAATTTCTTTGTTACGGGTTTCCAAATGCGCGGTAAAGACTGCCGTGCCGTCTGTTTTGACAACGGCAACACCGATATTGGTTCTGCCGGGGTCGATACCCAAGTAAAGCGGCTGCACTACATCGTCGGTTTCATACAACAGTTGAATGGTAAACGGATTTGATGTTACGACTCGTGCCTTTTGCTCTTTAAGCAGATGGCGTACACGCCCACAGCGAGTCGTAGGCATTAAAGGTTTACCGTTTTTATTAAGCACATATACAGTGGACATATACGCCACCTCCTTTACGATAAGTCTCCCCTGCCGAAGCAGGAGGTTGTGTTTCCCTTGGCTGGGTGTTTGCTACGAGTAGCATTACACGAGGCAATGCTACTCTTGCGGAGCTGTCAACTGGGAAAATCGGCAGGCGCAACAAACATCCAAATGCCTGTGATACATACAAAATTTAGTGATTTTATTCAAACCACTAAATTTCGTAAATACCCTAGATTTTGACATAGTAGTATCCCGTCAGAGAATACGCCTCGCCATTGCGCTTATCTTCCTCCGGGTCGAAATAACAATTTTTCCTTGGTTCGTTTTCAGAACGGAATGCATTCTTCGACTACGACTTTTTCTCCGTTGTAGGTGGCGGTGAATTCTTCCGCATCCAGCCATTCCAGGTCACAGGTGTAATCCGAGTGGCCAGAGAAAGACACTATCTTACTGCCGAACAGCCGCTTGCATTCCTTGTTGAACTCTGCCTCGGCGTAATCCCGGAACGGATTTAGCCGCTTATTTTCGTTGCCAGCGGGGTATTCTTTGCGGACGGTAAAATCGTAGCTTTCGCCCGTGGTGCAGGCGAAATAAAAATAGGCTTCGCACATTGCTGTTTTTTCCATTGAAAAATCTTCCTTTCTGACATAAAAAAGCGGGCCTCCCAGATTCGGGAAGTCCGCCTTAAAGCAGAATTGTGAATTGCACGAAAGGCGGAATGCCCTTTTGATTGCTGGTATCTATCGTACAACTATTATTGTACTTGTTCCGCAAAGCGTTGCAACCGCAAAAGCCTTGATTAAGATTCAGAATTGCCAAACACGCCGAGCAGCTGCTCCACGCTTGGAGCCAGCAGATAATATCTGCAGCCATCCATGACAGAAAGTTCGTCCCGGCTCATAAGCTCTTTACCACAATGTCAAGTGATGAATTCAAAATGGGCAAAAAAATACCCCTTCTTGTTATGAGAAGAGGTATTAAATGCGATATTCAAAAGCTTGATTCTCAACTTCTTAACAATATAGCTTGAGCAGCATTGGACAGCATAGAATTGGAAAGAATATCACTTTTTTGTCTTATAAAAGAATTTGCAAGTTTTACTATATCTTCACAGGGAGTGATATACTTACTGCTATTCCATAAAATTTTTCCATCATCGGTTATATCATATACTACGAACCTGTACTCATTCACACCTACTTTCAAAGCTAAATCAACTATAACTTTTCGCTCCATCCTATTTTGCGTACCGACCAGAACACTTGATAAACACTTGCGTACAGAGGTCTCGTAATCCAAAACTGTGACAATGCCAATGTAGTTTTTATCCATAATCGGGTTATAAACAACTTTTTCCATTACGATACCTCCTTCCAAACAATTTATGTTATATCAAAACAAAGTATAATACTGGTTCACAAGTATTATGCCATCATTTAATAAGTTTCGTGCTTCGTCGATGCTGGTAATGACCGCAGTGTACACTATTGTATTTGGTGTACAGATTATTCAAATAATTTAATTGTTGAGCGGACAGTGCGCTTCTGCTCCGGCTATTACATTCATATGCGCCTAAGTAGATGATATCTATCGTACAGTTACTATTCTATGCCATTCGCACAGTATAGCAAATAAAAAATGCCGCTCATCCGAAGATGAACGGCAAAAATGTTATTGGGCTTGATTCAGAAGTTGACTGAGCCAAGTTGGTCGATATGTTCCAATAGGAAGAAGCTGCCCGTTGCGATATTCTGCAACAAGTACAAATCCATTGTCATTATCGAAAAACTTAGCTTCATCGCAGTATGGCAAAATTTTGAGGACATCCTCAAAACGGTGAGAAAAACGGGCGTTGACATCCTTAGTGGGAATATCATGCCCCCCACGCTCTACACGGTTTCGAATTCGTCGAATACTTTCTTCGGCGGTATCAAGACCGACATAGTACAGACGAATATAATATCCAGCTTCTTTTGCACGTTTGCAAAGCCGCTTGGGATATCCACCGGAAAGCGTCGTCTCTTGTGTGAAATTCACACCGTCCATTAAGGCACGCTCGATACGCTCAACAGCGAGTTTGCCGCCTTCGTATTCGTCACCGCCACACTGAATGGTTAGTTTGTCGGGGTCAACCACAATGCCGAAATCGTTACGCTCAGAACGCAAAGAACCGGTTAAGCTGGATTTTCCTGCGCCATTCACGCCGCCAATCAGAGTGTAAATTTTCATGGTATCACCTCTTTACTATTATACCACATTTTGCGACAAGCGGCAATCGTTTTGCTTTTCAGGCAATAAGCCGTTAAAAGCATATTCTACAATTCCTTGCTTGTAGTAGTTTTCGTATTTTTTATAAAGGGTAAAGCCGTTTTTCTTTAGCAGAAATTCAAATTCGTTGATATGAATTGATGAAACGGTAATGAGTGGATTTGTACATTGTAATGCCTGATGTGCGATTTTTAGCAATTTTGTAGCAATCCCTTGGCATCGGTAATGTTCAGCTACTCTTAATGTACAAATTTTCTTTTCATCAGAATCTTTTAGTATTAGAACGGCAACTATTTTCCCATCGTCCAGAACAGTATAAAATATCCGATTTTCACTTGCCAATCCGGGAACGACTGTACTATAGTACCATTTACTAAAATTGCTATACTCATTATCCAAGTCGTGCAGAAATTCATATATAGCAGTGATGGTTTGGCTATCATCAGCTTTAACGCATACTTGTTTCATCGAGCAGTCTTCACATCCAACAAATGACCATCATCAGGCTTATTGAGCCAGTCACACCAGCTCATGTTGTTGGAAGGAAAGTCTTTTGCACCGCTGTGAACATCGTTCAGAAAGACGGCAAGATGAAACTTATCGAGTTTCCGAATCGCATCAAGGCGGGTTTCGGTCGCAGAATTCTCATCTGAAACGTCAGCCCCAACCTTTTTCCAAATTGCCCTTTCGGCTCCTTCAAAAGTTGAAAAGCGTTCGCGCTCCATCGAGAGTTCTTCGGTCTCAAACTGCGCCTCAGCAATCAATGCCCAGCGTTCGCTTTCACAGTTGGCAGAGTCCAGCAAACCGGAATATGCCTCCAGCAGCTGGTCGTAGTCATCCGGGTCAAGCTCGGTCGGGTCTACTTCACCGTGTACGACAAAATAGGTGCCATTTGGAGCTTCGAAAATGTCGTATAGCTCGTATCGGGTTCCGCCAACCTGACGTCGCCACTGGCATGTATCAGGGTCGGTGCAAACCCAAGTCTTGGCTTCCAGCTCTGCCTGTTTCAGGTCGTCCGCCAAATCAGAGAGAGCTGCGGAAACCTTTTTGTTTTCTTCCAGGGTCTCAGCAAGACCGATGGTGTTCCCTGCTGCCGCTGCAGCATTGTACATGAACACGGCAAAACGGTCGCTGCCGTACTTTTCAGCCATAGCTGATACTTCCTCAGAAAGATGATTTTGAGAAAGCCGAAGAGTGTATTTCGGGGTAAGACCAGCTGGGTATTTGAGGCTCACGCCGTCACCATGGGCGTCGTGTTCCAACTCGAAGTTGTGTTTTTTGCAGATTTCATCATACTGAATGCAATACATAATTATTTCTCCTTTTTATTTTGTGATTTGAGATTTGTTAAGCTCGGTAGATAGCGAAGATAAAGAATCGATGAAACTTTTGCCCGCAGCCATGCACTCTTCAAACGAATACTCTTCGTGAAAGATTTCATGTACGCTCTTGGCATAAGTGCTCAGATTGCGGGACAAGAAGGCTTTTGCTTTGGTTACGTCCTCAACAAAGTTTTTGTGGCTTGCCGGAAAACTGTAAGTAAAACCCTGCCTGTTTTGCTTGCAAAGGATAATAGGGTCTGAACCATTGTCGGATACAGTCCAACCTTGTTCGTCACAAATTTCTTTGAATCGTTTACAAAGCATCTGGATTCACCTCGCTTCAATCAACTTGACTGCAGTTGCTTCATCACAGAATTCCAGAAGCTCACGACCCGGTAAGTATCCATCTGTGCCATCGCTGTAGCTATAATCGATAAAACCGTGAGCATTGCGCTTCACGAGTTTGTCAAATGCTTCTTTGATGGTCAGTTTGCCATCGTTCACAGCGCCTGTCACAATGTCGTTGAGCTTGCCGCTCATGACGATGCCGACCGGGTCAGGATACATCATGCAATGCGCATAGCTGCGAAAATCCGCAGCGCTGACAAAATAATTTTCGTCCACTTCACAGAGGACTGGTTTTTTGAGCTTTACCATTTTCATTACTCCTTTTATTGTTTGAAAGAAAAAAGCAGGCCCACCGAGATGGTGAGTCTGCTGATTGTCTTGCAGAATTGTAAATTGTACGCATTTCGGCCATAGGGCTGTTATCTATCGTACAATTTCAATTTTAGTGGAATCGCACGTTTGAGCAAGTCTGCTTGTCAGACTTGCTCAACCTCATCCGAACCATAAACAATGTTCAAATGCGAACCATTGTCCCAGTGCATCAGGAGACTGCCGGTATCATCGACACCAACAACCGTACCTTCTGTACCAAGAGGTGGTGCCTGGATGTCATCCATTTTGACAAGCCGAACCCGCGTTCCAGCGGGGTATTCTTTGCGGATGGCTTCGACAATTTTGATATTTGGAAACATAGTATTTCTCCTTTAGCTTATTGCATTTGTTTTTTGATGATACTCCAAATACGGTCTGCGATGTTTTCGGCGGTATCGAATCGAGTGACAGATTCACCTTTCCAGGTTCCGCCGTTGCCGTTGATACCGTTGCGGAGCTTAATGCAGCTGCCGAGATTGGCTTTCCACTCATGAAGATTCACCGAGTAGTCGTCAAGCAACACAAAAGAGTTGTCGATGCACGGTGTCTTCAAGCGGTTTGCTGCGGCTCTGGCCTTGCTGCTGCCGCACGCAACGAAGATGCGGTGTTCGGAATCAATTTCTGGAAGATAAGCGTCAAGCCAGGCATTCTTTTCAGAAACCGCATATTGGTTTTCCGGAATATAGGCGGAAAGTGCATACACATCAAGTTCTGGTTTTGTGTTGCAAAGAATCTTCACGGCGTCCAAAACCGTCTGATAGGGCGGCAAATCTCTGAAATACCCCGGCTGAAGCAGGTCCTCAAAGCAGGCCGCCTGCTTCCAGACGGCGAGAGTGCCATCCATATCGACGAATAAACGTGCCTTCATATCATTTGTAGGACTCATAATTTTCCTCCTTTTTAGATGTGCAAACAAAAAAAGACAGGCCCACCAAGACGGTGAGTCTGCCATTTATTTGCAGAATTGTGAATTGTACGACCAAGTAGGCATAGGCTGTTATCTATCGTACAAATACTATTTTATGCAGCTCGCACGTTCCTACAAGCGAGATATGCAAGAAAAAGCCGCCTACCCGAAGGCAGGCGGCTTAATGTGATTAAGATTAGATGTAGTCAGACTCTGTCATGACATGGGCACGATAAGTAGTGCCAGTGGTTTCATCTTCCAGTTCCCAGCAACCAGTGAAAGCGTCACAGGGTTCGGTAAGAGCCACCTCTTCGCCCTCGCAGTCGTAGAGAATGGCTTCGGCGAAAGAATCGTCCTCCGTACCACAGCAGCGAATATCCAGGCTGAAACCGTCCGGAAACGTAGCCGTCTCACTCAACGATGCGCCCATCCCCTGCAGCTCTTTGCCGCGAAGATACTTTTCAATGGTTCTGGCACGTTTCTCGCTGATGTAAACGGTTTTTTCCAGAACGTGGGGTTCAGGAAGGACATTGACAATCACATGATATTCTGCACCCTTGTACGGCAGGACGTAGTGATTGCAGAATTTGTACATGCGGCCGGAATAAGCCAGGACTTCTTCAGAGGAATTCTTGTGAAGGACAGCCTCACTGTATACTTTGCCGTCATCATCACACTTCCAAGTGATAGTCATGTCGATGTCATCCGGGAAAAAGCCACTGACAGAAATGAAGCTGTTTTTGTCGAAGTTTGCACCATAGCGAAACCCGGCAATGATTCCGTCATATTCCTCCTTGTCAAGAGTCGAGCGCTGAACATACACTCGCTCAAAGCCCTTGCTCAGCTCATATGCGCGAGCCACATACAGGATAGTGTCCGCCAAGCTTTCGATGCTTCCAGCGGTCATAGCATCTTGCGTCCGGCGAGCCCAGAGGTCTACGCCGTTTTCAATGATGCTGCACTCATAGACGTAATGGAGTTTTGGGAAGGTTGTGCCGATAAGCTGCATACGCAACACTGGCTTATCACCTTTAGGATAGATGTCGTCAATCGGAAAGTTCAGGGGTTCGAAACCTACATCGTCAGGAGCATCACCAGAACCGGTCCAACGGCAAGGATTCCGTTCTGCGATGAACTCGTGAGCCATCCGATTGGCAACGGGTTCCGGCAAGCCTTCCCATTTCTTGACATCGAGCTTCTTTTCCAGCGCCTCGATGCCCTTTGCGATGGATGTGAGGAAGTTATCGCCGAAATTTTCCTGGCTGTGATTCGATTCCTCGACAAGTTGGTCGAGCAGCCCGGCGTCGTACAGATACTTCTTGGCGAGCTCTGTAGAAATCTCCGCCGAGCCCAGAATGTTAATAGCGGTTTTGAGGTATTTCTTGACTGCCGTTTTGTCCTGCTCATGCTGGTAGAATGCGGCCAGCTGTTCCATCTCGTCAAGCGTTATGACAAGGTTATCGTGGGGTTGGTTGGTGGTTCCACCGAAAATGATAGAACCGTCTTTGTAGCCAATAAACATTTTTTTACACTCCTTTTTATAGTTGCGCAAACAAAAAAGGCAGGCCCACCAAGACGGTGAGTCTGCTCTTTGCTTGCAGAATTATGAATTGTACGAACGCAAAAAAACGCGCCAAGTAGATGGTATCTATCGTACAACTTTCATTTTAGGCGAATCGCATATTTTGGCAATAAAAAAAGAGCCCCGCATTTCTGCAGGACTCTGGTGAAGCAAATCAAGTGTCGGCACAATTTGTTCTGACGGCTATCATTATTTTCTGTTTCCCTCAAAGTAAGGATTCTCCCAAAGAACTTTGCGCCCACTTTCAATGCGAGAGACAGTCTTCATGGGAATATCAGACCAGTATTTACTGTAGCCAGCGCAGTTCTCCGCAAGAAATTCTTTCACCTCATCGCTGAGCTTGCGCGGTGCAATAGCCCATGCAGAAATGACCTTATTCTTAATCATTTCAAAAGTAATCAGGTTGGAAACAGGATATTGCACCTGCATTTCTTTTCCATTGGCTTCAATAACGAGCCGAATGTTTTTTGCTTTTGCAGTCGCAGCAAACAAACTACGGCACTCACTTTCCCAACAATGTGGCTTGGACTGGAACTCCAGCATCCTTGATTGGGTAAGACGTTGGACGGCAACGAATTTTTTCCCGATGCTTTCGCTGAAAGGTGTGCCATCGCGAGAAGTGAGATTCTTATCGAGGACATTGACTACCCTTTCCGCCCATCCGGTAGGATTAGCGAAGAACTCGATGGTCGCGGTGTCATCAATGTGCTCAAGAAATTTACGAAGGCTTTCTTCAAATGCGGTGTCTTTCTTTTGCAGGACATACTGTTTGACAGCGTTTTCATAAGCCTCGTTCTGCAATTCGGGCGTGTTCAGATAGTCAGGGTCGAGAATTGTTTTCTGCTCCAGATAATCCCACAGCGTTTTCGTCATCTCACCCATTGCGGAATGGGGACCAGTGTAAGCAGAGGTGGCATCAAACAATCGCAGGAACTCATAGCTTTCAGCATAGGTCTTTTCGTGGTCCACAACATAAGCCATAAACTCAAGGTTATGCTGTTCATAAAAATGGTTTTTGCTCATGCTGGTGGGATAGTTACTGCACATTTGCCCAAATAATGCCTCGACACTATGCTCGCCATCGGAAAGGGGAACGCGGACAAAACGGTAGAAATTCGAGCTGTAGTGCTTATCCAGAACGTTACCGTCCAGAACGGAAATAGCAGGATTAGAAAGAAAAGAACGGAACGCTTTTTCATCAATAGTTTCGAGATACATAGTTTTACTCTCCTTATTTGTTATTTTTGGTTAGGTGGGGAAATTTATGGTATCAGTTCAAGCGTCGTACTCATCGAGTTGCTTTTCGGTGGCAGCGCCTTGGCGTTTCAGATAGTTGTCGGTTAGAGGTTCAACGTGAGTTAACGACCCATCCACCCAAAGCACGCGCTTCGACTCGTCGTCCTCATTGCGAACGCCATCAGCGATAACGGCAAGAGGCTGGTCAGTCTCCGTCTCATCATTTCCCGCGTACAGATAGCCTTTTACCATGTCGTTGGTTTCGTTTGGCAACTCCAAACAGAACCAGAAACCTGCACGACCGGTATTGCTGTTTTTGCTGGTGAGCCAGATACCGGGATAAGAATCCTTCGTTTCCTGGCCGAGCATAAAGTTAGCACTGATGCCGTCTGCGTCAAGCTCAGTGGAAACAGAGAGAGCAGAAGGTTTGGTGGCGTAAGGCCAGAAAGCTTCGATAACTTTTTCAATCGGAATAGTTATCGGCACGGATTTGCCATCAATTTGGCCTGTGATTGTCATTTTCATAAAAATACACTCCTTTTGTTGTTATAACGCAAAAAGAGCGGACCTCCCGATGTGGAAAGTCCGCTCTTCATGCGAAATTGTGAATTGTACGAAAGGCAAAACGCCCTTTCGATTGCTGGTATCTATCGTACAATTTCTATGATATGCTGTTCGCAAGGCGCGTCAAGTTTTATTCGTCAGCAATACCTATTTGACACACTCCCACGATTAAAATCGTGGGATTCTACTTCAACGAGGCCGCTGGCTGTCCCAGTCTTACGCCTCTCGGTAACGGCGTGGTGCCCCACCCGTAGGAGTATTTTTACGCAGGGTAGCCCATTTGAGCTAATCCCATACGGCATATATTGATAGCTGCATTGACGTCTCTTTCGTGGTGCGTGCCGCAAGATGGGCAATCCCACTGCCGCTGCTTGAGTGTGAGCTTCGGGTAGATGTACCCACAGCGGCTGCAGCACTTGCTGGATGGAGTGAAACGGTCAATTTTCACGACCTCCGTGCCACAGTTGGATGCTGTCCACTCTAAGATTTTGACAAACTCACCAAACGCTATATCATTGATTTTGCGTCCCCAGAGTTTTTGCATCCCTGCAAGATTTAAGTCTTCAATGCAGATGATAGCGTAATCTGCTATCAGTTGGTAAGCAACCTTAAAGAACCAATCGGTGCGTTGGTTACATATTTTTCGATAGATACGTTCCAACTCTTTGATTGCTTTCTTACGGTTATTGCTTCCCGGCTTACAGCGTGAAATATGTCTTTGCACTCGCTGCAGCTCTTTCAGTGAGGCTTTATACCATTCAGGAGAATCTATCACGCTGCCGTCATCCAAGTTGAGGAAGTGCTTTAAGCCGAAATCCATCCCGACAGCTTTACCTGCTCGTGGAAGAATTTCATTACATTCCTCTTGGGTGACGGCAAAGAGGTAGATATCACCTAAATTGTCGCGCTTGACGGTTAAGATTTTCACTTTACCCTTCAAAGGACGAGAATCGAAATAGCGATACTTCTTACCATTGATGGTGACGCTGCCTTTGCCGTCAAACTTATAGCCTGCCTGTTTGAGCGTGAAGCTTTTATACATCTCGCGCTTCTTAAATTTTGGCAGCGACTTCTTGGTAGGATGCGCCTTTTTCTTATTATCAAAATAGGCTTTATAGGCGCGGTCAACGCGCTCCACCACATCCTGAATTGCTTGGCTGCCAAGATTATGCCAGTGAGCCCACTTGCGGCGCTTGCAGATTTTAGCAATGTACTTTTTCAAATCATTGGCTTTAAGCGTTTTACCATAGACCAAATAGTACATGCGCCGCATAGCAATGCAAAAATTCCAAATCTCGGAGGCAAGTTCAATCTGGCGCACCAGGTATCTGTTCTTTTTACTGTTGTACAGCTTATACTTGTAAGTTTTAACAACCAGACGCATAGATAGCAGCCTCCTTTCAGTTGGACTCTACTATCCATGGTACGCAATTCGCAAGCATAGGCAAACAAAAAAGCTGCCTATCCAAAGATAGACAGCAGCTATTTATTTTACTTGACGCCTTTCATCCCACGACTGAAGTCGTGGGTTTTCCCGGCTGGTTTTTATAAATTTCGGTCATACCGACCTTTTGTTTGAACATAGGACTCATAATCCTTCTCCCTTCTCTTCGTTCAGCAATTCGCGTGCATGGTCAAGAACTTCCTTTGCAACAGGCTTACCGCCTTCATTCAGGGCAAGGAAAATTTCCAAGACTTCTGCGCGAGTTACGCTCTGGTCAATCTCAGCAACGCCAATGGAGGCATCCATAAACCAGTTCTTGTCCTGTGCGGAAAGGTCGTTGTAAAATACGCCTTTGTACGGGAATCGGTTCTCGTAAAAAGCAAGCAGGGTCAACATACGCTGCTTGCCATCAACGATTTCATAGTAGTTGCCATCGTTGCTTGTGCAAGTGAATGGCAGCTGCTTAAAGACGAAACGACCAATCTCGCGACCCATAAAGATGCTGTCCAACAGCTTTTCCCTGTCCTCATCACCCCAAACAGAACCACGCTGATAATCAGGGTTGAAATCAACGCCGAACAGGTATTGGAAGCTGAGCAGAGAGTACATGCTGCGGTTTGAGTAGTGCAGGCGGGACAGTGCAGAATTGCGCTTGGCAAAATGCGTGCTATTGCCATTATCCAGTGGGCGAACACTTGTCCAGGCCCAGCAGGAATAGTCGTCACAATTTGCACCACTGCGGATAAGATACATGTACCCGCCTTCCAGAGCCTCGTCAACAACGCAGTTTAGAAGGTGACCAACCTGTACTTTGTCGCCGACCGTGAAGCAATAAGAGGGTTTCCCTGCACGCTTGGCAGTTTCACAGGCTCTCTCGTAGGAAAGACCTTCGAGCGCAGCTTGTTTCAGGTTGATTTTTGCGATTTCTTTTCTTGCACTTTTCTTAGCCATTGCGATTCTCCTTAACCAATCCGATGGACTCCGAACAAAACAGCAGGAAGAAGCTGTTCATACGGGGTGTATTGGGCAAAATCGTAGATTTGAGCCTCATCGCTGATGATGTATCCGCCAGGGCAGGATTCGCCATCGTCATTGGAACCGCCGTTGTCATCAAGGCCACGGCTTTTGAGCTCGTTGAGGTAATCCTCACGCATAGCATCGTATGCTTCTTCCGGGGTAGAATATTGCTTTGGATTTACTTTTGTGTAAAGATGGCCCTCGTCATCGGTGAAAGTCTTTGTGATGATAAACATAATTTACACTCCTTTTTGTAGTACGCAAAAAAGCGGGCTTCCCGATTGGAAAGTCCGCTTTCAAGCGAAATGTGAATTGTACGAAAGGCAAAGCACCTTTTGATTGCTGGTATCTATCGTACAGTTTCATCATACGCCGTTCGCACAATATCGCAAGAGAAAAGAAGAAAAGCCGCTGCCTCCCAGCATAGGCAACGGCTTATTGTTATTTGCTCAACGCTTTCTCAGCGTTTTCTTTGACGGTCGAGCGGATGTCAGCAGGCACCTTCAGAATGTCCAATGCCGCCTCAACGGAAAAGCGTCCAGAACGTACAAGATTTGTAACACTTCCAGAAAGAGATTCGAGATGCCCTTCTTTGCGGCCTTTTGCAAGACCTTTTTCGACACCCTGCTGCTCGACAAAGTCACTATAATTACACATTTGATTGATACCCTCCTTGACGTCGGTGGTAACAGGCAAGCCGCACTCGGTTGCAAGTTGCAGCTTTTTCTCCACAGGCGTTTTATTATCAAAAATCGTAGAAAAGAGACGTACCATGTCATTATCGGACTCTTTATCCTGCAAGCAAGCCATAACAATGCAGTAATTGTCATATTGCTCTTTCGGAAAATGATATTCTTTGGCCAAACAGGTTTCGGTCATTGAATAGGTGTTACAAACACCACGAACTTCTTCACCAGGGTCAATACACAGCCAAATGCTGTATACCTTTTGCAGCTTATCATAGTCCGAGTTATGGAAAACAGATTCCTTTTGCGCAGAAACCATTCTGCCGCAGTAAAAACTTCCACGGTTCAGCATGTGGTATCCAGGGTTGTACTTATTTTGAGCTTCAATATCCACAATGACTCGATTGGCTTTACCGCCAGGCAAGCCAATATCGAACAACACATCGTAGTATATTGTTCCCTCATTTACGCTTTTGGATTCTACGTTCTTTTCGTTCAGTTTATCAGGCAGGTCTTCAACAGGATGACAGCTAATTTCGACTGGAGGGATGTTGGATTTTTGAATTTCTGCCAACTCCTCCGGTGTCATTTCGCTTTTGGCTTTTTTGTAGACAATGAACTCTTGAATCTTATCAAGAGCCATATCATGAAATTCTGGAATGCAATTCTTAGCGATAAAAGCCGCAACGGGTGTACAGCCAAGCAAGCTTTTGCATCCAGCATCCAAGTTTACCTTGTCATTGCTGATGGCATGCCCGATGGTATTAAGACCTTCCATGTCTTTATACCTCCTATATTATAGCATGTTCGCAAACAAATGCACTAGAAAATACTTATTGTACGCAAAAAAGAGTGGGCCTTCCATTGCTGGAAAGTCCACTCTTATGCGGATTGTGAATTGTACGAAAGGCAGGATGCCTTTTCGATTGCTGGTATCTATCGTACAATTCTAATTGTATGAGTCTCGCACGAATGTGCAATGGCCTTTAGCCAAGCATCGTCACATCGCCATCAACGTACCAGATGTACTGCTTCCAGTTAGAAGCGGTCGCACCAGGGATGAGCTTCAGCGCAGAGGCCGGAGGTACGCGGCTCGGCTCAAATGACATCTCGTAATGCTTTTCCAGGCCGTATTTCCGCAGAACGATACTCGGCATTACTTTGCCAAGCTCATACCACTTGCGAGGCGGGATACGGCTGCAATGTTCGCGGTGAATTTCAGCGTATTCCTGCTGGAATTTGTGAATGGCCCGAAGCAGTTGGCACATCGGGCAGGTATTAAGGATGCCAGGGTCCTTGTAGCGGTATACTACAAGACGATATTTATCGTGTTCCTTGGTGGTCAGAACGACACCAAAATAGTTTTTTGCCATGATATCCTCCTCGTTTTAGTAGTTAGTACCATACTCCAGGGCGTAATCCGGACGCTGATATTCGACGACCGGCTTTTCCCAAGAGCAGATGGGTTCAGTATTGGTGCTCGGAAAATGAGAGCTGATTCCGTTGGTGGCAAGCAAAGCTGCCGTGCAATCCGCAATCTGTGCAAGAAGCTCAGGATTCCATCCAAAGGTGTCATCTCCGGTCAGCTGCTTGCACAGGACTTGTGCCGCTCGAAGAATTTCAGTGTCTTTGGATTCCTGCTGAATAGGTTTCGGTGCAGCAATTGTGACATTTCGTGCAATGACGTTTTTGGGCAATGGCTCATCGACCCATTTTCCCTCGTAAATCTCACGGGCATAGAAACCGTCTTTGTCGAATTCGTCAAGGCGAACCCAATGGTCGGCTTCCCAGGTCCTTTGAGCGATTCCGTCTGGATTGATAGTAACCATCACACGTTCATCGTGTGCGTTGTTTCCCCAATGGGCTTCAGAGTCATTGCCAAACTCCTGAATGAGAAGTTTCCTTGCGAGTTCTCCATCGGTCAGTGCAGCCAATTCTTTGATTCGTTTTGTGTTCATATTTTTTCTCCTTTTTCTGTAAACAAAAAAGGCAAGCCCATCGTGGTGATGAGTCTGCCTAGTTGTATCAGTTTGTGAATTGTACGAGCGCTGAAATGCGCAGATGCTATCTATCGTACATTCACAATTTTACCAGCATCGCAAGCAGCGTTAAGCTGTAGCAGCGGCGTCAGCAGTTGCTTTTTTGGCTTCCGTGTATGCTTCGCAAGCCGCGTGATATTCACTCAGCTTAATCTGCGTAACGGTGTCTGGAACCTTGGTGCTGCGAGTTGCATATTCGCAGGAATAATATCCGTAGATATTTCCCTGCTCATCATCCCACAGCTCCGTAGTGATGCGGCCAGAACCGTTGAAGTCGGCCCACCAGAACTGGTTGGCAAGGAATTTCTTGCCGTTCACGTTCTTGCAGACTTCATCTTCCCACAAGCAATTCATGGGCGAACGCTGCTTGAAGACAACAAACCCGTAAGGGTCACGGCGTTTCATAACCTGGGACTCGTATTTGGCGAGCAGTTCCGGCTTCAAATCAACAGTCAGTCGGTCATTTAAAACATACGAGAGCTTCTCATCAGGGAAATATTTGTCGAAGAACTGCTTTGCAATTTCAATGAAATGCGCTTTTTCCTCCTTTGTCGCGAAATAATTCTTGTAGAAAGTGGTGCCGGGATTTACCTTAAATGCCATTTCAACCATTGCCATTACTCCTTTTCCATTTGGATAGTCCAGCCGTTCACATCGGAATAAACCGCATAGAGCAGCGTTGCGAAATTGTAGCCTCCGTCATACAGCGTATAGCGAAGGGAGATGTTCAGCGCAGAGTCCGTTCCTTGACGACGCCATCGCAATCGAGATAGCTGAACGTCTTTGTCGGATTGGTAAGCCATGCTTCACGTTCTTCATTGAACTTATCTTCATCGTATTCCACGATTTCCTTGAAATACGAATCGAACGTGACGAGCTTGACTGACGAGAAGACATCAGCCATCATTCCGCACTTTTCAATCAGTTCATCAGGCCATTCGACCTTGATGATTGCTGCGCCGTTGTCTTTCAGCTCTTTGTGAGGGCTGAGCGAAACGTTATAGCGCTCACTGAGAAAGCCGAACAGCCAGGACCAATCGATAGTTTTCAGGAAACTGGCAGCTTCCTTGGCGTCCATGAAAATTTTGATTTCTTTACGTGCCATGATATATCTCCTCACTATATTATTCGGTGCCGAATTTAGCCCACGCTTCTTCGACACTCATGTGATAAACCGCCTTAAACTGTTCTTTGAAATACGCATTGAACAATTCCCGGTGGTGAGGGCTCATGATGACTTCAAGAGTAAAGTCGGGGTCGTCAGTAGAACTGTTGCAGTAAGATACATAGGCATGAATGGTATCGTCCGGATGCCAGTCAATGTACATGTTAATCCAATCTGCATTTTCTTCTGAGTTCAAATCAAGGCCAAATGCCATATCAGCATCAAACCAGATAGGAACATAGACGTTAATCCAACCGTCGTAGATAACTTCCGCTTTGCCGTCGAGCACAAACCGCATCAGCTCAGCAAAGTTCTGCACCACAATCGAATCTTGAGTGCAGAGGTCATGAACCAACTCATTGTGAGTCATTATGAAATGCCTCCTTGTTATTTGTTTTTTTGGTTTTATTATTTTTTGAAACTGTCGAAGAACCGAATCATCTCGCGGTTTACACCGACTGCGGATTCGGATTCAGGATACAGTGCTGCAAAAGCATGAACGGTTTCCTTCTTGGAAACAAACCCGTAATCGTGGTGAACGCGCTCGTTTTCGAGGCATTTCTTAAACCCAAAAGTCTGTTTCTTGAGAAAGTCCTTTTTCCCGGTGCAGATATAGCACGGGGGGACGAGTTTGGAATAGGTCTCAGGCTTGATGAACTCAGCATAACTGTGATTCTTCCAGCCCTTAGACATATAGTAGTTCTGAAGCAAACCTACCTGGCCCTTGTAGATGTAATACATACCGCTCTGCAGGCCCATCGCGTTGATGACGAGTTTCTTGGCTGCCTTGGGTACGTTCTCTTCCAGTTCGTCCTCTACCGGCTGCATCTTAACAGGATAGCGGAGAATAGAGCTTGCCATGCAGGCAAGGAATGCGCCAGCGCTGTCGGCAACTACAAAGACCTGATTCAAGTCACCGACGAAATCTTCAGCACGTTCAGCTACAGTAGCAAACGCATTGATGACATCAGTGATTTGGCCAAAGATGTTGGTTTCAGGGACCAGACGGTAATCCGGTACAAAGGTGAGATAGCCTTCCTTAGCGAGCCAGGTTGCCAGGTTTTGATTCTGTTCTTTCCGGCCAGCAATCAAGCCGCCGCCATGGATATCGATGATAATCGGATGCTTTTCGGCATCGTTATCCGGGCGATAAACGTCCATGAAAAGATTCTGCTTGCCGCAAATACCAATCTCAGTGGCAGTTATGCCTTCATGAGGCATAACAGGCTGAGACTTGATAATTTCTTCTACATGGGTGCGTTCTTTCTTGGTGGCGGCATTGATGAAATTCATGATAAAAACTTCCTTTCAAATTGATAAAAAAATAGCGGCCGCCAATCTATAAAAAATGAGATTAGTGGCCGCTTGGGTGTTATTGGAATTCAAATGTGTATTGGGTTCCTCTTTCGGTTTTGACAAAAATTCTGCTTCCTGCAAAGCCAATAGCTTTTACTGTGCTGGTACGCAGGACGTCTTGTTGCTTTGGTGTTGTTGTTTTGAATACGAGTGGCTGCCCACTTGACAGCTCAAGAGTTCCGACCCGTCCAATGAGCGGAAGAACTCTTGCGTTGAGACTCGTGGTGCTGTGAAGCACACAACTGCTGTTAATCCGCATCATTGTCCTCCTGATATGAACTGGTCAGATATCCACATCCGGGTACTGATTCAACACATGATTGAACCTGTTATCCAGATGTTCATCGTTTTCGTCCCGCTCGGGATAATTAAACTTTCCTTCCTCTTCTGCTGCATCCCCCAAGCGTTCCATGAGTGCAATGACGCTTTCGAGCCAGGCGGAAGCCTTGCCAAACGTGTCATCCTCTTTTCTCTTGGCATAGAGCATGTCAGAGACTTCTTCGAGAGCCATTTTCTGCTGGTACAAAGTATTCCAGTTGATGTGCTCTACAGCGGAACGCAGGGGAGTTAAGTGTTCTGTTTCTGTTACAGTGTTCGTTACGGTCATCTTTTTATTTCTCCTTGTAGTGTTTAGTTACGATAAGCGTCAGCAAAGCACCGCAAAATTCCAACAAAAAAAGCAGACCTCCAAACGGATAGTCTGCTTCTCAGAATTGTGAAATTATAGCGTATGTGTGCTGTTATCTATCATACAATTTTTATTGTATGCGTTTCGCACGAATACGCAATAACTATTTTTTAGAATTAAGAATCGGAATTTTCCGAACTGTTGCTGTTATCATCGGAACTGGACTCAGCGTTTTCGTCCGCCGTGGAATTGTCACCAGATTCAGCGTCGGTGTTTTCTTCTGCGCTTGTATCCTGTTCGACAGTCGAATCACTGTTGACTGATGCGTATGTACCAGTCAAGATGACGGGAACTTCACCATAACCCAGATAACCGCTAATCAGGCTGCCGGAATTTTCGACTAGGTACTTGGTTTCTGTCATGTTCGGGAACAAGTAGATATCCTGAATCGTAGTGCCCTTCACATTAGCGCTGTCAAAGGTATCGTTGCACGCCGCAACAACACTATACCCGTCATAGTTCCAAACCAGATAGAAGTTCTTGCCGCCAATTTCAACATCATAATCTGCATCTCGGAAATCTTCAAAGGTACGATACTGCTTGCTGGAATTGAAAGCGACAGAATCGTTGTTTGTCCAGTAGAGACCGGACGGATTGCCAAACAAACCATACAGGAAGTTGAACTGTTCCTCCGGCTCTCCGTCGGTCGGATAGCCGTCGAATTTGTCCGGAGTGACAGACGAATAATAGAGACCGTCAAGGAACGCATCGCCGATATTGATGCCATCATCATTGGCTGCACAACCGTCCAGCATCAAGGTCAGTGAACCGCCGTTATATCCAATCGGATAATAGTCACAGCCGTCATCCTTGCTGGCAGTGTGAATGGAAAAATCACTGATTTCCTTTTCTACGCCTTCGCCTGTGGATTCTGCATTGATTTCACCAATGACTGTATCACCGTTTTCAAGTTCGTTCAATTTCAGATATCCCTTTACAGGCAAATCCCGTACATCCTGTAATGCAACGTCCGTGATATCCAGTGTCTTGCCGGTATCAACGCTGCGCAGCGAATAGAACTTGCTGCCGTCATCGTAAGACAAAGGACTCTGCCCCATCGGAATACCGTCCGGCCAGGTAGTGTCAGGATTGTCCAGCGTGCCGGGCGTGAAATCCGGGAGATTCGACAACAAAGACCAGGCATTGATGGGTTCCGGGGTCGGTTCTGCTGTCGGTTCCGGTGTTGCTGTGACGGCAGCCTGTGCTGCTTCTGCGCTTGCTGCTGCGGCTGCCTGGTCTTTCCGTTCCTGAACCACAGCTGTGGCGCAGCCGGAAAGTGTCACGGCGAGTGCCATGGCAGCTGCGGTGATATTGATAATCTTTTTACTCATGCGCGTTTTACCTCCTTATGTTTGCGGTTTTGCCTAATGCCGAGGAGTGAGAGACCCACCACGCCGATAAGCAAAGTGAGGAGTCCAAGTCCAAAAGCAAAGGCAATATATTGAATTACGTCGATGAGTTTAAGCCATTTTGCGACTGCAGCGCCTAAAACAATCAACAGGCCAAAGCAGCCGGTCAGATAAATGAGCAAGCCAAACTGTGCAGTTCTACTGAAAATCGATTCGAGTGTTTTCATGAGAAACTCCTTTCTATAAATTCAATGGTATGCAATTCGCAAGAACCTGCAACAGGAAAACAAAAAAAGCTGCCCAGCCGAAGCTGGACAGCTTGTGTGTTATCATATTTTATCGCCTATTGTTTCGCTCTTGTCTTCTGCGCTCGCGCTCCTCATATTCCTTCTTCTGATACTTGAGCCGCTCATTCAGCAAAAAGGAGTTCTCATCGCGGGTCATTTGCAGTTTTACCTCGTACCAGCAGCCGTAAAGAAAGGCTGCCAGAATGCAGAAGCCAACGATTTTGACTAAGAGGTTGAAAAGAACGTTCACAATAACCGGAAAAATATAGCCGATGGCTTTGGCGATAAGCAGGATGAGCCCACCGAAGACAACGATTTTTGCGATTGTCTGAACAACGGGCGGGAAATCGCCCAGGACTTTGGAAATGGTATCGTTAATTTTGGTGATGATATTAGTGTTTTTGCCACCGTTGTTATTATTTTCTGCCATGTCGGTTCCTCCCTTTTTATGCCAATTATAGCACATATCAGCGCAAAGCGCTACATCCCGCACAAGGAATTTTCCTGTGCAAATGTCGAACAAAAAAATAATGCCGCCACCCTTTCGGATGACGGCAAGTGCTGTTATTTCTTTACGGGGATATTCTGGTCAAGAACCACATCGAAGTTGTAGTGCGGCATCTTAGATGCATCACCACCAGCAGCTTCGAGGGTCATGTAAAAGTCCTCGTCGTTCATTGCCTGCACGAGAGTGTTCATCTCGTCGCAGGTATGCTTGAGCATGGGGCCACGCTTGTTGCAGTACATCACAGCCGAAACAGGCTGAATGCCCTGTGCAACCATACCGTCCCAATGAGTCCGCAGCTCGGTTACAGACTTCAAAGTAGCAACGCCGCTCATGAAGTCATAAATCTTGCAGTGGGACTCGTCGATATGTTCCAGAACGTCGATACGAGTCCGGTTTGCGTACAGCGGGAACTGGAGCTCTACTTCATTCCCAGTGTCAGCAACCAACCGACTGGCGAATTCCTGCGCATACTTTTCAAGAGTGAGAGGCTCACTTTCGAGAGGCTTTACGTTCTCGGCAATAGCGTCGAAAATTTTACGCCATCCCTTGTCGCTCAGGTCGATATCCGACTTGTTGGCGAGGGTATTCAAGAACCCACGCGGCAGACCGGAAATATCAACAGCAACAACGCCGGTGAAAGCGTTGAAGGCCGGGTGACGAGCCTTGTCCCAGATGGTATCAAACTGAGCGGTGGCGATAACACGCTCGCCGAGCTGGATATCCAAGCCCTGCGTAAGCATGTTGTTCTGGTAGAAATGCTTCAAGTCATAGCCACCAGTAACAACACCTTTGGTCGCATCCGTATCCAGCTGACCACACTCAACCTTGACAGGAATCTCGTACCCATCATAGTCAACAGTGAAGTTCTTTTCCTTCTGCTTTTCCTTATACGGCTGGAAAATGGGCTTGACGAGAACGTCACAAGTCTTACCATTTGCCATATGGAAATCAGGAATCAGGATACGGGCGGGAGCAACGCCGGTAGCGTCAGGTGCCAAGTAATTGCGGTACTTGACACCAAAGTGCTCAGCCAGGCAGGTGCGCAGCACGTTCAGGCTGGTGACCCGGCTCTCGGCACAGCTGCCGTTCTTGGTCAGCATGGTGCTGGCAGTAGCCTTGTCCATCTCCACATAGATGATGGTAGAAGGAGCGCCAAGAGCCTTAAACTGCTCACGCATAACGACATCTGCCATAGGAATCTCTTCCTGCTCGGACATCGTCATGGTCGTAGCGAACGGGCCGTCAACGCGATGATAGCTGTCCTCTCCAGGCTGCTTGGAAGCGATGAACCAGGGATACTTGTTGCGAGTTGCAACAAGGATGAAGTTGTTTAAGCCAACACCGTGAATACACAGTGGGCCTTCATCGGTATGTCCATTACCAAACTGCAGGTTTTCCGGCAGCTTTTCCTTAGACATACCGTTACCCCAGTCGGCAATAACCACACCGATTAGGTTTTTGGCATGGCCTTTCACAATCGCGACCAAGATGTTAATGGCATCTCTGCAATTAGAAATGGCGTTATCAACCGGCTCACAAGCGGCATCGCTCATGGGTAACTTCTGGCGCGAAATAGCGTCAAAGTAATGGTTGGTGATGCCGACGTTGAAAGTGACGTTGTTATTCTTCTTAGCCATAATATAACCCCGTAACGTGGGGCCGTCGTGCTGCTCTCGAATTTATCTCCACAGCAATGTGAGCCCCATGTATCGGGGATGTTATTATTCCTTTTTGTCGGTTTTGCAGGAGCTATCAGCAATATCAGAAATTGCTTCTTTTACAGCTCCGAAAACATCAGTTGCTTTCAGAAAATCTTCTGCCAATCCTTTGATGTGGCTGTAGTTTTTGAAGACTTTCTTCACAATAAATGCGCCAACGATTGATACTACTGCCAAAAGCAGCAGAGCTTTCGCGGCCTCGGTCAATTTTACTTGCTCTAACAAGAGCGCGAGTATCACGCCATCTTTGCTCAGCTAGGTCTTAATTAGACTGTGAACGAATGAACCATAGCTAACTGCATATTGCTTAGCTTTGGTTTCGTGGTTGCTGATAATGGTGTCTACTCGCTAAATTATGTTTCGAATCATGATAATGTCCTCCTTAAAAAGGTTTGAAATTGTTATAGGGTATATATAAATACGCTCTTAACGCGGCGTTCGCGTGCAGGAACATTTATATAAACACATTAACGCAGTGTATACGTGCCATGCTGATTAGCATGACAATTCTATGTAATCAGCCTTTTCTTCGGCTGTCAGAAGTCCACGTTCCGTGGGATGAATCTATATTAAACGCAGAAAATCTGCGGGAATCCTCAAAAAAGAAAAAGGACAGAAACCCAATATGGGCATCTGTCCTTCTTCCAGGAGGAATATGAACTATGGCAAATCAATGATATCTCTGTTACATTATCTATTCTATGGGTATCGCACACGCCGTCAAGAAATTAGATGTATTTTTTGAAAAAAGTTTGCACGCGTGAAAGTTGCCAAAGGATTTTGCTGCACGGCGTGTAAGTTTATTTTGTGATACGCAAAACACGCGATATTTCGTATAAAACAAAAAAGCCGCCCACCCGGTAAAGGGCAAGCGGCAAGAGGTTAAGATTTGATGTACAAGGACGTTCCCTTAAACGGATTCAAGAGACCGGGCTTATATTTAGTGCGAACATACTCTGCAATTTCGGTATCCGGCATTGCGTTCAGAACGTCAAGCCAACACTCGGCATTGATAGCCATGAGGCCACCCATGCCAAGAGCATTTTCACAACGCCTGATGTCAGAAGCAAATGCGGTGTGAAATTCGCAGGATTCCGCAGCCTTGATGATGCGGTCAAAGTCGTACATACCAAGACCTCCTCACTGGCACAGAGCTTTGAGGTCATCCTCACTCAGAACAGGCACACCCAAAGCGTTCGCCTTATCGAGCTTGGAACCGGCAGCTTCACCGGCAACGAGATAGCTCGTCTTTTTGGAAACACTGCCGGAGACCTTGCCGCCATGTGCTTCGATGTAGGTTTTGGCTTCATCGCGGCTCATGGAAGGCAGCGTGCCGGTGATAACGAACGTCTTACCGGATAGCGGTGCGGATTCATCGTTAGCACCTGTTGGGGTATGGTAGTCGAGATTGACACCTGCATAGCGCAGCGCAGCAATCTCCTGCTTGAATTCAGGGCCGGACAGCATCACGTCGAGCGCAGCATAGATAGCGTCAGAGAAGCCAGGAATGTTGCACTCTTTAATGGTATCCACATTAAGGGTAGACAGCGTCAGCAGACTGCCGTTCGTTGCCTTGCACTGAGTAAACAGCGCTCGAGCCACATGGCCACCGATAAGACGGTAGCCAAGTGCTTTGAGAACACGGTCCGCATTCTGACTCTTGGATTTCTCAATGGAATCGAGAACTTTGTCAACGACTTTTTTGCCGTACATTTCGACAAATTTGGTGGTGTTCATGTACAGCTTATAAAGGTCAACGGGGCTTTCGATGAGCTTGTTGTCAACCAAGTACTGAATCATCTGAGGGCCAAGTCCCTTGATGTCCATGCAGGGCTTCGAGGCAAAGTGGATAACGCGATTCACAGTCTTTGCCGGGCAAGCGCCATTGGTGCAGTAGAGGTCCACAGAACCGTTGACCGGTGCGATAGGCGCACCGCATACGGGGCAGACCTGCTTTGTCATGTCGTAAGGTACGGCATCAGCCGGGCGTTTCTCCAGCTCCACCATCGTGATTTTCGGGATGATGTCGCCGGACTTGTGCAGGACAATCGTGTCACCGATACGGATATCCAAAGCCTTGATGAAATTGGCGTTATTGAGCGTTGCACGTTCCACGCGGGTTCCAGCGAGCTGAATCGGGTCAAAGACAGCAACAGGAGTGACGCGGCCAGTACGACCCGTCTGCAGCTGGATGTTGCGCAAGACAGTTCCCTTTTCCTCTGCGGGATACTTGTATGCAATAGCCCATTTCGGGGTTTTGGTGCGCTCGCCCATCTTCTGGCGAATGCTCAGTTCATCGACTTTGATAACTGCGCCGTCAATCGGGTAATCGATATCATAGCGCTTTTCCTCAATGTCGTGAATGGCTGCCAAGATGCTATCAATGTCATTGCAATGAGCGTAATAGGTGGTCTTAAAACCGCAGACGTCACGCAGATAGTTCAGCTGGTCACAATGATACGGGCTGAACTGTGCTGCATCACCATTGTTGACGCTCTGAACATTGAAAACGAACACCTGCAGATTGCGTTCCCGTGCAATGGCCGGGTCAGACTGACGCAGAGAGCCAGCAGCGCAGTTGCGGGGATTCGCAAAGAGCTTCTTCCCTGCTTCCGCCTGCTTTGCATTGGCTGCTTCAAAGTCCTTTTCCGACATATAGCACTCGCCACGGAGTTCGATTTTGCCGATACCCTTGGGCAGCTCGATGCTGCGAGGCAGGCAAGTGAGGGCTGCGACATTGGCGGTCACATCCTCACCGACATGGCCGTCACCGCGCGTCGAAGCCTGGGTCAGATAGGCAAGACCATCGTCAGAACGTTCGTAGACAAGAGACAAGCTCAGACCGTCGATTTTGCGCTCCACAGAGAAGGTCACATCGGAGTATTCAGCTTTCACCGAATCCACAAAGCTGCGGACCTCATCATCGGAAAACACATCAAGCAGAGAAAGCATCGGTACACGGTGTTCAACCGGAATACCGAGAACACGCTTGCCGCCAACAACCTGTGTAGGGCTGTCAGCGGTCACGAACTCAGGATGTGCCGCTTCGATATCACGAATCTCGTGCATCACGGAATCGTATTCCTCATCCGTTACAACCGGAGCATCCTGCTCATAGTAGGCGGCACTCCATTCTTTAGCCTTTGCGCAGAGGCTGTTGTAGTATTCTTTGGAAGAAATAGGCAGATTATTGTTAGACATAATATTTTACCTCACGTATGTTATTTTTTTGTTTTTTATAGCGTAATGGTTTGCGACTCAGTAGTAGCCTGGCTGACATCTTCAATACCATCCACAAAAACTGTTGTTCTGATAATGATACGGAAAGGAACGCCCTTTTGCCAGGTGGTGTTTGCACGGAGTTCATCCACCAGGCCAATCAGTGCCTGCATCTTGAGCATTTCGATGGTATAGCGAGTCGGAATCATGGTTCGGGTCGTCTCGAGATAAAAATGCCGATTTTTCTCATTGTATCCGAGAGAATCGTTCGTAACATCCATTTTTGCAACAACGGTGTAGTCGCTTTTAGGGATATCCTCAAACGGTTCCAGAGACTTATCCAATTCTACCATGCGTTTATCGAAGTCTGCAATAATGCGGGCTTTTGCTTTTTCGTAAATTTCGCTTGCCTGCCGAACCTGCTCCCGATAGCACTTCACGCACTCTTCTTTCGTGTAGAAGATGTTGACGGAAGTGCCGGAGCAGCAGCGATACCCGGTGTTGTCCAATGGGGCAATGACGGTTGAAGAAATCTTACCCCGATTTACCGGCCGAAAATAGACCGGAGAATAATAGATGGTTTTGCTCGTTTCTTTTGCGTCCGTTACAACAACCGGGGTAGGTTTGATGTTACGAATCGGCTTTTTGGTCGGGTCCGCATTTGCGCGATAATCGCAAATCCAGACCATTTTGCCGAGGACGCTTTCAAGGTTCTCAACATAATCGTACATGCCGAGGTCATTGGTCTGGCGCGTAGGATTCTTTTCTCCAGAGCCCTTAATCATCAGCTTGACGGCATTTTTAGCGAGGTATTCATTCAGCTTCATGGTATTTTCCTTTCTTTCAACGAGCGTTTGTGAATACGGCAACAACCAGCTCCTCGTAGTCTTCGATGGCACAGTAGATGTCAGCGAAACCATAGGAGTGGCCACGGTCGTAGGCTTTTTGCCAGAGAATGGTTGCAGCCTTTTTGGAAATGCTGCGTTTCGTTTCGGCTTTGATGTCTTCCTGAATTTGAAGTTCGATAGCTTCCGAGATGTGTTCAATTTCTGCATTCTGCGCCTTCTTCAGCCGAGAGCATTCCGCATCCCAGGCTTTCTGTCGGCGAACGGCCTCTTCCCTGTTCCAGCGCACCGATTTCTCTTCGTCGATGATTTCACCGTCTTTCGGGCGTTTAGAGTTGGGCCTTGTTGGTCTTTTCCAAGCAGTTTCGAGTCGGTTGCCAAGATTTGTCCATACGTTATCCATTATAACACTCCTTTTTTCTTGTACGCAAAAAGGCGAACCTCCCGGTGTGGGAAGTCCGCCTTAAAGCGAAGTGTGAATTGTACGAGCACACAGTGTGCTTAGTAGATGGTATCTATCGTACAAGCTAAATTATACGGGTCTCGCACGAAAGCGCAAGATTATTCATTCATTGCTACAGTCACCAAACAGCAAATTATATGCTTTTTCGATTTCAGAATCAGACATGGCCTTCCCTTTTTCTTCAATGCTGTGCAGAATTAGAGTCTTGTCGCTCTCCGCATCCGGCACGAAGCCAAGAATCACATCCAGTTTGTTGCGATTTTCGTCCTGCGCAAGATACTCTTTGATTTCGGACCACTGCGCATCACGCTGGTTCAGAGCGTCAACGTTCTGGACACAGAACGGGTACTCACTTTGCGGCATAGCACCGGAAAGGTATTTGGTATCGTCGCAATACATCTTGATAAGCCGGACAATATAGTTCCGCTCTGCTTTGGTTCTCGCAGTCAGAATGTTGCTTGCGCTCTGGTACTTGTAGTTATCCCCAACAGCTTCCAACGACTCTGCAATCTGTCGAAAACTCAGCATTTCGTTTGTGGCCTTGTCATGCTGCGACACGGTGGAAGCATAGTATCCTTGTTCCGTTTCGTTTGCTTCTACCACGGCAGCGAGATTCGAGTCAATATGGATGAGCCGTTCACTGTTATCCCCTTGCGCACGAATTGTGTTGTTCACTTTCGCAATCCAACTGTCAGTTTCCGTAGCATCATCGCCCGCATAGAGGTAGGTTACAATATCCGGGTTAGTAGGGTTCGGAAGCTCCGCACAAGCCAAGGTCAGATTTCGCCCGTATTCTTTTGCCTGAAGGTACATGTTCGGATAATCGTCTTGTATTGTCTGAGCGATTGCCTCAACCTCGGCCTCGTCTTTTTCAATGACAAGGCCGACAGTGGCTACCTGCTCTTCAATGTTGAGCTGCTTCAAAATATCCTCAAGGTCGAATACAATAGCTTCTTTGTTGTTTGCATAGAATCGGATTTTCATAGATTTTCCTCCTGGCAACAATAAAAAAGGCAGGCCCTCGGTTGGAAGGTCTGCCAAAAAACAGTTTGAGAATTGCAAAAAGGTCATTGTGCGGCTTTGACAGCTGCGTTTATCATTGTGTAGGCAATATCCAGGAGCCGAAACGCAAGAACTCCAAAAGATAATGCTACCAGCAAAAAGCAAAACACAAATTTTTGTTTGTTCTCACCCTGGAAATAGTACATTCCAAAGCAGGACGCGATGAGAACGCAGAGAAACACAACGACCCAAATAATATCAGCCATTGTCCTGATTTTGATTTTGCTGAGTCGGCTGGGTCTTGACTTCAGCAGGAGCATTCGGAGTTTGATACTGAACATTCTGGCTCGGCTCTTTGGGAGTTTCGGGGGCCTGGTACTGAACAGTACTGGGGTTGTTCTGCTGTTCGGCTTTCTTTTCCTCATATTTGGTCTTGAGCTGAGAATAGGAATAGCCATCCTGTGGGATACCGTGATACTCATAATGGCCGAAAGCAAGAATCATGTTGAACACCGGATTCAGAAGGCAAAGACCAATCGTGAAACCAATACCTTCACCGAACGCAACAGCTTTCTTGTAGTTGGTGATAGCACCGATGATGAGAGCAACGACCAGGAACAGATTGCCGAGCAGCGGGATACCGGACAAAAGGCTCAGCACGACCGGAATCAGAAACAGCCAGCCGTTGCCCCAGTAGAGATTGAACCCAATGTAATTGCTGTAGAACGGGACGATGGATGCCCAGCCAGGCTGCCCGGCTTTCTCGAAAATCTTCCAGTTTGCAACAATTTTGAGTACAAAATACGCCACTACCAAAAGAATCACCGTGTAGAGCATTCCGCCCAAAAGATTCAATGCGCTGTAAGAATTGTACATTTTATATTCTCCTCTTCCGGCATATGAAGCCGGTTTATTCCTTCGTTTCGTTTTTTAGCTGCCGCTGCCGTTCTGCAAGTTCTTTGCCGCGTCTGACCAGTTCCGCATATTGCTCTTCAGTCAACTTGCGAGGCGGCTTGATTTTGACCCATTTCTTGGGCATATCTGCCTCCATACACCAGTCCTCATCCCGCGTGATTTTAACAGCATCAGGGTATTCTTTGGCAAGCTCTTTTAGCTGTTCCATACGAGCTTTGTTGCAGGTGTAGTAGGATGCTTTCTTCTCTGCATCATTGAATGTGATGATGGTTTCGCGTTCCCAGGGTCCATCAGATGCCTGCGTGGCCACTTTTTTATCGGGCATGATTTTTCTCACCTCAATCGAATAAAATTGCCGACATAGCAGGCCCTTCGCAGATATACCCGCTCGCCTCGGCCCATTTCGGCGTCATGAGCTTGCCATTTGCTTTCACAAGCACCATCTTCCGAGCAGAGGTATTCAGGAATTCCGCCGGAGCCCAGTTATTTCGCACAACGACGACAGCATCGTCGTCCGCGTTCTCAAGCATATGCTTCAGCTCTTTTACCGTCACCGTGTCACCTCCCGTTCAACACATCATCCAGTGCCTGCAAGAAAACTCTGGATTCCTCATTGATTCCGCCGCGACACAGAACTTTCGCAATATCATCAAATCCTACCAGGTACATATTTTCTTCACCCATATACCCTTGCGGCCAGGGAACCGCATAGTAGTTGTGCGGAAAAGAACTTGTGTCATAGCCGACCACAATATATTTCTGGTCTGCAACATTTTTCACCGTCAGGATAGTCCCAAGCGGTAACGCGTCTTTCATGGAATGAGTAGTTGCAGGCATGATTCTCTGAATTTTCAAAACAGCACCTCCCTAATTTTCATTTTATGAGACTCGCACATTTGCGCAAGGAAACTGAAAACAAAAAAAGCGGCCGCTCCAAAAGGAACGACCGCAAAGATACGAGTCAGATATTATTCATGGGAATCAGCTCTCCTGAAATCAGAAAGTTGATTCTCAGTGGAACACTGCACGAAAGGAATTCCCTTGCGCGGATTCACAAAAACGTCTGTGGTCGCAAACGCATTGCCAAAATCCATAAATTTTGTGCGCAGGGTACACCGTCTATAGTCGCTTGCGACTTAGGCGGCGAGGAATACGCTGACTAAGAGTATATTTGAGGTACACTCAGTAAATGCAAATACCCTATGTCTCCTTTCTTGAGTTTTTAAGATACTTTATCCCACGCAGAGCGCATGGGGCTTATCGTTTTAATAATTTTCAGCTTTTTAAGGCTTGTTGATTTTTTACCGCTTTTTGATGGCGTTTTGAATTCTACGTTTACAGAACCATTCTTTTTGGTATGAGTGCCATGGACAGTAAGAATTTCCCCGTTGAGAGAAACCAAATCACCGGGATTGAGGGCCACTTTCTTGCGACGTAGCGCACGATAGCCTTTACGAATCCTTTTTCCACGGTATTTGTGCAAATTTTCAGAATCCTTTTTATGGCTGCGGTTGATTCTACCGTTGAAGAGCTCTTTTCCAGTAGCTATTTCTCCTGTACGAATGTCAATGTAGCGAGAATCATAAAACTTTTCAAGGATGCGATTATTACGCCTTACCTTTTCATAATGTTCAAACGTACAGCGGCAGTTTGGATGAAACTCGCCCATTGCATACGCATCGTTGTTATGACTCTTTTCAAGATGAAGGGCAATTCGCTTTTCCTTGGTCATCGCGCCATAAGTGAATGTGACGAACGGCTTTCCAAAAGCAGCGTAAAGTTCATTAACGATTTGCCAGCGTACAGTGTTCATAAATGCTGCACCAGAAAGGTTGGCAAACTTTATATCTTCACCGAATCCATAGAGCTTGCCGCCTTTTTGATGGTTAGCTGGTGTATGGCACTTCTCGCATACTGTTATAAGCTCGCTGAGACTATTGTCATGGCGACCTTTCCAATAAAACATGTGATGCACGTGCAAAATTGCACCTTCACTGGCTTCGCGCCCACAAACTTGGCAGGTGTAGTTATCACGGTAGAATACTGCTTCCCGCAAGGTTGCTAAATTGTAGCGAGGGCCTTTTTGATAATCTGCGCCTTCTGGTGTAGCTTTACCTTCCTCGATTGCTTTTACAAGCATTGTGTCGAAAGAACCAACTTCAACGGTTGCATGCGTAATAGGCACAACTTCGCAATACATTTTAATGACATTGACGTTGAGTTCTTTCTTATGTTTAAGAGAGGGTGCAAGCCAGCCTTTGTCACGTTTGCGGTTGTCAAAGCGCTTTTGGCGGTAACGTAGCCTGTTTCTGCGAGTTCGGCGCATTCTACGGCAAGCATCGTGACAGCTTTTCTCGTCTTGCAATGTATCATATTGAGCAGATACATACTCGTGAGATTGGCTTTTCACACTGATGCCGATGTAGTTGTAACCGACGTCCTCACAGATTTCAATGGGTTGAATATTCGTTTCGCTGTCATACAGTAACTGAATAGTAAATGGATGATGCTTAATGATTTTTGCTTTTCCGTCTTTCAGAAGATGGCGTACCTTGCCAAGACGGATAGTCGGCATCAGGCGTTCACCGTTGTTGCTAAGAACACAAACGCAAGTGCTCATGCAAGGTACTCCTTTCGTAAATAATGAATCGATAAGTCAGGGCTTGCGCCCTGTGGTCCACATCGCCAATGTTGTTATACCGTTTTAGCCTTTCGACATGACGTTCGCACTTCTCCTACCCTTAGAGATGTTTAACGAGCCGTCCGCAGTGCTTACCACTTGTGGAGCATGAGTAAGGTGCCTATATTATTAGTACACAACGTAGTTTCCTGCCGCTGGAGCAGCAGACTTAGGCTAATCAACCGGGCTTACGGGTTGCCCTGCAAGCCCCATCTATAACCAGCGGACTGGTTAAGGCGGGGTTGTTGACGCAAACCAATCCGATTCATCCTGGCCCTGCTCACCATAAAGATGAATAACAGGTGCCGGAATAATCAAAGCACGATACTCGTGCGTTTTGCACTGTTGTACAGCTTGTACTTGTAAGTTTTAACAACCATGCGCATAAATAGCGTCCTCCTTTCATTTGAGCTCTACTATTCATGATAGGCAATTCGCAAGCACAGGCAAACAAAAGCTGCCTATCCGAAGATAGACAGCAACTATTTTTTTACTTAGACACCTTTCACCCCACGACTAAAGTCGTAGAGCTTCTGGCTAACTTTTATAGCGATACAAATGCGTTAAGCACATATGAATCATTACAACATGAATGTGTCAATTCTGATTGTTACCCTCAAAATGTTTCTTTAGTGTTGGCCTTTCACCCCACGGTTGAAACCGTGGGCTTTCCCAGCCTTCATTTTGTAAAAGTCAGGAGCTTACCGTGTTCGCCTTGGATGTAGAGTTTCATGGCTTACTTTTCCTCCTTTTTCTTGTCGGCGTTCAGAATCTTTTCCAGAACGTCGTTATAAAAATCGTCAAGGAACAGACCGGTTTCTTCATCCGCTTCCGGAGCAGTGAAAACACCGTCTCCTTCAGCTGAATCCTGTACAGCGTCGAAGACACCGACTGCGCCCCAAAGCTCATCGGCCAGATGGTCATAGCCGAGGTCCTTTACTTTTGCCGAGAGGTCAATCAGCAGCATTTTCTGCCGAAAGAACTTGTTCATATCCAGGCCGATGTAGGGTTTTGCTGCAGTATTGTTTTTCTGAGACTTTACTTTGAAAATACCCCAGTCAAAATTGCTGTCTGCGCCGTACATATACCCGGATGCGAGGCAGAAGCCTTCAGCAGCACTGTCCTCAACGTTGATACCGACTTCATAATCGCTGCCGGAATCTTCATCCAGGTTAATCGCAGAGCCTGTTGCCTTTTCGTACTCTGCCTCAATGTCAGCTTTCATGGCTGCCAGCAGGGCGTTGAAATCGGTGTTCTGGGAAAGCAGATTCATGTTTTCGCCTTCCTGGTTTTTAATGAGAATGTACATAGTATTTACCTCCTAACAATCAAATCATGCTGTCAGACAATTTGTCGATAGCTGCCGTGATGGCTTCGTTTTCCATCTGAGCAATACGCTCAAACAGATGAGACCAGTCGATGGCATCATAGACACGCTTGACAAACGCATCATAGGTGCCACCGGCCTTCATCATTTCAATTTCAGACTCATAGCAGCCGGGCTCCTCAAGTATGAACTTGATATCGTCGGTTGGGTTGATTTGTATTGTTGCTTCGTACTCATTCATTTTAATTATTTCCTTTCTTTTATACGCAAAAAGGCGAACCACCCAAACGGGAAGTTCGCCTAAAGCGCATTGTTAAGTGTGCGAAGGGCAGGGCGCCTTTTCGATAACTGTTATCTATCGTACATTTTTGATTATAGGCCGTTCGCATAAATCCGCAACAAAAAACCGCCACCCAAATGGGCAACGGTAATGAAAAATTAAATTTCAGCGCAGAACATCGCGAGTTTCTGCCACAGCAGATAGGTGCTGTACCTCATGCGTACCTTTTCAGGAACACCAGTAACCAAACACCATTTGTGAGCAGTGGCTTTGATGCGGGGAATCTGCCTCTGTTCGGCTTCGGTAAACGTCTTGCTGTATAGTCTGCGACGGCGTCCGGAATTCCAAAAGGCTCCTTCCATCGTTTCGCAAATCAGAGCGTACGCCAAATAGCTTTGGGCTTCTTCGTGAGTCAATGTAACCATCGTTTTCATGGCTGTCACCCTGCCTTTCTCTCATTGCGAGCCATATGCAGCGCATAATCAAGCGCGTCAGGGTCATCGGCCAAGAATTTCGTTTTCTGAAGTGTACCAAGCTTGGGATGCTTCAGAATCATGTAGTTCCCTTTATCCTGGAAGAGAGAGCCCTTGTCATAGACCAACTCAACCTTTTCAGCGGACACTGCATAGTGGCGAATGCGGTCACATTCATCAGCATAGTTGATGGGAGTAATATAGCCGATTGGCTTGTTTTCTTCCATCCCTGTCACAGTGACCAGAAAAGCCTTAATGGTCCGGGCTTCTTCCTCTTCCTGCTCATCATAGTATTTGAACGTGATGAACATGGGAGTATCTTTCTTGTACGCATCTTCCTCAGGGCAGAGATACGTTCCACAAGAGCGGCAGAACCAGAGCATCGATACGGGCTTTCCAGTTTTCTGCGCTTCTTTTGCATAGCGCTTAAAAATCTTTATGTCCAGCTTGAAATCCTCGATGTAATGCTCAACCGTGCTTTTCACGATGAGTTTCAGAAAATCACAGATGGAAATAGCGGTCATAGTCATATTGGAAGTCATAATAAAAATCTCCTTTTTTAGTCAGCCATGACCTTGGAAACATTCATGTCATAGCGGTTGAACTTAGAAATATAGTCAAAAATGGTATTTACTTGAGCTTTTGTTGCGGTTTTGGTCTCATCCATATCGAGGAATGTATTGCCCATCGAAGGATTACGAATGGCAATCCAACCGCGTTTATATAGGAAATCGAGACCCTTGCCGCTCCAGTCATACGCCATATTGAGAACTTCATGGTCAGAAAGACCAAACACTTCTCGATTGCGCATGATGATGCGGCCAGCCAGGGCAGCGTGCTCGCCAAACTCGCAGGCATACCAGGTGCCATCGGGAGCAATCAGACCATATTCGGTCAGCTGATGCTGAATGGGTCTATCACTGATATAGCTGTTGTACAGTCGCTGACGGCGTTCAACGGATGTGCCTTTCATGTTTGCTTCAATCCAAGAGGCAAGCTTGGTCCAAAAATCGGTTTTGTAGAATTCCGGGTTGGATTCCTGCTCAGGAAGCGGTTCGCCATTGAATTCTGCAACAAGGTCTGGGTGGGTAAAAAGCCATGCACCGTTGTTGAATGCATCAGAATAACCCGTTTTTCCATAGAGGAAGCACTTGATACCGTCATAGCTGCAATCGATATAATGATGTTTTGCATTGGTGCAGAGCGTTTCATAGCTATCAGTCATAGCAAAGCGGTCAACATAATTGAGCGGATGTGCAATCATATCCTCACGAATTTGATTGACCAGCATCTTGCGTTGAAGCTCCTCAACCTTCTGCCCGAGGGAACGAACATGAACATTGTCATCGACAAGTTCAAACTCATTGACACCAACAAGTTTTTTCCGGCCTTCGATAATGTCCTGGCAAACATGCCTTTTTTCTTCCTCGTTGCCACCCATCATGCAGGAGAGCAGCAGCTCCTCACACTTTTTATACGGCTTGTCCATATTCCAGAACCAGTCACGTGCAATGGCGGTGAGGAACTCACCATCCATACTGAAATGTAGTTGTTCACCCATGTTGGGTAACCTCCCCAATTGTTATGTGTTGTTCTCGACAAAGTCTTCGCATTCCTCGCTGGTCAAAACCACGCCGAAATAGGCAACACGCTTGACGGTGGTTTCCCACACGCGAACGGTGCGTGCCATTGGCTGAACGACCCAGGAATGACAGCGCCAGAGCCCGTCTTCGGAAAGAGCATACCCCGTTGCAATAAAGCACCGCTCTTTGTTCTCATACCAGAGTCGTGCAGAATTGTAATGGCACTGGCAATCCTGACCTTTCCTCATATAGTTGCTGCCATAGAAGAATTGGCCGCGTTCAAGGATTTTGGAAGCATCTTCATCGAACATCGTCATGCAAACTTCATCCCCGCCAAAGGTGAGAATTTTGTCGTGCAGTTCCTTCATGTCACCGAGCGTCTGAGCATTGAATCCAGAAGAGGTGTTGTAAATTTGGCTTTTGGTAAGCCGCACTTTCCAATCCTCGTTCATTGGGTTCCAATGAACAGGGACCGGCATTTGGTCGGCTTCAAAAACCGGATGCTTGGCACTGTTCCAGCTCTTCATGCTGCATTCTCCTTCCGATGAGCGGCTGTGGCTTTTTGCTCTTGAGGTTTGATGACTTTGAGCAAAATACCGCAGCACTGATTCAGAGCAAAAATGCTCAAAACCAGAGTCACGATATTGGTCACGTTCAAGCTCTGTGCCAGGGCACAGACGTTCAAAAGGATTCCAAAGAGGAAAAAGACGGCGAGAAATGCAACAACGGCGTTAATTATCTTATTCATGTTCATGGTATTTTCCTTTCTGCTCACTCAATGGAGCATATCGATGATTTTTTCTACGAGTGCATCGTCTGTCACGAACTGGTTACGCCCCACAACGCCAAGGTCATTGGAGGAGAAATCCTTCATATCGGCGGCATAGCGAATCAGATTTTTGTCAGACAAAGGCTGATAGCAGCTCTTCTCTGTACAAATGTAGACACACTTGTCGTTGAGCACGTTCTGGATGTGCCCGGAACAGCCAACGCGTTTACCGTTGACGGTAATGTTGTGCAGATTGTGGGTCAGCAAAAGGTTGGTGCTTTCAGCTTCTTTTACCTTTAACTGGTTCAAGAGCTTGCGGGACAAATAGACGGTTGTTTTCATTGCGACTTTCTCCTTTTAGAAGTACTTGTAAGCGGCAGTTAAGCGTTTGCGGTACAGGTCCATCGTAGTCAGACCACCTGCATAGACTTTGCGGGAAGAGATTGCCACGTTGGTTCCCGCTTCCATATGGGAGAAGAACATCGAAAGGCAATCTTCCAAACTGTCGCTGGTAGTGAGGGTTTCATACACCGGATACGAGTATTTGGCGGCTTTGCTGTATGTGCTGTTAAGCTCATACGCGAAGAACATTACCTGTCCCGTAACGGTGTTGGGGTCATAGCCATTGCCATAACACCAGTTGAAAAGGTCTGTCTTGCGGCTGTAAGTCCATTGCAGGAGCCCATAGCCGCCATCCGAAGGGTTTTCGGCTGAAGCGTTAAGACCACTCTCCATTGTCATGCAGCCCATTACTGCAGCAGTACCGGCCTTAGAAAGACCAGCGGACCGCAGAGCTGTGTAGATTTCCAGCTCATTGTCGTCAAGATTATCTGGAATCGTTTCAGTTTTCGGCTCGGGCTCTTCGATAGCTGCTTCTGCGGTCTCAATCTGTGGTTCCGGTTCTGCAGCATCGGAAGATTCAACCTCAGCCCCAGCAGTTGTGATTTCCTCCTGTGCTTCTTCAGAGGTCTCCATCATCGGGAACGCCTCATCGAGTTCATTCACTGTTTCAATGGGAGTGGAAAACGCGACAGGTTCGGTTTTGGGAGCTATGTTTTCCTCTGCGTGTGCAGGAACAGAAAGCATAAAACCCATGCAGGCGATGATGGTAAAAATACACATCACCGCGACGACAATCAGGACATGCTTGTTCCGAAAAATGCTGTTATTATTCTTTTCGACTTTCATTTTGTGACTCCTTTTTTGTGTCTTTTCCTTGTAGCGAAAGATTGTGATTTGAGATTTGTGGTTTGTTTTGAATTCCTCCTTTTTCTGTAAACAAAAAAGGCAGGCCCATCGTGAAGATGAGTCTGCCTTGAATGAGAACAGAATTATGAATTGTACGAGCACGCAGTGTGCCAAGTAGATGTTATCTGTCGTACAACTTTTATATTATGGAATTCGCAAGGATACACAAGAGCTTTTGATGTGCTTCTTTTTCAGGCTTCGTTAAGCCACTTCTGAGTGATATCCATGAGTTGATTCTGAAATTCCGGGTCCGGCAAGGTTTTGCTGTCTGCCCAAATTGAGTTACGGACGATTGGGTAATTGTATACAATGCCGTCAACGATATAGGGCCAAAGCACCACTTCACCGCTCACAAGCCAAAGTTTCCGGATTTTGACGGGTTTTTCGTATCTTGTAAGCCAGCATTCACTGGTTACGACGGAATCCGCCACATATTTCTGCGTTTCTTCCTCGGTCAAAAGATTCGGGTCATCGTCCTTGATGTTGTACATCCGTACAATGAACGGTAACGGCATGTCCTTAGAATATTTCTTGTTCTCCCGCAGTTCAGCGAGCAGGAATTTTGAGACAAAATGCGCGATACCGATGCTGGTCAGGCAGTCATCGAGGGTGTGCCCAAGACAAATTCTTGGGATTTCCTGGTCCTCCCCTTTCATCCGATTCGTTGGTATCTGCGGGATGACATCGTCCGGCAGGTATCCGGTATCTGCCATGATGTGATAAAGAATCATTGATGTTTCCTCCTGAAATAAAAAAATAGCAGGCCCTCAAAAAAGAGAGTCTGCTTTGTTTGCACGATGAATCGTTCGTTCGAACTTGCTCCTATCGTGCGGTTGATATTTTGCTGAGTTTGCACATGCAGCCCCAACAGGCATCGTTCAGAACGTCTTGTCGTTGGGAACTTGCAGATACATCCAGGACTGTGGTGCTCGCTTAACGCCAAGCTCTCGCAGGGATACATCCAGAGATTGGATGTCAGAGACGTTCCAACCATATAGAGTGCCAGACTTATTGCCGTATGCAATCAGCTCGTTTGCGGTAAGGCAGCTGTTCTTCACGAATTGAGCGGTCTTTTCGGTCGCTTTTGTGCCAATAGCATATGCCGGGAGTTCACGCAGACAGTCGAGCGTATCGATGTCCCGGCAAACAAATGCAGCAGTTACTTTTCCGGCACCAACATCAGCTTTCGTCTCGTAGCAGAACACCACAAAAGGATAGCTGATTTCCCACGGCATGGTTTTTCGGACCTCAATGGTCTTTTCTCCGCTCAGAATCTTTTCAAGCCATTGCTTTTTGATGCTGAGAAGAACCGCTTTGTTCGAGTTGATTTCAAGGGCTTTATTAGTATTTGAATTAAGCATTGTCATGCTCCTTTCACGCTTCTTACGATTGCCACATCGGCTTCATTTTTGCTGTTGGCAAGAACCAGAGTAGGCTCAATCCAGCGAACTTCTAGGCGGTTGCGTCCCTCACCGACCCAATAATGATGCCAGTGAGCGCGGCGCACATGAGGGCGAACGCTGTGACTGCTGCCACAATGGGAAAAGCTTTCGGCACAGGTTGCATTAGCAGAACGCATTTGCTGCTCGAAGCTTTTCCCGATAACGTAACCGACATCAAAAACAAAAATAACGGCAGAACAGCAATGCCGCCCTACCGCATGAGTAATGGGTTGTGATTCATTTGATTCATTTGTTTTTTTGGAACGTTACCATTTATGGAACGGGTTCAAAAGTCCGGGACGGTATTCGTTATCGACATACATCTTGATGTCGTTATCGTCCAGGGCATCCAAAATGTTCATCCAGCATTCCGCTTCGACGCGCATTTCACCGTCCATTTTCAAGGCCCTGTCGCACTGAACTAAGTCTGCTCGAAAAGAGTTCACATAGAAGCAATCTTTTGCGGCAGCTGCGAACCTGGTAAAGCTGTTTTTGGTATTTGTGGTCATAATCTTCATCCTTTCTAAAATATTTTTCTAATCAATACATAAAAAATAAGCAGGCCCTCAAAAGAGAGTCTGCTTACAAGCGCATGACAGATTGTTAATGTTCAGTTAGGAGGTAAGTGATGGTATCTGTTATGCAATTATTATTTTAGGCGGTTCGCACATTCGTGCAAGTGGCTTTTTAACTTCGTTTGTTTTTGGGCATGGTGTTAGTCCAACCCTTAGATTTGTGCTTTTCAGAGCTGTCGCCTTTGAACATTTCGGATACTTTGCTGCCATCGTCTTCCGCATGAGCAATATATTCAGCCGCAAGAATTTCATACTGTGCGCGGGAAATCCCGGTTTGCTCTGTAAAATTTATGAATTCATGTTCAAACGCCAAACTGAGTGTTATTAAGACGCGATTGGCAAGTTCTTGCCGGAATTCATCAACGGTGCCATCAAATTTTATTGTGCTGTCGTCCTCATCATCATTTGTGAAATCATCAGCCGCAGCATTGACGGCGTCGCCAAAGAAAGTGGTCATCTCGTATGCCATATCGGAAGGACTGATGTCCGGGATACCATTTTCGTCTTTGTCGTTCAGCTTTACTTGAAGCATCCCCCGCATGATGCTGTAGCGCATCAGCAGCACTGACATCGTGCTGTTGGGTTCAAAGTTCTCAATTTCCTTCTCAAGCATTTTTTGCTTGCTTGCGACAATTTTATAGTTTGCTTTCATGTGGAACTCCTTTATTTTGTAGGTTTCCAGATTTATATGTTGACGCAGCCATATTGCCAAGATTGCGGTGGGCGCTTTAACCCGAAATCAGAGAGCTTCTTGTCGAGCGGCTGCGTGCTTGCCACATTCCTTTCTTGACACCCTCCCATGGTTGAAACCGTGGGCTTTCCCGGTCTTCATTTTGTTTGATACCTCCCGAATTAGATGCTTCCAAAAGCCTCTTCAACAGCGCGGGTTGTCATGCAGATGCGTTTCTCGCTGCTGTGCTCTGCATTCCAATTCCGTGCGACATCATTTGCGGTTAGTGTTGCAGAAAAAATCTGAATACTATTTCTGTTTTCAAAAAGTTTGTTGCAGATAGCAACAGCATCTGCGCGACTCATATCCTTGAACCAAGTCTTGATGATAACTTTATAAATCAGGTCGGTTTCTGCGGCCTTGACGGCTGCTGCCATCTCTTCGTCGTCATTCAATCCGCTGCGCTGCGCACCGCCAAAAAGTGCAGCCATGTCACTTGCGATAAAGCTATCGCCATTATCCCACATCTGCTGATAAGCGTTAATGATACGCTCGGTTTCGAGCTTATTCGATTCGTTTGCTTTTGTAAGGATATCGGCATTGATGCTGTTAATAATAGTGTTAATCATTTTGTTCTTCTCCTGCTATAATTGTGTGTTTATCGGTTCTCTCTACAACTTTCATGTCGGTGTCCTCCAAATGCAAGGCAAGTCAAGCACCTTTACCATAAACTCGTCTTACGGTAGCCACCGGAACCTCACGTTTCCCTTCCGGTAGTACAAAAGTCGGCTCTATCCAGCGGACTTCCAGGCGTGTCCGGCCTTCTCCGACCCAATAATGATGCCAATGAGCACGGCGGACATGAGGTCTGACTGTACGGCCCGTGCCAGTTGCCGTAGATTTCTGATATTCTGTACCGGAAGCCAGCTGCTTTTCAAAGCTCTTCCCGATTACAAAACCGACATTATAGGTTTTGATGTTGACTCTTTTAGGAGCTGCACCAGGTTTGGAAACAAGGATGGGCCGCTTCTCTTTCGGGATTTTTACCTCTTTGATTTCTGCGTTTTTTGATGCAAGATAATAAGCGGCAGAGACCGCGATACGAAGATATGGCTCGATACCGGCGTTGAACTCCCGCTGCTTTTGCAGCTCATCCTCGCTGAGAACGCCACCCGGTACGTTTGAAATCGTGGCGTCATTGACGGTCGCGGAATCCGTTCCGTTCTGAAAAGCCTGCTCACGTGCATCGTTGTTGCGCCGGTAGGACTCAATCAGCTTCTTGCCGTTGAGACACCACTGCATACATTGACAGAGCTCGATACTGTCAAAATTGGGGTTTGCCTTGAAAGGGACAATCAGAAAGAGCGTATCCACATCGTTCGGCCCATGGGAAGCGTCGAATTCAATGTGTACGAACATCGCATCATGATGGGAACCAGCAGGAAGATTCATGACAAAGTCCCGATATGGCAGCCGCATCATGATATCGGAATAAATCGGTGCGTCCTCAGTCTCAGCCAATGTTCTGAGAAATTCCGGAGCGAAATTGTACACGGTTTTTGCTGCACGCCAATAGTTTGCGACGTATGCCATCGAGAACTGTGCGGCTAACTCCCCATCCATCGCATCGGCAGCAATCTGCCCGTTTTGAATAAGGCGGTGTCCAAGCGGAATGAATTCCTTCACATAATAATCGTAGCCCTTGTCCAGCAGCTTGTTGGCCCCAGAATTCACAAGAAACTGACTGCTTTGCTCAGCGTACCAGAGAGCGCTGTTCACGATGATATTATCCACGATATCACCTCACTGCCAACACAATTTTATTGTCCCGTCAACAAAGAGAATCTGGCTGTACTCCTCACCGTCAAGAACGATGCAGCGGTCCTCGCCGTGTTTGTGAGCGCCGGTACAATACACAGTTTTGTTATTGATAGCCGGGATAGACGGTGCCTTTGCCAAAACCAGCTGACCGCGCATTGCGCAGATATCTAAGAAAGAAATGATGTGGTCGCCCACCCCGGAAAACCTCCAATCTCGTTCACAGTGCTTTGATTTGGAAAGAACCCTCGACATGCGGCAGCGGTTCGTCGGTGACTTTCAGAACGGAGCTATCTCGGCTCTCTGTCACATATCGAATAGCTTTAAGAATTTCGTATGCCAGCTTGCTGTTGTAGGCAAGCTCAGAATTTGAAATGCCAAAGTTCCCGTTCCAGCCAATGCCCATCTTTTTGAGCTGCGGAATCAGAAGGTCACGAGCTTCGATGACTCCTACTCCATTCCAGCGTGCATCATGGTAAGCTTGCAGTCGAAGCAGGCGGAGCTTCCCGTAGTCGTAGTTGGCTGCGATGTCCAAAGACTCGAAGATGATACCAAACTGCCCCATCAAAATCCGAGAGTATGTATCCAGGGCATCGGCAACGACTTTCCAGGAAGAAGCATCTAAGCCAATCCTGTATTTATACGGAGCATCCTTTTCGGGCAGCTCCCGCGCATGATGCAGCACGTCTTCCAGAATGTCGCTGCACTTATCAGATAAGCTTTTGATAGGTGCCGTTACGTTCACAGCCGTCAGCATAGCACAAGCACTTGCAATGTTCTCCTCGCTTGCACCATAGGTTTCTCCAACTTCCTTGCAGATAGAGGAAAAATCGTTGTTGTAAAACGTTATCATAACAGCAAGAGCGTGCAGAATGAAGAAGTACTGCTTACCAGTGAATTCAATGTACATACGGCGAAAATCCTTTCATTTTCTACCCTTTCATTATACCGCGATTCGCAATTTCTCACAATGGAAAGCATCAAATGGTAACAGTTTATACATATTTTTACAAGCAAAAAAGCCGCCTCCTTATGGAACGAAGTCAGCCAGTCGGAACAATGCATCGGAATAATATCAAGGTATTTTCGATATTGTTCCGAACAGATAAATCAGTGATAAATGAAGATGCTTTTGGTTCCTGGATAGTTTCATTGTTTTGCTGTATGATTAGAGTATAACAATTATAATGATACGAAAGAGATTAAATGCGGCGAGGTACAATCAAAATGGATGTGACAATACAGACGGTTCTCCGGCTCTTTGAGCAAGGCATTCCCAGAAGAACCATTGCCAAACGTGCAGGCATCTCATTGCAGAAGGTGCGCAAAATATTGATTACTGCCGGTGCCTGGTCAGATGAAACATCAGAAAAAATCGGGAAGATGCGTTCGAGCGGTATGTCTGTTCCGGAAATTGCAGAAGAAATGGGCATGAAAACCAATACCGTTTGGAGCTATTTGCCATATAGCAAGGGCATGTACAATCAGGAATACCCGACCATTAACGCCATTCGGGTCCGAAATTCGAAGCGAAAAGCAAAAGAAAAAGCCCTCACCTGCACGGATACCGCACAGAATGAGGGCAGTGGCGCTTGCTGAAGGATTCGAACCTTCGGACAGTTTCCCATCGTCGGTTTTCTGGACCGATTCCATTAACCACTCGGACAAGCAAGCAGATGGCGCAGAGGGTGAGATTCGAACTCACATGCCGCGATTTCCGCGACGGCGGCTTAGCGAGCCGCTGCCCTACCGTTAGGCGACCTCTGCATAATGCACCTTTTAACGTAGGTGCGACGTAGTGACCCCTAGCAGACTCGAACTGCTAACTCCACGGTGAAAGCGTGGTGACTTGGACCAATTTGTCGAAGGGGCCATATTGGTGTGTCGGACTGGATTCGAACCAGCGAACCGTAACGGAACAGTTTTACAGACTGCCTGCTTTAACCTCTTGCATACCGACACATGTGGTGCTTCCGGTTGGAATCGAACCAACGGCACGCGGTTCTTCAGACCACTGCTCTACCAGCTGAGCTACAGAAGCACATGGTGACCTGCGCGGGAGTCGAACCCACAACCTTCAGTTTGAGAAACTGACGACTTGACCAATTCGTCGAGCAGGCCATATGATGCCGCATCATGCGGCGGGGATTATGCGATGACTAAGATGTCATCTATCTTGGTATCCAGCATTGCTGCCAATATCACAAGGTTATCAATGGTTGGAAGCGCGGTTCCAGCTTGCCATTTGGCAACCGCCTGTGTGGATACACCGAGGGTATCTGCCACATCTTTCACCTTGATACCTGCTGCTTTTCGCAGCGTCTTAATGTTGGCACCGGTTTTCTGAATATCGATAGTAGGAACGTTCATTTTCTTGCTGCCTTTCTGTATTGCAGGCAACAAAAAAGCTGCCTGCCGAAATCTCGACAAGCAGCTATGACATGCAGTTATCGCTTAGAAGACGCACCGCATCTGTACATGGTCTGTTTTTGCCTGTCGAGGAGTATGAGAAATAAAACTGCGTTCAAAGGACATGAACTCAGAATATTCGTAACTATACTCATACGACATGACATTAACAGTGTTGCACAGCATTTCGGGGTATCTCCTTTCGTTTCGTTCTGATATTATTATACCATGTTTTTGTGAATCTGCAATCAACTTGTGGTTTAGTTTTTTTAGTCTGTATACTATTCAAAACAAAAAGCCGCCTCTTTTGCGAGGACGGCTTTTCTTGTTGTGGCAGGGGCGACACGACTTGAACATGCAACACGCGGTTTTGGAGACCGCTGCTCTACCACTTGAGCTACACCCCTATATTTAATGCTCCAGCTGAGAGTCGAACTCAGAAATAAGCGGGACTTAAATCCGCTGCGTTTGCCAGCTTCGCCACTGGAGCATATGGCGGGTTGTGCAGGGTTTGAACCTGCGGCCTACGAATTAACGGTCCGTTGCTCTGCCAGCTGAGCTAACAACCCACAAGTGGCAGTTGTTGTACTGCCGGACATGGTGCGCTCACGGGAAGTCGAATCCCGAACCTGCCGATTAAAAGTCAGCTACTCTACCATTTGAGTTATGAGCACTTGTCGCGCATCTGCCGTGCCTTGCTTATGGGAACACAGCTTCAAGGAATCTCACTTCCGATGCGCATGGAAGTGAGTGCTGGCCGAGAATGATTGAGTTGAACAACCAATGTCAGGGCCAAAACCTGATACCTTGCCGTTTGGCGAATCCTCGAATATACAAACTGTATAACGCGAAACACTTTAATAAGCCTGACCGAATTCTATCTCGGTGGCATTAGAGTGACCTGATTTTGATTTTCTGCATCAAAAAAGCACCCATCAGGCGTTGTGCGTCTGACAGGTGCTCATATCGTGCAGAGTATGGAAAACAACCGATACTTGGATGATTTTACTCAACCATCACTGCACTATGATTTGCACAAACAGACAACACAAAACAGCCGAAGAGATTCGAATTGCTCCACAGCTCTTGCAACTTATTCTGTTTGTTCATCATAGCAGCAAACATCGTGCGTTTTTCCTTTCATCAAATTCAGTGTCTTAATTATACAATGTGTAAAAGACAAAGTCAAGGCTTTTCATAAAAATAATAGCAGGCCCATGCTTATTGTTTGTCTGGCTTCCAAGCCGCAATCCGCGCTATCGCCTCCGAAGCTGATATGCCCTCATACGAGTGCAGCTTGCCTAGAGCATCTGCCATCTTGACTTCATAGTCAGCCAAAGCCAAGTCGATGGGCACCGTGATTTCAGCATATCCGCCTGGTGCTTCCAGAACGGGTGTCCTTGTGCTTTTCCTATCAACACTCCAGTTTCTTGCCAGCAAGTAGTCGTACAGCGCATACGGATTGATAGCGTTTATACCATTCGCCGACGATAGAATCGTATATGCCCGCTTGTATTTTCTGGTTCTTTCCGCGTCTTTTTTGGTTGGAGCGTGAGGAAGCCTGGTTAAGTCCATATTGCTGCGCAGGTCCGAGAGTTTAACTTTGACAGCAATAGGGTTTTGCTGGATGTGCCAAAGATACTCGGCATACGGCATGTTCTTGCTTTGTGTCAATGCGTCCACAGCATCAGCAACTTCTTTTGGAAACCCCGTTCTGATGTCTTCTATTGTTATGGACGTATCTTCGACAGTATCATGCAGAAATGCCACAGTTTCAGCAACGGGGTCCCCTTTTACCCTTTCCGCTACAGCCGCAACGTGTGCTCGGAAATAGTCCTTTCCTGCCTTATCCTTTTGTCCAGCATGAGCCTTAATAGCCCAAGCTCTGGCTTTGGCAACCATTTCGATGTCAGACCTTTTTGTCATGGTATTTCCTCACGATGCGTGTTTTATAGTATACTTTGCCCTATTTGATATGGCAACTCATTTTCTTGTGTCACTCACAAAAACAAAAAGCCGGGAAGCCCCGGCAAAATCTGGCGGCCAGAGTGGGATTCGAACCCACGGACGTTTTTAGCGTCGCTGGTTTTCAAGACCAGTTCCTTAAATCATAAGATTTGTGCGTAGGGTACACCGTCTATAGTCGTCTGCGACTTAGGCGGCGAGGAATGCATTGACCAAGAGTATTTTTGAGGTACACTTAGCAAGTGCAAATATTCTGCGTTTTCTTTCTTTGGGGTTTAAGATACTTTAGCCCACGCAGAATGCATGGGGGTTGACGTTTTAACAATTTTAAGCTTTTTTAAGCTGGCAGATTTCTTGCCGTTTAAGGCGGCCACTTTGAATTCCACTCTTACGTTGCCTTTTTTATTAGTATGAGTACCATGTACGATAAGGGTTTCTCCGTTGAGAGAAACCAAATCGCCGGAATTGAGGGCCACCTTTTTGCGGCGTAGAGCACGGTAGCCTTTACGAATCCTCTTTCCACGGTACTTGTGCAAGTTCTCAGAATCCTTTTTATGGCTGCGGCTAATTCTTCCGTTGAAGAGTTCTTTGCCTTTTGCTTCTTTGCCGGTACGAATGTCAATATACCGCGAATCATGAAACTTTTCGAGAATGCGGTTATTGCGTTTTACCTTTTCGTAATGCTCAAACGCACAGCGGTCAACTGGATGGAAGTTTCCCATCGCATACGCATCGTTGCTATGACTCTTATCAAGATGAAGAGCAATCCGCTTTTCTTTGGTCATTGCGCCATAAGTGAATGTGACGAACGGCTTTCCAAAAGCAGCGTAAAGCTCATTAACGATTTGCCAGCGCACAGTGTTCATAAACGCTGCACCGGATAGATTTGCAAACTTTATATTTTCACCGAATCCGTAGAGTTTGCCGCCTTTTTGATGGTTGGCTGGTGTATGGCATTTTTCACATACGGTTACAAGCTCATTGAGACTATTGCCATGGCGGCCCTTCCAATAGAACATGTGATGCACGTGCAAGATAGCACCTTCGTTGGCTTTGCGCCCACAGACTTGGCAGGTGTAATTGTCGCGGTAGAATACCGCTTCCCGTAAGGATGCTAAATTGTAGCGAGGGCCTTTTTGGTAATCTGTGCTTTCCGGCGTGGCTTTGCCTTCCTCGATTGCTTTTACAAGCATCGTATCGAAAGAACCAACTTCAACGGTTGCGTGCGTAATTGGCATGACCTCGCAATACATTTTGATAACGTTGACGTTGAGCTCTTTCTTATGTTCAAGAGAAGGTGCAAGCCAGCCTTTGTCGTGTTTGCGGTTATCGAAACGCGGCTTGCGGTAACGTAGCCTGTTTCTGCGAGTACGGCGCATTTTACGACAACTGTCGTGGCAGTCTTTCTCATCCTGCAATGTATCATACTGTGCAGATACATACTCGTGAGATTGACTTTTCACACTGATGCCGATGTAGTTGTAACCGACGTCCTCACAGATTTCAATGGGTTGAATATTCGTTTCGCTGTCATATAACAGCTGGATGGTAAACGGATGATGCTTAATAATTTTTGCCTTTCCGTCTTTCAGAAGATGGCGTACCTTGCCAAGACGGATGGTCGGCATCAGACGTTCGCCATTCTTACTGAGAACACAAGCGCAAGTGCTCATGCAAGGTACTCCTTTCGTATAATAGTTGTAAATCGATAAGTCAGGGCTTGCGCCCTGTGGTCCACATCGCCAATGTTGTTATACCGTTTTAGCCTTTCGACATGACGTTCGCACTTCTCCTACCCTTAGAGATGTTTAGCGAGCCGTCCGCAGTGCTTACCACTTGTGGAGCATGAGTAAGGTGCCTGTGTTATTAGTACGCAACGTAGTTTCCTGCTGCCGGAGCAGCAGACTTAGGCTAATCAACCAGGCTTACGGGTTGCCCCGCAAGCCTCGTCTAAATCGGCGGACCGGTTTAAGCGGGGTTGTTGACTCGGACACCTGACCAAAAAAGGATGGGGCGGAGCCGAAGCCCCGCCCCAATGCAAGGAGAAAATTATCGGATATAGTCAGAGGATGGCAAATTTAGTGGATGCCCAGGGAAGCAGCATAAGCAGCTTCACGCGCGGCAACCTGTGCCTGCAGAGCAGCGATGGAAGCAGCATAGGCAGCTTCGCGCTTGTCAGCAGCAGCCTGAGCTTCAGAGGTAGAAGCGTACTGGGGCTCGTTGCCAGCCAGAGTGCCAGCATAACCCTTGACGCCATCAGCGCCCTTGACAGTCAGAACTTCGTGACCACAATGGTCACAGACGTAAACGTTACCCTTGCGGGTCCAGTTGTGATAGCCACAGCTGGTGCAGACGGTGTACTCATTGCCCCAGGTGCCATTGGCAATAGCGGCGGCAATTTCACCGTGCTCAGAGACTTCAACGTTCTTGCGAGGAGCGGTCGGAGTAGTGGTGGTAGTACCGTTGCCCTTGTTGGAGCCGGTAGAAGTGTTGTCCTTACCGGTGTTGTCCTTATCGGGGGCCACTACGTCGCCCTTGTCATCGGGAGTGGTGGTGCCGCTGTCGCCGGTATTGTCGCCCTTGTTGTCGCCCTTATCGTCGGGGTTGGTGACATCGCCCTTGTCATCGCCCTTGTTGTCATCCTTGCCGTCATCGGGAGTGGATGCAGAAGTGGCTTTCAGGGTCAGGACGTTGTCGTGGATGTCGTCGCCCAGGTAGTAGAACAGGCGGTCATGGTTCAGGCTCTTGCTGGATGCGGTGTAAGTATCGCCGGAATCGGTGGTCCAGGCTTCAACGCTCTGACCATCAACGCTGCCGGGGAAAGTGGCGGTGTCAGTTTCGGTCAGCACAGTGTTGCCGTCAATCTGATAGTTGATGGTGATGGAACGCGGATTACCTTCGGCCGCATAGCAGGAAGTGATGCCGTCAGCGGTGAACCACTGGTCAACTGCATCGTACGGCAGAGTGTCGCCGGGATAGTAGTTGTAGGTGTAGCCGCCGTGGCCCTGCAGGGTAATCCAGTAACCGTAGTCATACTGGCTTGCCGGGAACGTCATAGAGCCGCCCGGAGCCAGGTCCTGGGAAGAACCGTTGCTGAAAGAGAAATGATAGGTGTCGCCGGTGGCTGCGAATGCTGCGACAGGCAGACAAGTTGCCATCATACCGGCTGCTGCAATCCCTGCGATTGCTTTGATGATTTTCTGATTACTCATGCTGTGTACTCCTTTGCTTTTTTGATTTTTTCGTCTATTTATCTGCATTTATTCAGATACCGGTTTGAAAGAAATCAGCCGCAGCTTTGCTGCGTTGCCCACCATCTGCCACGTGGAGGCTTTCTCATGGATGGTTGACGAAGCAGATATGTGCTTCGCCAGTGTCGCAACCGTCTTCGCCACTCGACACAATTTCGGTTTGAATTTATCCCCGTAAAATCGCATGTCCATGCTGCGCGGAGAGGATAAAATTCTTCGTGGTATGGTTTCGGAGTTCCGCGCCTGATTGGCCGTACTACACGCAATGCAGTACAATACCCCAGATACCTTTGGCGAAAGGAAGCGAAAGGGTGTCTGGATGGAGAAGGGAGATGGCCTCGAACCATCGATACCCTGCTTTGCGGCAGGTGCTTTATCCAGCTAAGCTATCCCTCCATGATGGCGGGTCAAGCCCGCCAAATAACGTTACGCAAACTGGAAGTCGCCGTACTGAGTCACGGCGCGTTCCAGGCGCAGAGGAATGGTTTTTGTGCTCTTCTGAGTGATGTCCTCGCGTGCTACCTGAGCTTCACTCACGCCAGCCGCCTGCAGGACTTCATACAGATTGGAAGGACCAGTACCAGCATAACCGCAAGTCAAGCCATTAACCTGAAGCGTGAAGCCGTGCAGATGCGGTGCCAAACCGGGAACGAAATCGAGGTCAACAATGACCTCGTCGCTCTTGTCGTTTACACGATTGACCGAGATGGCGCGGACGTTCTGATTGCCAAACATTTCAATCAGCTTTTTGGCTGCTGCAGCGGTTTCTATGGTAGTCGTACCTTCAACATTGATAATTGCCTGTTCCATAAGTTTCATCTCCTTTCTATTATCGCTTCATTGGGTAATGGGGCTTGATGGCAGGTTCGAACTGCCGACCTGCGCGTTACGAATGCGCTGCTCTACCAACTGAGCTAATCGAGCACGATAGGGTGTTTTATGCTGGTCACCCCTTGAGCGAGAAGCCAACTCGCATCCAGCACCATTCGATAGCTGCATCGATGGATTCTGCTTTATACCCTTTCCGCTGTTTTCCGGTCTTATTCGCGACTAATACCGGGACTATTGGATACTATCAGGCACAGCACCTGTTTGTCTATTATTTTTGAGGCTGTCTCATCGACATTCGGACAGCGGACCACAAGTGGACCATGCTCACCAAGTTTAACGTCGTGGGTACGGTGACTGCGACGTGTGGAGCAAGTAGCGGGGGTCGAACCCGCGTCTCCGCCTTGGAGGGGCGGAGTATTAGCCGTTATACGATACCTGCATAAGATTGCGGGTGAACCCTCACTTAGCCCCGCCATGACATCCGTTTAGTAGGTCGTCATCCCCGGATGTCATCTTCACACCACCTGACAATCTTGCGAACCTCATCGTTGACGATACGCGAGAATCCAAGAAAGCGCTTGGGTGTTGGTCAACTTCAAATTTTGAGCCCTGTCGTTGATTCCCTGTCAAATCGGGTTAACGGTTGTTGTTGGGCTGTGTGTGAGACTGCGGCGAAACTTACCAGTTGCCGTGCAGCAATCTCGCCTTTACGGCTGTGTCGCGTCTGGATGCGCCCCGACTTGACGGGGATGCTCGTACGTTTGCATGCTTCTAAGACATTCGTCAGCAGCCGCAAGAGCCGCTGTCCGCCACCCGCCACGAGGAGGCCGCCTTAATGGGTGGCATGCTGTCCGCCAGATGTTGTGTATAGCATCGTATCATGTGATTTCGATACATCCAACGGATAGCGTCTGGAGCTGGAAATCGGACTTGAACCGATGACCGACTGATTACAAATCAGTTGCACTACCAGCTGAGCTAAACCAGCAAATACAAACATTAGCCAGATGCCCGGAACACGGAAACATCTGTTGTCCACCGTCCACCGCGTGGAGGCTGTTTGCTTGGACGGCTGGCGCGGAGTTACCCGCGCCAAAGAAAGGAAGGATATTACTATGAAACGGATGATTTCCACGCTTCACCTGTGTCAGCTCAAATGAAGCCATGCGACCAAGATTGGGGAAAGGAAAACCTTGATGTCTCAGGAGCCGTTCCTCTTCCTGAGAACAATTGTATTATACCATATATGTGGTATCCGGTCAATGAAAAGACACAATATATAGTGTCTAAATTGTAAACAAACATTAAGATACCACTATATCTTGTGGTTGAGGCAAGTGCATCACAAATGCCTTGCGTTTCCGGCAGTTTGCAGGAAATTCAGTAAATCTTTGGCCGAGCTGACCTGTGAAACCACTGCACCGCTCTTTGCGTATAGGTCAGCAATGGAATCACCCTGTCCCCATTCGTCCCGTGGTTCGGCTTTCTTTTCAGTGACCTTCTTCTGCCGGAAACACCTCGTACACGCTGACATACAGCATCCCCGGCTTGTAGTCAGCGTACTCAACCAAGCGCTTTTGGTCGTATACTTTCACGTCAGAGTTATCGTCCGCTGTGAGCCAAAGATATTTCACATGTTCGGCATAGCGCGGGTCTTCGATACGATAGCTTTGCCCCTCTTTGATTTTCAAATGACGTGCATTTGCTTGGGCACGCGGAAACTCAACGAATGCGCCGTAGTCGCCAATCACGATTCGGTTATACCCGCTGGCAATGACCGTGCCGCTTCTGGTTTCGAGTTTGGTCGTATCGCCGGACATATTGCACCATTCCGGCAAAGTTTCTTCAAATTCTGCCCGCACATCCTTGAAAAAGGTACGTGGGATGGGCTTGTACTTGTATTCGTCGGCAAGCTGCTCTTGATATTTAAGCATCCGAGCGCCGGTTTCCGAGATTTTGTGCTTCATGATTAACTCATCCACTTCTTTTCCCACTGGTCGTATTCGGCAACTTCCCGTTTCACGGTTCTACCGTCTATCTTATATATCGTGATACGTTGTGCATAGTTTGCTGCGTGCTTTTGCAGCTGTTGCAGGGCCTCTTCCTCAGAGTCCGTTTGCTTCATCCAGAACAACTTTCCCCTGCTCACCGTAGTCACCCGTATAGCTGCTTCGGATGATTCGTGCGGCACGGTCGTTCTCCTGCTCTTCGTAGGCTTTTACAATAAAATCGACGTAAGTTTTGAACTTCTGCTCGTCACCTTCACGATGCGCTTCAATGAGTTTCCCAATCGTGACAACGTTGATTTGGTTCATGCTTTTTTTCTCTCTTTCTACTACAATTATACTCTTCCGATAAACTGAAATGTGATTTCTTGACGATTGTTAGCGAAAAATTCATAATTTGAAAGGGCAAAAGCTGAACGTTGGAACGTCTGAATCAGGGCTTTCAACCTGGTATTTGATGACTCTTTTTTGTGCCCCTAAAGCCTTGTATGTCTGCTCAGCATTCACGCATAAGCCGTTGGCAAAGAAGAGAGTGGAACCATTGCGTTCACTGATATTTTCGGCAGAATACATTTTTGGCTTTCTGATTCCGGGGTCGAGATGGATTCCACCGCGCATCAGCTTTTCAGCATAGAACCAGACATCAACGCGGGAGAAAATGTAAAGCAGCTGCGTGGTTCTGAAATAATAGAGAATCTGGTCCGCACCACTCCTGTATACCCAGCCCGGGGTGTGCCATAAAGGGTCGATGCCATCCCGATACCGCCGCGCCACCCGTTGTTCGTTCAGAGCGTCAGGCACCATGGAGAAGTAGTCCACCGAGGTTTCCAGGTAGAAATTTCCGGTATTGTGACTGTCCACTTTCGCTTCCAGACCAAAGGTCTTTCCATTTTTCTTCCAGACGATGAAATCGGTATCTTTGTCTTGATATGATTTATCCTGAGTCACGTCATCGTAATGGCTAATGCCATGATTCACTTTGATAATCGGGTCGTTAAGGAATTTGCGAGCCAAGTCTTCTCCGAATTTTCCCTCATCGAGTTGCTTGGACATCTTAAACTGACGAGGGCTTTCTTCCCAGGCTATCATACTTTTACACGGCATCTGCCGAATTTTCAGGCAACTGCGATACGATATGTGCAACGATACGTTCTGTACAGGCATTGACAACGGCGCTGGCAGTCCGCTGTTCACGCAGCGAATGGCAGAGTTCGTCGAGTTCGGATTCCGTGAAGGGATAGTCTGCCGAAGCAAGGAACTTCTTGCACAGTTCTTTCATGTCATCGTCGCCTAAAGGCTTGACGCGGTGTTTGAAAGTGAATCGGCGAATGAGGGCTTCGTCAAGGTTATCGACGCGGTTTGTAGTGCCAATGAGAATGACGTCATTCGGGAGCCGGTCAAGTTCCTGCATCAAAGCAATGGTGACACGGCTCATTTCAGCGACGTCATCACGGCCGCCACGGCACATTCCGATGGCATCAATTTCGTCAACGCAGAGAACGCAGGGCGTGCGTTTTGCGTAGTCGAATACTCTGCCGATATTCTGCTGTGTACGACCAAGAGCAGAATTGACAAGGCCAGAGAATTTCAGGAAAACAAACGGTAAATTCGCCTTGTGTGCAATGTAGCGGGCCAATTCAGTCTTACCAACACCAGGAAGGCCCGTCAAAAGCAAAGAGCAAGTATAGTGGATGCCAAGCTCCTTGATGGCTAAAGCTGCTTTTCTGGTGGCCAAGAGCTTGTTGATGACTGTTTCTTCCTCCTCGCGGAGCAGGAACCGGCTCTCAGGGAAATTCGTGGCATCCTCCGCAATCAAGAGGTTTTCCAGGTTGGCGGGCAGCTGAATCAGTTCCGGTTTCAGAAGATTCAACTTTCTGAGTTCGTTTTCTTTGAACCTGGCGTCCTTTTCGGGTACATTCTTTTCAAGCATGATTCGGCACTGAGTCTGCGCGTTTCGAATATCGCCATCCACCACAAATCGAATTAAATTACGTACGTCGTCTGTCATTTCATTTCCTCCTAAAAAAGAAATAGGCCGCCAAATGGCAGCCTGTTAATATGAGGTTATATTCTGATTTTTGTTTCTACTGCAAATAGTGTTTACCGTCGAAACAGAGAGATTATATTCAGTGGCAAGCGCCTGCACCTTCTCGCCTTCCCTGTGGCGTTTAGCAATCAGTGCATTACGTTCCGTGTTTTTTCGCGGACGGCCGCGTTTCTGTAAAATTCCAGCTCTGACATTTTCCTGATGAAACGTTTCATAAATCGCCGTTTTAGAGATTCCGTATTCCTTGGCAATAGTGCTGACCGAGACCCCTCTTTCGATTTTGCTTCGAATATCGGAATTCCTTCGATTGGTCTTGTCTTTCAGCGCCTTGTGATAGTATTCCTGACAGGTTTTTCCAATTTGGCGCATGTCCTTGTAAAGAGTGGATTTTGAAATACCGTATTTCTCACAGATGTCTTTTGAGGACGTTCCTGCCTCATAATCCGCAAGAATCGCCTTGCGCCTTTCATCCAACTTTTTGGAATTTGTATGTAAATGCCCTGCAAGGACGGTACGGACACTGCTTCGAGACAAAAAGTATTTTTTGGCGATTTCCTTATCAGTCATTCCGGCTTTCGCATCTTCCAACATAGCCGCATTGCGAACTTTCGTGGCAGCAGACTGCTTTTTCTTGTTCTTCTTAATCGTAGCTTGAGCGTATTCAGAAACAGTATAGTAGCACTGCTGATAGGTCACGCCATGCTTCTTTGCGATTTCAGCAACCGTCATCCCGGCTTTCGCATCTTGAATCATAGCTTCGTCGAGAGGTGCTCTTTTTGCTTTCTTTGCAAGATTCTTTTCTTTTGCTAGGTCTCTCACCATGGCATAGCAATAAGAGCTTGAAAAATACGTTTCCTTGGCGATTTCCTTGACAGTTTTGCCAGAAAGATACATTTCCCGGACTTTTTCTCGGTCTTCTTTGACCTGCTGCTTCGCAACATCTTTCTTTGATGCAGCCATGCAATTATTCCTCACTTTGACAACTTTTACTTTTCCCTGGGCCTGGACTATACCGCTTCATGGCGCGATATACGCTTCCCTTTTTGAGCCCGTATTCTTCCGCAAGCTCTTTGACAGAAACGCCGTTTTTGTATTTCCTGACCATCTCGGCGTTTCTTTTCTTGCCAGTCTCGATACGGTTTTGGCTGTGGATTTGTCGGCCATTCTTTCCGTGTGCATGAAGAATCCGATAAAAGAGCGTTCCACTGATGCCGTATTTTTCCTGAAGCTCCGGAGATTTTGCGCCCATCTCATATTCATGAATCATCTGGGTTTGCCAGGCTTTCTTCTTTGCTTTTCTCTGCCGGGCCTGTTCTTCGTAAAAGTCCTTCAGACTATATCGGACAGTAGAAACACAAATTTGATACTTTTCGGCCAGCTGTTCCTGGGACATACCGTTCTTGGCATCCTCCAGCATCTTTTCATTTCGCGCCCTGACTTTGTCATGAGTTAGACACACGTGGGTAATCTTGTTAATCGGCATTTTCGCTATTCTCCTTAGCTCTGGCTTTTACGTTATACTGGTAAATCCCATTTTGATGAAGGATAAGATAACCTAGTGAAGGGCTGATATTTACCTCCCTGCTCAACTCGATAATCGATTTTCGAGGATTTTTCTTGTAAGCATCAAGAAAAGTTTGGTTCCGCATCTTTTTCTCTTTTTTGAGAGCTGTTTCAATATGATTGTATTTTTGGCTTTCGTACTCTCCGCTCGAATGCAAGATTGCATAAATACGCTGCATGGAAATGCCGTACATCTTGCCCAATTCTCTGGCCGTCATACCGCCTTTATACTGTTTAACAATTTGCTCATTTCGAGTGGTAAGTCTCTTCCTCTTTTTTTCAAAATAACGAGGCGGCTCCTGCGTACCTTTTAGAATCTTGTAGCACATCGTTTCTGAAAGATTATAGTCCCTCGCGATTTCTAAAATCGGCTTTCCATTTTTGTAATCTTCGATGATGCTTTTATTGCGGTTCATGCGTTCTTCTTTGTTTGACATAAAGCCTCCGATAAAAAGAAAGAGCAGGTTCAAAACTGAGCCCGCCCTAGCCTTTCGGTCGGATTTTGCCCGACCAACGATGTTTTTTGATGCCTTTCGTTCTATATTTTGTATTATATGCAATTCGCACAGATGCACAATGTTTTTCTTTCTGGTAATTTATGGTAAGTGTTGTGCAAAAAAATAAGACCACCACCCTTTTTGGGGCAGTGGTCTTGATTGCTATTGCTTTTGAAAATCAATCCAGTAGTTTTCCGGCCTTGTATGAGTGGTACAAATAGCTCGGATTACAATAGTAAGTTGCAGTATTAAAATCTGAGATGTCATCGCTAATGAACGAGGAAAATACATCAATTACATCCTGGACACTAGGAGTGCTAGTACAGTCAAAGATGATGCGCTGGTACACTTTTCCGATATCTGTATAAGATGGAACCTTGTAATGGCAGTTAGACACCGTATCATACGTTCCTTCCGGCACAGGAAAAAGCTCACAAATTTCATCGGCAGATTGCTCAAAGCTCTGGCAGTGAAACACATCCGCTGAGTCGAGAATTGCCTTGACTCCGTTTGTGCCAAGAGCAGAAACCACATCCTTGCGATGATTCCTCGTAACGCGGCCGATATATTCAATCAGGCTGCAGGTATAAAAGACATCGTTTTTGCTGTAGGTTGCAGTTTCAGTCATACTTCAATCGCCTCCTTAAAAGAGAGACATTTCAAAGCGACTTCCGTGTGAAAGCTGATTTGATGCGTGGGATGCTTGAATTTTGCCAACGCCCAAAAAGCTTCACGGCTAATATCACCGCTTAGAAAGTCGTTGACGTAGTTCCAAATGGTGTCATCCGCCATGGGTCCTTCCACAATATCATAGTCATGATGTTTGCCCGAACGACATATAGCAATAAAATCAAGCCACTCATCACTCATTTCGGGGAATTTCTTAATATTTAGCATAGGAGATTCTGTATATTCAAACACGTTGACAATACCACGAGACCTGCCTTTTTTTGACCAGCGAGCGGCTTGTTCGTAGTTGCTAGTGCAATAGAATCCCCATGAAAAATCTTTGGCGTACCTTGTTTTTCTGACCTCAGGGTTGCGGACTATTACATCGCTGCCATGATACAGAACCATTATTATCACTTCCTTGCATATATTATACTTGTTTTTATGTGTTAACACAATCATTTCGTATGATTTTGGTTCCTACGCTTTTTGCTGAAAGAACCCGAATCAAAGTTTCGTTCTAGGAGTATCAGCTGTTCGATTCACCCGGCAGCCACTGCTGAGGATAAGCGCGAAGCAGATTTTTCGGTACGCAGTCATTCAGAGCGGAATTCTCAGCAAGAGCCATATCAATGATGTAGTAATCATTGCCGTTGCGCATTACATCGACGCTCCACTGCCCTGTCAACTCAATGCGAGGAATAACCTTCTTCAGCTCAGCCAGAACAGTTTGAACGCTTTCGTGGTAACGCTGGTTCAGAATGTCTTCATGCATCTTGTAGACAACATAATCATGGCGTTCCTGTGGGCTGCTGACTTTTTTGAATTCGTTCTTCATAACATCGCTGCGCCAATAAGGACTTGCGCCAAGGATTTCCTTTGTATCAAAATCCACAAACACGCGATATTCAGTGTGCAGCGGCAAACCGTTGTAGATGGTGGGGTTATTTTCTTTGTCCTTGATGTATTCTCTGACGACCCACTCGTTCGTGGTGTTCGCGCCGTAGAAGCAGCGATTGTTCAGAGGGGATGCCATCGAGCATGTCAGATGATTCAAAAACAAGAAATACTCGCCCATCTCATTGATTTCCTTCGGGTTATGGATATGAGCGTTGCGGAATTCGTATTTGGAAGAATACGTGCCCGTTTTGATAAAATAGTCTTCGTATCCATCAAGATGGAAGACTTTCTGGCAATAACGGTTCACGATTTCCTTTGTAACGGGATTCAACGTCTCGAAACCAAGGCGGGTAAGCTGCAGCATGGTGATAGGTACGCGAAGAATTTTTGTGTCCGGAACCTTGAAAAATGCGCTGCCGTACAATCCCTCTACCAGAGGAGGAAACCAGAAGCCCATAGAGTTGGGGTTCATCTCAAGCATCTGATAAGTGAAGTCATCAAGGTCGAGGATGTCAAGACCTTGACGGAACATGTTGTAGTAGAACATTTTTGTGCTGTCGTTCTTTGCATTCTTGTAGCCTGCGTAGTTTTGAAGCAATTCCTTGTACGACGGCTCAGAAATGTCAATCTTCATCAACTTTCCGGTGAGCTGCGGACGGAGTTCTTCGGGGTAGCGTTTCAACTCCTCGTTTGTAACCTCTGTCATAAAGTCGCGGTTGGCAGAGTATGTCACATAATAGCCACCGCGTTCCGCGTTGTAGATGTACAGACGCGTTTCAAGCACCAGTTCTGTGACGATGCGGTCAATGAGCGAATTGAGTTCCGGTGGGAAGTAGACCTTTTTGTCGAGAATTGCTTTGACTGTAGCTGTATCCCACTGGAGCATATTTTCATGCAGCTCTCCGCTTTCAAGAACCTGTGTCTTATAGACCTCATCAAAGGTTTTGAGGGCATCAGGGTCAGTTTTGAGCATTGCTGCAAGCTCCTCATAAGAAAACGGCTTATCTTTCTTATCGGTTAAGATGGCGCTGATTTGTTCAAACATGTCTTTTGTTTCAGTCATTTGTGGTCTCCTTTTCTAAAAAAGCCACCGTTTCTGTAGGAAAACAGTGGCAATGTATAAGTGATATGGTTTAGCTTGCAATGTACAACTCGCTGTTGGAAATGTTTTCCAGCCAGTTTTTGTTCATTACATTACCAAAACGATATTTCTTCTGCGACTTGTAGGACCAATCGCAGCCGGAAACGACATCACCGATGGCGTTCAAGTACAGCTCGCCGCTGTAAAAGTCGATATCGCCGGTTTTGTTGAATTCGTATTCGAGCTTGTCTACATGAGGTTCACGCTTCTTATAGATATTCGAATCGAGATTCTTAGCACGCCCTTCGTTCAGTAAATAAGCCAGATGGAAGTCCGTTACCTTATCGTTACGGTTATATTTCAAGCCACTAAGGATACTTTCACTTTCATATGGGATTGCTTCGTGGAAGTTATCACTGCTGATGCAAAGACCGCACATATAGTCATCTTTTTCATCGCAGTAGGCCCACCACTCCAGACTCGCCATAGCAAGGTCAGCCATCTTATCGACAGCTTTTCCGTTAGCGACCATGTAAAAGCTTCCAACGGCGATACCGCGCTCTTTGACAGCTTTCAAGGTGTATCGAATTGCCGGTATATTCAGAGAGATTTCCCCACCGGTAAAGGTAAGAGAGCTGATATAAGCTCCCTTCTCAAAGTTGTCGAGAAAAGCATCGATGTACTTCTCCTGAATATCGATGCTTTCGGCATCTCCGCGCAGGCAGTGCGCACAGCACATATTGCATCGGCGCGTAACTTCTATGAATACGTTGTTTGCGCTATAAATACGCATTTTTTCATGCCCTTTCTGTTATTCTTCCTCGCAATCCTCGTAGTCGTCCATGAAGTTCTCGTTGCGGTCGACGACAACATTCACATCCGGCGGAACGATTTTAGTCAGACCATAGTTCAAGAAGAACGAGCCGGGAATGTCATCGACATCGCCCCAGTTCCAGCAACCACAGTTGATTTCCAGCTGTCGTTTGCCTTCATCCGTCTTGAGATAGTCCTTGACAGCACTGCGCAGGACCGTTTCGGGGTCACGGATTTGCTCCGGATTGTAGCTAAACTGAATCAGTGTGCATTCCGTTGCGGATAAGCCAATGACCTCATTGGCGACGATAGTGAATACTTCCACCGTAAGTTCCCTCCCCTCACGCGTTGACGATACCGCCGTGCTTGGCCAGAACCGCGTCTACGGTTTCTACGGGCACATACCCGTAGACCGTAGCCAGCGGTGCCTCGTCGTCTTCAGCAAACGGCAGAAACTCTTCGACCTCCTCAGACAAGTAGCTGAGTTCGACCTTAGAGTAATTGCCGTCCGACAGGTCTTCGTTCGGTATGCAGTAGTGCATGCCACTTGCCTGAATCGACAGGGTGAATCCGTCTGCACAAACTGCTTCCGGACGAAGTGCAGCAGTACCAAAGATGGTCTTGCTGAAGGTTTTGCGGAGAAATTCGTTGGTATTGAAAATAGCCATAGTAATATGCTCCCTTTCTGTGTGTGAGATGTTTCTTAGATGTACTTTTCCCAGAAGCGCTCGAACTCTTCGTCCGGCATCTGGGCTTCGGTTTCATCCATCACGCGGTCGTAAGTATCGCTGGAAATGTCGGTCCCGACAAAATCAGCAACAGCCTCATGTCCGCGCTTCTGGATGGCATCCTTCAGGATAGCCCAACGACATTCGTGAATGGCATCATCCAGCGTTTTGTTGCCATCAGGCTGCCAATACTCGCCTGTCTGCTGAATTCTATAAAGCTCATCCAGCGCATCATCAACATTGTTTTCGAGAAGAATATCGTCAATAAAATTGATAGGATAATCCTTGCCGTTGATTTTCACTTCTGCATAACTGAACGAGTCATCATTATCGGGGCTTGCGCAGCATTCGACAGCAAAAACTTCATGGGTTTTGCGGTTGGCTTTGCATGGCAGATTGAACATTGCACCGGAATCAAAGCAGGACTCAATGCAGGCATTGACCACATCGCTTACGGGAGACTCTGCAGCCTCCTGATATTCCGGCATGTGCCAGATGTCGATGCTTGCCTTGTTGGTATCCTCAATGTTGCGGACCTTCAAGACACGGACACCCTTCTTCTCCATGTGAATGACGGCACGGCACAGGTCCACACGGATTTCGTGTGAATCCATAATGGTGCCACGGTCATCCTTAGGTAGGAAGATTTCGATAACTTTGTTGATATCGGGGGTTTCGGCGACGAAATAGACTTTGTCATCGTGAATTTTGAACATTGCATTACGCTCCTTCTTGTTCATACAAAAAGGGCGGGCTCCCTAAAAACAGGAAGTCCGCCCTTTAAGCGAAATTGTGAATGTACGAAAGGCATAAAACCCTTTCGATATAGAATGTTATCTATCGTACAATTTTTATTGTAGTCGGTTCGCACAGCTTGTCGAGTAAATCAGGTGCAATTTTTATGGTTTGCAAATCCCACACGCCGAATACCCTTCCTGGATGAGCTCATCGCGGGGCCCCATATAGTCGATTCGATTCTTTTGACTCATCGATTCGACTGCAGAGCAATCGGGTTTGTGAAACTTCATAGTGCTCGTGTTCAGAACGTATGTCTCGTCTATGACAAGTGAAGCTTTGTCCTGTTCATCCTTGGAATCTGCAGCACTACCGGCTTCAATCCGATTTTCATCATGATATTCACCGGAAGTGAAACTTACCTCTTTGCCATCCGAGGTGCAGTAAATATCACCCAGCAGGTCTGTGCGATAAACCTCGACACCTTTGTTTTGCAACTTGTCGAGTGTTTCCTGATGTGGATGACCGTAACTGTTCCCTGTGCCACAAGAAATCACAGCATATGTTGGATTTACCGCATCCAGAAAAGCCTCTGAGGTAGATGTACTTGAGCCATGATGCCCTACTTTCAGAACTGTTGACTGAATGTCTTGTCCCGATGCAAGTATCACGTTTTCCGCTTCCTGTTCCGCATCTCCGGTAAAGAGGAACGAGGTGTCTCCATAGACAATACGCAAAACAATCGAAGTATTGTTCGTGTCATCGGGAACAGAATTAACACCAACTATCGTGAATTCTGCTTTCCCTAGAGTATAAGTGTCTCCCACATCCGGTATCGTGATGCCTCCGCCTTTCTGTTCCGCGTGGCTTGCAAAGTCCCGAAATGCTTTGCTGTCGTATTCTGTCACAGGGCATAGAGTCATGTCCGCAGTGACGGCCTCAAAGGCACCGGACAAGCCGCCGATGTGGTCTTCGTGCGCGTGAGTCCCAACGACATAATCCAGGTGCCCATCGGTTTCACGCTGCATAACAGAATATAAGAGGTTAGAATCATCGACATTACCGCCATCAATAAGCATTGAGTGGCCGTCGCAGGTGATAAGGGCGGAATCCGCCTGCCCTACGTCTATAAAGTGAATGGTAAAGCTGCCGTCCACCGAACCGCCAGCCGTCTGTTCACTGCTTGCAGTGCTTTCTGAGACGACCCCGGTGCTGGATGGACTTTCCGATATTATCGGATTCTGACCGCAGCCGGTGAAGCTGAGTGCAAGGAGCGTAGCGATGATTGCCGCCGTGCTCCGGAATAGATTGTTTTTGAGTTTCATACTTTTTCTCCTTTCAACAAAAAAAGCGGACCTACCCCGCTATGGGATAAGTCCGCTTAAAATACAGATTGTGAATCCTACTGATTTTTAGTATCTGTTCACATTTTATATTGTACGGCGTTCGTATATTTTGGCAAGCGCTATTTTTCCCCAAACTTGATGTCGATATATACAATCTCAAAGCACAGTGCAGCGCTCAAGGCAAATCCGAGAACGATATACGACGGGTGAGTTAAGGACCAGCCAGGATTCGCTAGATACCCATGCCAATATCTAATGTTAAGTACAAAAATAAACACCGGCAGAATTAGATACCAGATGCTTTCCAGCACAATTTTGATGTCTTTTCGCATTTCACTCGCCTCGAAATTCGAGCGGAATCATGGTCCGGCGCTTTTGGCTTTCTGAATACCAGATAACGCCAAATCCGACCAGGATAGCGAAAATGATGATTTTCAAAAGCTTCTTCATTTATTTCTCCTTTTATGCTGCGGATGCAAAGATGTCACCGCAAGGGCAGTTATAAAACATTTTATACCGACTTGTCACGGCCGATATATCCCAATTCTTAATATCTCTCTCCTTTTTTAGAAAATTTTTATCGCTGCGAATATCTTTATGGCATCGTGATATTCGCAGAATAATTGTTTATGCTTTGCTCATTTTTGTCAGTCGCTTAGCAACTGACATGATGAGCCATTTCTGGGTTTTCTCCGAGAGTTGGCGGGGCTTGCATTCGATTTTCTTGCGAATCCCGCAGGTATTTTCGCCGTTGTAATATAGCAGAACTCCTATACCATCAGGAATCTCATCTTTGACTTTCTTGTATAGTGCTAACGGCATCGCATAGTAGTTACAGTGCCCCACAAAGTTGTGGCCATGGTCAGAGTGAAAGTCACTCACGGAAAGCTTAATTTCCACGCAGGTGACGACGGTGTCGATGGTGTATGTATGTTTCGTTTTGTACAGCCTGCAGAACCGTTCCGTACAAGGTTCGTTTCGAAAATTCCAGTCAGAGATATCTTTGGGGCATGATACCTCCTGCGTCCACTGCCGGACGGACGGCATAACTAAGTCTCTGTCCTCATCCCTGTACATTGAGAGTTTGCAGGTCCCACATTTTGTTTCTGATGTGAAGCACTCTTGAACCCGAACGAAGTCAACAAGGCCGGATTTTATCGAGCCACACTCGACAGGTACTTCCAGAGCGTCGAAGCCTTGACGGAACGAATCAACCCGGTATCCACCATAGTTGGCAGGATGCCAAACCTTTAGCGCTGATTCGATTTTTTGAGTCAGAAGAGTTTTTGCCATGGCTGCTCCAATCCTCATCGAATGATTTCGTGCGCAATAACGTCGGATTCCGTACAAAAGATATCGCTGTAATCGGCCTCATCATTGCCCGCACAGACCTCATGCTGATATGGTGCCGTGCCCTTGCGTTCAATTTCAATGCGCCAGATACCGTTCGTATAGCGCACTACCAAAATCGTGTCATCATCCAAGAACAGCCGGACTCCCTTGACATCGAAGCAACCAATTTCATCGACTCCATAGTTGGAATTTTCCAGGTAGACAAGGTCGTCACTGGACCCATAAATTTTGACCACGTTGCACCTCACACCGTTTTCTGTTCGCTGGTGACAATGCGCGGGATGAATAGAAATTCAGTTTTTCTTGTTTCAGCGTTGGTTCTCCGAATGACCGTGCCATCCCGAACGATTTTCACGCCATCCTTATTGATGACAGGCTTTTCTTTGCCGACGAAGTTCATCAGTTCCAGCTCTTCAACAGTGTAGTTATCCCGGTGCAGCCATTCCGTGAGCTCACCGTCATCGTCGAAAACCGGGACAGCCTCGCTCCCCAGCGTGCTCCTTGCTTCAAACTTATTCATAGTTTTTGTCTCCTTGCAACATTTTTTATGCGATTTATCGGAATTTTTGTGGCTATATCTTAGTTTTGCAACATCCATACAGCTGCAAAGACTCAAGTTGATGGCATTACCCAGCTTTCTTGGTTTTCTTGGTTTCGGGCTTTACGATACCGCCGTTGGCATCGTAGACATTGTATGGGAAGTCACCGTTATTGACGCGCTTAGCAACGCGCTGCCCGGTGGCAGTCTTATAATACTGGTTCAGTCGGTTTGCAGTACGGAAAAAGGCAAACCTTGCATACTGTGTGCCGCGCTTGACACGGTTTTCGCGCAGCAGTTCGTCCCGCAGCGTGATAGCATAATGTTCGGCTTCATTGTTGGTGAACCCCGAATAGAACACGTCCATGAACTTCTCGATATAAATAGCGGGAACATCGTTCATGGCAGCCACAATGATGGCCGCTGTTGTACCTGCGGAATTGAGTCCCGGCAGCGTAGCCTTCTTGATGCACTTGGTGGCGGATTCGATTTGCGTGCGGTATTTCATCAGCCATTCGCTCAAAGCTTCCTCGTGACTGAGGTTCGAGCCTGCGAACACGCGGCCGATGAGGTTTGCTGCGGAGAGAATCGTATTGTTCGTCCAGCTCATATCGTACTCGGACATCTGCACACGGTTCGCCATGGAGCGGATGTTTCCGGAATCGATGTGCTGAGACTTGGCGGCATTAAAGGTCACGTTCATACGCACGGTCACACCGGACTCGACGATAGCGAGCAGCCGATGCTGTCCGTCAACCAGCGTGCCATCGGAGGCGATGGCAATACCCTGATGCGTAGTATCCCAATGTCCTTCTCTCATGTCCTTCGCCATCTTTTTGACTTTGGCGACGTTCACGTTCCGATTGTTATCGTTCCTCTCAAGCCATTTTGCTGCCTGTTCGGGCGAGATTTCGTAGCCATCCCGCGTTCTCTGATTGAAATTATAGCGTCCCATTTGTGATTCCTTTCTGCCCAAGTAGGCGTGTGTTTGATATTTGCTATTGATATTCAGAAAAATTCCCTGATTTGTGATTATATTCGTGTTGGTCGAGTTGGCGTGGCTGCATCGAAACGATGCGCAACGTTCTGAGCCCGTGCATAACACCTCCTCTCACCAGCGGCGATAAGGCATCCCTGCCGCTGAGATTATGAGTCCTAGCTCTGTCGTCTGAATCAGCCGAAACTAAGCTGCTCCGAGTCAGTTGAAAAGAAAGCTGCCTTTTTCTTTGCCTGCTCTTTTGCACTCTTACTCATCGGTTTCTTCGTGCCGTCCAGATGATGCTTGCTCTTGTACGAATACCCTTTCCAGGCAGCCTGATAGGAAAGGTAGCCATATCCGTTAGCGTTGTCCAGGACCTTATCGGTAGCCGTCTCGACCACAACATAACGGGGCTGGTTGGGCTTTGAGAGCTCATCGCTTTTCACGACACGGTAGCTCTTTTTCTCATCTACACCGTACTTGGAGAACGGCAATGCGGATTCCTTTTGGGGTTTGGCTTTTGCCTTGGTATTTTCGGTATTTCCTTCGACGGAATCCACCAGTTCAGAGTCAAAGAACGCCTCATCAAGCGGTACATTGGAGCTGTTCTGCTTCTTTGCTTCTTCGATTTTCTGATACATGGCATCTTCGACACGGCGCATCTTCCAGACCTTGATGAGGACCTTTTCCGGGAACGTGATGGTCAGTCCCTTTTCCGCCAGCATCTTTCGGACAGCAGGCGTAGCGAAAGACTTGTATTTTGCATACGGTCCTTCTTTGTGCTGCTCGATTTCATGGCTTACCTGCGTCATGTATTCCTCAAACGCCTTGTTCTGGTCGAGCCAGAACTCGACTTCGGAATAAGGAGAATCATGGTCCACGGTTTTTTGAAGTTCGCAACTCTTCGCATAAGCAAGACAAGCGTCTTTCACATCGGCAAAACCAAGCCCAAAATTATCGTTCAGAGTGTTTCGGCGTGCTCCATCCATCACGAAATAACGGCTTCCTTGCTTGATGATGGCGATACCATCTCCGGAAGTGATAGTGGTGGACTCTTCCGCATATCCGTCGTCAGTCCAGCGGTCGATAATCGATGCCGTATCCTGTACAAAGCCTTTTCGGCAGGTGTAATAATCCGCGCCGTTGTAAGCTCGTTTCGTGATGCACTTGAGGATTGCGTCAATCAGAGCGTCCTTATCCTTGATTTTTACGCTGTACATCAGGTTACTTTTCACGTTCCAGACAACGCCATATGGAAGTCCCAGCGCAATCATAGAACACGCACACTGCAGAAAATGCTTGTGTGCCAGACTGCTGATGAACTTGATGCAGTAGACGGTGTTGTTCTTTACGACATCCGCAAGGCCCGAGGCATAAATCACTTTATGGTCATTAGTATGGATGTCGATATCTCCGCGTGCCTGAACATACTCATCGGGAGTGAACACGGTGCCAAGCCGCATACTGAGCGACATTTTGGCTTTTGCGCTCACAAAAGGAGGCTTGACCTGTTTTACATACCGGCACTGATTCGTTTCGAGTGCTGTGAGCAGTAGAACCTTATCCTCGACCGTTGCGCCTTTCTTGATTTTCAAATACTGCATGTCCTTGTGTAGGTCCATGTAATAAGCGAGTGCGTCATCGATATCATAGGAATTAAAGAAGCCTGCCTGCATGTAGATACTGATACAGGGGGATAAATCAATCATTGCGTCTGCCGTCTGGATATCAATGGTCGTATTGTCGTTGTGCTCAATCGGTGTAACTTCCAGCAGCTTATAGCAAGCATCCACATCTTCGATGAATTTGTGGTCGAACATCTCGGAGAACGAAAACGGATGCCGGAACACGCAATTCATTCCAGTCGGAGTCATCAGGGATTTATCGCTCAACGGATGGTCATAGTTCACGAAGATAATCCGCTGCTTTCCTCGGCTTGCTGCGACACAAAACAGATTCCGAAGAATCTCATATCGTGACATCGGCTTGCTTGTGCGGGACGACCAGTATTCTTCAGTGAAATCGAACACGACACAGATAGGTCGCTCCATACCTTTGCTGCCATCAAATGTTGTGAAGATACCAACATCTGAGGAGGGTGCTACCGCCTTATCCCCGTCATTGTCCGCGATACTTGCATAGACATGATGCTTGTCATAGAGGTTCCCCGGTCGATTCTCCAAGTCGTTGAGCACCTTCGTCATGGCTCCAATTCGAGCGCCCAGACACAAAACATCTTTCGGGTTTTGTTTATTCAGAAACTCCGTCACCTCATCGACTGACATCTGTTCCACGATACAGGAGCTATTTACGCCGTTGATGGTCTTACCCCAGATATTGCCAAGCCGTTCTGCCAAGTCATGGGAAATACGGAAACATTTCGTGAAAACCACCTGTTCATGGCGGCCGAGAAAATCCTGCATGAACTCCCAGACATCCAGCGCTGTATCATCGTAGATTTTCTGCTTCATATCGCCCACTGCGACGATTTGAAGGCCCGGATTCTTAGAGCGGATATATTTGAGCAGTTCTGCAATCTCGTCATTGATATCCTGATACTCGTCAATGATAAGAGTATCAATTGGCGGAATCGGAATTTTCTTTTCCAATACCATGGCAAGCTGTTCGCCTTGTCCGCAATTCCGGATTCCCTTTTTGTTCAGCAGCAGACTTGCAAATCCATGATAGTTCTGGACCAAGACATTATGATTTTTGATTTTGTCTTTGGCGTCAAGTTTGAGTAATCGGTTATAGGTCAAGTACAGGATACGCCGTTCTGGAGGGTACGCATCACAGAGCACGTTGATGGTCGATGTCTTTCCGCTGCCAATGCAGGCATCACATAATACGTTTTTGCCCGACAATGCCAAATGTACGAATTCCTGTTGTTCGCTTGACAAGTTGTTCAGTGTCATAGCCAAATTCGGACTTCCAACTTTTCACGGGTTGCCCCGTTACTCAGTATGGATTTCTGCTTCATAGAGCGAGCTTACCGCAAGCCGCAGCTCTTGATAGAGGCTCGCTCTCCACAGACTTTAAGATTCGGTCGTCCTGACCGTACTGTTCGCCTGTGG